AAAAAGAAATAACTGTTTTACAAGACACCGTTAACCGTCTTAATAAAGAAATATCTGTTTTAGAGTGTGTAAAGTTTGTTGTATCTGAAGAGGGTGTTAAATCGTATATCGTTAAAAAAGTATTAAAGGTTCTTAATGCGAGATTAGTACATTATTTGCAAGCTTTACATACAAACTGTATTTGTCAATTTAATGAATACTTTGAAGAAAAAATAACTGACGAAAATAATACTGAAAAATCATACTTTAACTTTTCTGGAGGCGAAAGAAAACGGATTGATTTGGCGTGTTTATTTGCATTTTTGGATATACGCCGCATGCAAGGCGATATACATTTTAATACCGTATTTTATGACGAGCTATTAGATTCATCTTTAGATGATAAGGGAGTAGAGTTAGTTTTAGAAATACTACAGGAACGTTTTGATAAGTATCACGAAAACTGTTATATAATAACACATAGAGGTTCTGCTATTACAACTAGAGTTAATAACTTCTTATTCCTTGTAAAGAAAAACGGATTCACATTCTTAGAAAACAACGGTTGATATAATCAAAAAAATAACTTATATATTAAAATAAAAGTATGAATTTTGCACCAATCCATTCGGCCATTTACAATATACCCGGAGCTCCTGCTGGCTTACCGCCAGGTATACCCGGGGCGCAGAATTTTGCAATACAGCCACCTAATATGCCTACTTTGCCACCACCTGAGATACCAGGTGCGAATTTACCTAGAGCTATAAATTATTTAGCTGATTACGGAGGCTGTAGCTGGTACAGGTGTATGTCCCCTAATTTAATGTTAAACCTGTACCAAAAGGCTGTTTTAACTGAATTAACAACCATGGTTCTTGATCCTCGCTTTTATATGGGGGTAAAAGCTATTAAAATACAGCGTCAGGCTACCCCGATGCAAAAAGAATTTGTTAAGCAACTTAAAAAATTATCTGAAGAAATGAAATTCAAACTCATCTATGAAGTTGATGATATCGTCTTTAGAGAAGACATACCTGATTTTAATCGTAATAAAGATGCTTTCGTACAAAACGAAATTAGAGATAGTATTTTAGAGATTATTAGCATGATGGATGAAATGACAGTAACTTGTGATTTCATGCGGGATTATTATATCGAAAAAACCGGTAACAAAAATATTACTACCATACCTAACTATCTATTAAAATGGTGGTTTGACAGATACTACAACCTAGGAGACTTGGTTAAAAAGTTTGAAAAGAATAAAAAGAAACCAGTTGTAACAATTTTTGCGTCCGGTACTCACGTCGATGTAACAAACAGAGTTAATCAAAACGATGACTTTGCGGGAGTAGTACAGCACATAATAAAGGCACGCAAAGATTTTAAGTGGCAGTTTTATGGCTGCTACCCGTTACCGCTTAAACCTTTTATTGATTCAGGTGAAATAACATTCCATCCATGGGTTGAACTTCCGGATTACCCTCTTGCTATGGCTGAATCAGGAACACAATTGACGTTTGCAGCATTACAAGATAATAACTTCAACAAAGCAAAGAGTAATATTAAATTACTTGAAGCTGCAGCTCTCGGTATACCGTGTGTATGTCCCGATATGGTCACATATAAAGACGCTATATTAAAATACTCTAACGGTTCAGAATTTATTGACTGTATAAAGACGGCAACAAAAAATCAACATACGTATGCTGACCTTTGTAAGAGGTCCCGAGAATACGCAGAAGATTTCTGGCTAGAGGATGAAAAAAACATTATGAAACACCATGAAGCTTATTTCACGCCTTATGGTTCTTCGGAACGAAAATATATTAAACAAGTTAATTGATATATTTTCGTTTTAAGCTATACTTAATTTGTGTTTAGGAACGCAACTTATAGGCCACGAGAAGGAACTGTATATCTAAGAACGTGGACTTCTGACGGCGATAGAATTGATACTGAGGTTCCGTTTACACCGTTTCTTTATACAGAGAGTGAAAAATCAAAAGACGCTGTCTCGATCTTTAAAACACCACTAAAAAGACATTTTTTTAAAAATAGTTTTGAACGAAACAAGTACGTAAACGAAACAAGTACTAAAAGGTTATTTGGCAATCTGCCTGTCGATCAGCAATTCTTGGTTGAAACGTTTAAAGACGACGTTCATAAAGAAGAGTTTAGTAAGTTTCCACTAAAAGTTTATTTTATCGATATTGAAACGTACTCTCCTAATGAGTTCCCTGTACCTCATAAAGCTAAGGACCCTGTAGTACTTATTACGGTATATGATACCCTGACAAACCAGATAACCACCTGGGGGTTAAAGCACGACTATAAACCTAAACTCGATAATGTTACATACATATTATGTAAAACAGAACAAGAACTTTTTGATAACTTTGTTAAGTTCTGGAAAAAAGATCCTCCAGATATTTTAACAGGGTGGAATACTGAGCAGTTCGATATTCCTTATATTATTAACCGTGCTAGAAACCTGCTCGGAGAAGATTTTATAAAACAATTATCACCAATCGGTGAAATGCAGTATAGAGAAAATTTTGCTAAGTTTGGTAAAGATGTAGGTCGTTGGTATATTTCAGGTGTTAGTTGTTTAGACTACATGGAGATTTACAAAACCTATTCAAAAGGTGACCGAGAATCATTTTCGTTAAATTATATTGCTGAATACGAATTAGGGGAAGGTAAGCTTGCTATTAATGCTACAAACTTATCCTCTTTAGCTGACACTGACTGGGAAAATTTTGTTGACTATAACATCCAGGACGTTGATCTGCTTCGTAAATTAGAAGAAAAACTTAACTACCTTAAAATTATTCGTCTATTGTCTTATAAAGGTTGTACAAATTTCGAAAGAGCTCTCGGTAAGGTATCTATTGTTACTGGAGCTATGACTTTACAGGCTGACAAACAAGGCTACGTCATACCAACGTTTAAAAACGATACTATTAGAGAGTCTCTTGAAGGTGGTTATGTAAGGGAGCCTGAACGAGGTCTTAAAGAAGCTATTGTAAGTTTTGACGTTAACTCTCTGTACCCTAACACAATCATAACTCTTAATATTTCACCAGAAACTAAACTAGGTAAAATAGTTACAGGTAATGTTGACGGAGATGAAGATCTCGATATACGTCTTGTTAATGGTAATATTTTTACAATAAACACCAAGAAACTTAAAAAATTTCTAACCGAAGAAAATGTCTCTTTGTCTAAAGCAGGTGTTTTATACTCTCAAAAATACAAAGGTGTTTGTCCTAACCTGATTAATAGCATTTATGATGAGCGAGTCTATGCTCGTCAAAAAATGATCGAGCTTAAAAAAACAAAACAAAAAGATCCAAAAACAATTTCCCAAATACAATACTTTGATACTCTACAGTACACGTTAAAGATTCTCCTTAACTCTATTTACGGAACGTTTGCAAACAAACATTCGGCGTTTATGGATATTGATAACGCGTCTTCAATCACGTTAACCGGTCAAGCTGTTGCTAAAGCAGGAGGGGCTATTATTGACGCATGGGCTAAAGAAAAATTTAATGTCGATGAATCTCTTATTTTATCTGGGGACACCGACTCCCTATACACAACTATACAACCTATCCTTAATAAACTTAAACTACCGCTTGTAAAAGATGACGCCATTACTTCCGAGTCTCATAAAATAGTTGATGCTCTTGGCAGACATTTAAATACAGAAATTCTTTCTTGGGCTCGTAAAGAGTTAAACTCTGCTGATCCGCGATTTGAATTTAAGCGAGAAGCCATAGCTGATGTCGGTTCTTTTTTACAGAAGAAACGATACATACTTCACATTCTAGACGAAGAAGGTGTACCTACGAGTAAATTTAAATATGTTGGTGTTGAGTTAGCACGTTCAACAACACCTAAACAAGTTAAAGAGTTAATTAAAAAAACTATTAATACAGCGTTCTTAACTAAAGATGTAAAGAAGACAAACGAGGTATACAGAGAAGCTTATGAACTGTTTAAAACACTTAAAGTAGAAGATGCAGCGTTTCGAAAAGCTGTTAAAGAATACGACAAATGGTCTGGTGGCGCCTCTTTAGCAAAATTCAATTTAGCAACACCATGCCATGTTAAAGCAGCAATTGCATATAACCTCTTATTAGAAAAATATAACCTTGAAACAAAGTATGAACGTATCAATTCAGGTCAAAAGATCAAATACTTTTATGCCGCAAAAAACCCATACGGCCTTGACGCTATTGGTTTTGTAAATCAATACCCGAAAGAGTTTAGTTTAGATGTTAAAATTGATTACGATAAAATGTTTAATAAAATTGTAGCTCCTCCTATTGAACAAGTTTATGACGCTATTGGCTGGAGATTACCTATTATTGGTAAAGAAGTACAAACAGATTTATTTGATTTACTTTGTAATTAGTATATAATTTCTTCTATGAAAATCTCACACGAAACACCCGTATCGTTGCTTCCATACTCTTGGGGTTATAATGACTATGATTATTGCTTGGTGCATTTATTGCCTGAGAATCAGGCGTACAAAGAATTTTATTTCAGATCCGTAGATTACGGTCGCAGAGTTCTATTAGATAACTCTATTTTTGAGCTAGGAACCTCTTTTGATCCGGATCAGTTTGCGTATTGGGTCAAAGAACTTAAACCCTTCGAGTATGTTATCCCTGATGTTTTAGAGGATACAGCCGGTACTTGTATGTCAATGGATAACTTCCTAACAAAGTATTCTGATCTACCTGGACGTAAAATTGGTGTTGTACAGGGTAAGACCTATCAGGATATTGTTGACTGTTATCGTTTTGTAGCACCAAAGGTTGATAAAATTGCTATTTCGTTTGATTATTCTTATTACCTAGATAACTGTGACTGGTCACAAATTAATGTACCGGGATTTGTCAAGTCCCATGAAGATAATAAATGGTTTAAATATGCTATTGGCCGGGTAAAGCTTCTTGACGATCTTTACGATAATGACGTTTTAGATGTTGACAAACCACATCATCTACTCGGAGCATCTTTGCCTTGGGAATTTTCTCTATATTCTGATAATTACTTGAGTGAGTATATTGAAACTATTGATACTTCAAATCCAATTGTTGCGGGCATTCTTGGTAAAAGATATGAACCGGGTCCCGGTCTTTCAGAAAAATGGTCAGTAAAACTTGTTGATTTTATTGATGCTAATCTAACAAGTCAGCAAGTATACGACTCTTTTTGGAATATTACGCAGTTTAGAAATCTCTGTAAATGAAAAGACCTTGGGTAACACTGTTTAGTCAAACAGGTTCTGAAATCTTTAATTTAATAAAAACTCTTAACCGGGTACCTGATTTTATTATTACAAATAAAACTAAAGATAAATTTTTAGAAATTAAACCCGAATTATTTGATGAATTTCATGACAAGTTTATTTGGCTACCAAAAAAACCAACAGTAGAAGAATATAAAAATGTTATACCTAGTAGATCTCTTGTAACACTACACGGTTGGTTACGTATCATACCACCTGAAATATGTGACTTGTACGAAATATATAATTTGCATCCAGCCCCTTTAGTTACGTACCCTCACCTAAAGGGTAAAGACCCGCAAGTTCGTACTTTTGAAGAAAAATTGAAATACTCAGGTAACACTATACACAAATGTATTGCTGAATTAGATGCTGGGCCAATACTAGCACAAAATATTGTTGATATAAAAAACAATACTCTTGATGAAATTTTTACTAAAACTCATAAAGCTGCTTCTGAATTATGGGTTGATTTTTTAAGATATAGACTATAATAAAGATATGAGAGTTTCATTTACAGGTGCTCAGAGTACAGGTAAAACTACCTTACTAAATAAGTGCAAAGAGACTTATAAAGATTATAAGTTTGTTGATGAGGTTACGAGGTATGTTCGCCGGACGTATGATGTAAAGATTAATGAGATTGGCGGTACAGAAACTCAACTATACATTTTAGCTGAACATATTAAGAATCATCTTAAACCGGAAGAAAATTTAATGCTTGATCGTTGTATTTTAGATGGTTATGTTTATACAAAATATCAAGTAAATCAAGGCAAGGTAAAAGAAGATGTTTTACATGCTTTTAATAGTGTATTTAGTTTACTGTTTGATAAGTTAGACTACGTTTTTTATACAGATCCATCTGATGTAAAATTAGTCGATGACGGAGAACGTTCTGTGGATTTTAAATTTAGAGATGATATAATTGTTCTGTTCGAAGATTTAATTACGTATAAAATTTCTCCGAAGAATAAAGAAAAAGTCATTCGGCTTAAAGGTTCTGTTGAGCAAAGAATGAAAACAATAGAAAAATATTTAAAACAATGAGTACAACAAACTTAAACGATATCGCTTCAAAATCGTTAGGGTCTTCAGCCTCTTATGCTGTTTACACTGACCGTTTTGATCCCTCTCTTCTTAACCCGATGCCCCGTAAACTCGCTCGAGATGGATGGGGTATTAAAGGGGATGAATTTGTTGGGTATGATACTTGGCACTGCCATGAAGCTACTTTTCTTCTTAATAGCGGTGTACCTATAGCTGGTACTTTAAAGTACACCTATTCATCCGATTCTAAGTATATGGTTGAATCGAAGTCTGCTAAACTTTACCTTAATACTTTTGACATGTGTAAGATGGGCCAGTCGCTTGATTCTGCTATTCAAAATTACGAATTACAAGTTAAGACAGATCTCGAAAAAGCTTTAGAAACTTCCGTTGATGTTAAGTTTTTTAGGTCAGGAGATGAGATTAATGAAATCTTCCCTATGACAGGTTATATTGATTTACAATCTTTCTTAGATAAAGATCTTGAGAGTATTGAAATTACTGATTATAATGCAGAAAAAAATCATCTTGAATTTGAAAGTGTTAATTATTCGGGCTTTGGTTATAGTATAAAAGAAAACAAAGCCCTTTATGCAAATAAATTCTTTACTAATGCATTACGCTCTCGTTGCCGCCATACAAAGCAAAAAGATACAGGAGCCGCTTATATCTCAATTAACACCCTTGGTTGTGTTCTTAAACCTGAATCACTTTTTAAACAGGTAGTCTCTCTTAGAGAGGTTAACGAGTTTCACGAGTTTTGTGCTGAAAAGCTTTATACAGAAATTATGAAATGTCCTGAAGTAGATTCTTGTGCTGTAACTCTACTATACTCACGTCGTGGTTCATTAGACATTAATCCGTGTAGAGCTACATCTTTTGACATGCTACCCCCTGTTTTAGTAAACCCGAAATATTACACTAAAAAAGCTATGGGTCAGTAGTTGCATTTTATAAAAAAACTTTATAATATATAAGACATATGAGTAACAACAAAAAAATCGTAGCGTTCTTCGACTCAGTTAGCCGTACAATTATCGGTCAAGAAGTCGAATCAAACGACAAAACCTTAACCGTAAAAGATCCAGCTGTACTTCACTTACAGCCAAACCCTCAAACAGGTCAGTTATCTCTTCAGATTCTACCTCTCTTTTTCAAAGAGTTTTTAGCAGATAAAGCAGATGATGTAATCGTTTCCTTTACAAAGGACAGCATCGCTCTTGTTAAAGACCCGGTTCTGGATTTTAAAATTATTGCTCAATATGAGCAAATTATGAGTTTAGCTTCCCAGCCTCAGCCTGAACAACCTGTTCCGGGCCAAGCACCTGCAGATCAAGACGTGGTTAAACTCTTCGATGACGAAGAATAAAAAAGTATTTTTAGATTGCGGATCGCAAATCGGTTCAGGATTTGAACTGTACTTCAAGCATTGGGGGCTTCAGTTGGATGATACTGAAGTCCACATGTTTGAACCCAATAAAAATAGTTTTGATATTTTAAAGGAAAAATACACCCACCCAAATATAAAAATTCATAACGTTGCTGTTTGGGATAAAAATGAATCAAGAACATTAAATGTTGAATTCTGTAAGTATGAAAAAAAGTGGGTAGGTGGTGCTAGTAACATCTTACATGAAAATTTTTTAATACCCACGTATATAGAAAAAGATCATATGGCTGAATGGCCACCAAAAGTTGAAATGGAAACAAAATGTATTGATTTTTCTACTTTTGTTAAAAACAATTTTAGCCAAGAAGATGATATACATGTAAAGATGGATATTGAAGGAGCAGAGTGCGAAGTTTTAGATAAAATGCTATTAGACAATACGTTTAATTACATGAAGCATTTAGCGATAGAATGGCACTTTCATATGAGAAAAAATAATCCTTGGAATTTGAATTATTTTGAAAATTTCATTAGAGAAAATTCTATAGATTATATTGTTCATTTTTAATAAAAGTTGATTTTCTTAAAAAAGAAACGATCATATTGGTATGGGTAAAAAAGCATCTAATTCACTTGATTCACTAAAAGATATTTTTAAGTCTGTAGACGATTTAAATCCAGACGCCGCAATACTAGAAAGCAGTACATTGTCTACTGCTGATGACTGGATTGATACAGGTTCTTACGCATTAAATGCTATTCTTTCTGGTTCCCTACATAAAGGTGTACCGTCAGGTCGTATTACTGGTTTTTCTGGACCGTCAATGGCTGGTAAAACACTTATAATGAACAAAATTATGGCTAATGCTCAAAAGAAAGGGTATATAGCTGTAATTTGGGATTCAGAGGTTGCAGTTGATAAAAAAGGAGCTGAAAACATTGGTATGGATCCAGCTAAGACGAAGTACTATCCTGTTGAAACCATCGAGGATTGCCGTAATCAAATTGTAACGTTTTTAGATAACGTTATTAAAGCTGACAACCCTGAACTAAAATTTATTATCTCTATCGATTCGCTAGGTAACTTAGCGTCAGGCAAAGAGATTAGAGATGCTGTTGCAGGTAAGGATGCATCTGACGTCGGTCAAAGAGCTAAGGCTATTAAATCTATGATGCGTACACTTACGTATAAAGCTGCAAAAGCTAGAGTACCTATTCTATTTAGTAATCACGTTTATGATTCTATGGAAATGTTTCCTACTCTTGTTAAGACTCAATCAGGAGGTAAAGGACCTGTTTATCTTTCATCGATTTTAGTACAACTTAGTACCAAGAACGAAAAAGCTTCTGAGAATCCTGAAGAAGAAGGTATTGCTATTGCGCATAATATTACAGGGGTAACTCTTGGCGCACTAACGGTAAAAAATCGTTTTATACCTAGCTTCTTAAAAACTGAGCTTTATTTAAACTTTAAATCAGGCTTAGACAAACATACCGGTTTGTTTGATATTGCTCTTGCGTTTGACGTTATTAAACAAGAAGGTAGAACTTATAGCTTCCAAGGTAAAAGTATTGGGTATCGGAAAAATATTGAAAAAGATGCCGCTCTCTGGGAACAGATTATGCCTGAGCTAGAAAACGTTTTACAAGAAAAACTTTCTTACGGTGGTAGCAATACTGTTGAACTTGAAGAAGAAGTCGATAAAATCGACGATTGATGTCTACAAACACCTCTAAGCTGGATTTAGATTACTACGAGTATGTAATCTTGTTTAATTCACTCTTAAGCCAGGAGTATCTATCCTCAATTATTGAACACATAGATATTAATTTCTTTACTAATAAAGAGGTTAAAACGGTGTTAGGGACCATTGTTTCATTTTTTAATGAGAGAGGTAGCTGTCCAACCTTAACAGAAGTTAAGACACGGTTAACAACTGAAGAAGAAAAAAACGCTTTTAACAGTGTTGCAAATGCATTTAAACAATTCGATACTAATTTTAACAAAGAAGAGTTAATAGCTAACACAGAGCTCTTCTTAAAAGAAAGAAGTTTATATAAAATTATTGTTGATACAGCTGAAAAATACTCTCAGGGTAAGGCTGATATTGCAGAGACACTTACAAAGTTTGAAAAAGCTTATAGCATTAACTTAGTTGAAGACATGGGTCATTGGTACTTTGATAATGTTGAAGAACACATTAGAGAGTTACTAACTGTATATAACCCGATACCTACTAACTGGAAATTTTTAGACGAAAAGTTAGAGGGAGGCCTTTACCCGAAAACATTAACCTGCTTTGTTGGTCAGGTTAATATCGGTAAAAGTATTGTATTGGGTAATATAGCTGCAAATATGGTAATGGGTAACCGCAACACTTTGTTAATCTCTTTAGAGATGTCAGAGTTTATGTACGCTAAGCGTATTAGTACCCAACTTACACAAATACCTCATAACCAATTAAAGCTTTATACAGAAGAGCTCAAACAGCAGGTCGGTCATATAAGGAAACAAATTGAAAGTAAGCTAGTTATAAAAGAATACCCACCAAAAACTGTTTCAGTAAGAAACATCGATAGTTATATAACCAAGCTAACCCGTAAGGGTTTTAAGCCTGAGATTGTTGTTATTGACTATATAAATCTTTTAAAGCCTTCGACAAAAAATTTAAACTCGTATGAATCAGTAAAAGAAGTTGCTGAGCAGTTACGAGCACTTTCATTTAAGTTTAATATACCGTTTGTCACAGCCAGTCAGGTTAATAGACCAGCGTTCAATTCAGCGAATCCTGGTATGGAAAGTATTTCTGAAAGTATTGGCTTAGCCGCAACATGTGACGTTATTTGTTCGTTGTGGCAAGAAGAAGAAGATAAAGAACTAGGTATTATACATTTAGGTATGCAGAAAAATCGTTTTGGTGTTAACTACGGTAGTTGTGCATTTAAAGTAAAATACGAGACACTAACTCTTACCGAAACTAACCCTGATTACTTTTCGTCTGAAAATTCTGAAAAAACTATTAACGAGGCTGAAACAACTTTAGAAAAATTAGGCACTAAAAATAATACTTGATTATAGCTCAGTATATAAGTAATTAACTTATATGCTTAATGATAAAGTAGTACTAAATGCTCTAGAGCAAAGTGATCCTATAAGACAGCTCTACAACAAAGAAGTAGCTTTAAACATTTTAAACTTTGGTTCGTTTTTAAGTATTATTAATAATAAAAAAATAAACCCTGTTTTTCTTTTTACATCAGTTTTAGAAAGTCTATCTCTAAGACAGCTGTTTGTTGAAATAACAGGTACCAGTAGTGAAAAAGAATCTTTATTAAATTTATTGCATTTTTATCCTTCCCTTATAAAATCAAAGAATACAAAAAGACTATTTAAGAAATCACTTAAAAATGACCGAACTTGAAAAACGCATATATAACACTCACCTAGCAGTTTCTCGTTCCCTCCGCAATAAACCTTTTAAGCTTAAAAATGATTTTAGTAACCTAGAGCCAAGTAAGGCTCTATCTTTAAAACGTCTATACAATTTTTTTACACGTAATAAGGACGTTGATATGCAGATATATTTTTCTGCGCCTTATAAACTATATACTGATGTTCAATATTTTGATTTAACGTATTTTGCTTCTCTTCGCGCTGTAAAAACATATACAATCTATAAAAAACAGTTAATAGAAACGCAACCTGACACACAACTCAATAACGTAAAAGAGTCATTAAGTGTTGTTACAAAGTTTTGTTTGGATAATAAAATAAACTTCGAAGACTACTCAACTTTTAGAGCAAGTAATTTAGAACCGGAATGGACGTACCATTTTAAACACGGAAAAATAAATGCTTATACAATGATGGAGTTTCCTAACATTTACTCTATAATACAAGATATACCGAGCGAAGAAAAAGAACTCTTACTAGGTAATTTTGGAACAAATTTTTTAGAATACAGAACTCGTTATATGAGTAGCAAAATACTAAGACCATTCCTTAAGGAAGCGTTTATAAAGGTTAAACTATTTGTAGATCGAGAGTTGAACTCTAAAAAATACAAAGTATAATATAACAACAATATGAATAAAAATATCTTTAACGAAATTAAAGCATCTCTATCCACTAAATCAGAAAGTCCGTTTAAGGACGTAATGAAATTTGAAACAGGTAAGACTTACATTGTTCGTCTTGTACCTAATGTTGACGCACCAGCTCGTACCTTGTACCATTACTATCACCATAGTTGGAACAGTTTTTGCACAGGTCAGTTTGTTACGTGCTTGTGTCCGACTACTTACGGAGAATCTTGCCCGATTGACTCTCATGTTATTAAAAACTTTAGAACTGGCAGCGCTGAAGAAAAAGAAAAGGTAAAGCCTATTGCTCGTAAAGAAAGCTGGTTAGTAAACGCTTATGTTATTTCCGATCCTACTAATCCTGAAAATGAAGGTAAGGTTAAAATTATTCGCTATGGCCGGGAATTAGCTAAAATTATCAATAGTGCAATTGACGGAGATGATGCCGAAGAGTTTGGTGTCAAGATCTTTGATCTAGCTAATGGATGTAACTTAAGAATTAAGTGCGAAGCCCGTGCTGCCAGCGGACTAGGTAAAGGTGGGCTGCCAACATACACATCTTCTAAATTTACTTCTCCTTCAACGATTGAAGGCTTAGATGCTAAAAAATTAGATACGATTTATAGCAGTGTACATCAGCTTGATAAGTTTTTTAAGCCAAAGACTCAGGCTGAACTTCAAAGAATGCTTGAACAGCACTTCTTCTGTGTACAAGACGTTAATACTGAAGATGATAATGATGAAGAACTCATTACCCCTATTAGTAAGCCAACTAAAGACGAAGCACTCCAAAATATATTTGAAGGTATTAAGAGTTCATCAACTGCAGAACCCGCTATTTCGAAAACTGAAATAGCTGAAGATAAACCAGCTACTGATGACACTGACGCAAAACTCAAAGAACTTTTAGCTTCTCTTTAATATATGTCTAGAAAAAAACTACAATACGCTAATCATAATATAGTTCATACACCAGAAGAAACAGAAGAATTAATATCAAGGGGAGCTCAGGCATACGAACAATATTTAGACGCTCTCGGCTTCGATTGGCGTAATGACCCGAATAGTGCCGATACGCCTCGTCGTGTAGCTAAGGCGTTTGTTACAGATTTAGCGATGGGGTGTTATACTGCTCCGCCCAAAGTAACAGCTTTTGCTAATGTAGATGGTTATGATGGTATGGTCTGTCAAAATAATATTAAGGTAGTATCGATGTGCTCCCATCACCACGCACCGTTTATGGGGGTAGCACACGTTGCTTATATTCCTTCAAAGACGGGTAAGGTTATTGGTTTGTCTAAACTAAACCGTATCGTTGATTGGTTTTCACGTAGACCTCAAGTCCAAGAAAATCTTACAATGCAGATTCATCAGTATATTGATCAAGTCTGCGAAAAGAATAAAGGAGTTGCTGTATTAATAGAAGCTAATCATACCTGTTGTTCGAATCGCGGTATTAAGCATGACAGTACTATGAGGACTGCAAGAATGTCAGGGGCGTTTTTAGATAAAAGCGATCAATCTCGTGCTGAGTTTTATAAATTTGTAGAATTTGCACAACAAGATAAAAAAGCCTAAATTAAATTATGACATTTGACGAACAACTTGCAGCCGCTATGGTTGCTAAATTAGCAGGAAGTACTTTAAAAGAAGTAGATCAATATACTGTACAGCAATCCAGTAACGGTCCTGCAACAAGAATTAACCCTCAAGACTTTTTAGTTGGTGTTAAACAAATTCAACAACAAAAACAAGCTCGAATAATAGAAGAGCAAAATCGTCTTGCTGAGCAACTCTACCCGCTACCAGAACCTACCCCTGTGCAGCCACAGCCTGTACAACCTGTACAAACTAGCGCAGTATCTCAAACTTTAGTAGATACTGACATAAAAAACGCTATACTATCTATAGATAAAAGTCTTAAAACTATTGCAGAAAGCGTTCTAGAGTGGATAAAAAAATAACATTTAGTAAAGATATATTTTTACGGCAATTTTTGTTACCTGTTAGTAAATTAACAGATAATGCCTCTCTTTGTATTGATACAAACAAAATATATACTACGTGTAATTCAAACGACGGTAGTGTAGTTTTATACGCTGAGTATAAAGTTGAAACAGGTAGCTTAAACGTGCCCAAGTTAAACATACCTGATATAAAGAAGTTTATTCGTTTACTTGAATGTGTTGAACAGCCTGAGATTACACTAACTGTTACAAACAACTCTTTAAAATATGATACAGCGGGGTTAAAGTTTAACTACTTCTTAATTGATGATAGTTATATACAAAAAAGTCCTGTTAATCCTCAAAAAATACAACAGTTAGAGTTTGATAGTCAGTTTGAATTAACAAATACAAAATTTAACGAAATATTAAAAGGTAGTTCTATAGCTACTGATACAGACAAATTATATTTCTTTACCCGGGAGGAGAAAGTATACGCAGAGCTTAACGACCATCAAAGACAAAACGTTAACAATATTACATACCTCATAACTAATGAATATAACGGTAAAGAGATAACAGATAACATACCTTTAAATTTAGAAAACTTCCGGGTGCTAAGCGGGTTAGGCCAACAGCAATTTTTAGTAAAAATAAACAACAACCTTAAAATACTGTTATTTGAAAATTATACAAGCTTAATAAACACTAAATTTATTATATCAGCCCTTGTAAAATAAACTCTTGTAGTATAAGATAATAGTATATATGTCAAATAAGATAACAACCCTAGGTTATTTTCTAAAACGTTTACGGGATAGCGGTTACTACGCTCATAAACTTTTTACAGAATACAGTAATGCAGACTCACGAGTTTGGACAATTGTAATTGACCCTAAAGGAGCCTCCATATTTTGTACGTGTTACTTAAACGACCCTTACGTCGGAGAGTCGTCTATAGAGTTGTATGATGGAGGTCAGTTTATACCAGGACGGTTAAAAGTTAAAACAGACTCTGCAGAAGTCATTATTAGTTATCTTGTAAAGTTTGGCATAAACAATAAAGCAGAAAGTTACACAAATAAAACAAAATAAATATTTTTTTATGCCACGACAAGATAAACAACCCGAGAAAAAAAAGAAAAAAACTCGCCTAAAAAAGGCGCCAGTTATTTCTGTTGGATTAAGTGGTGTAAATTTAAGTTCTGTCAATGTTGAAGATATAAATCAAATACCGATACCCCCGGACGTTGATGAAGTTATTAAGCAAGCATTTTTACGTTTTTACGACGTAACAACTTTAAAACAAAATAAATTAAAAGATCTTGAACATTTAAGCAATATTTGCGAAGAGTTTTTAAGAGCATATGTAATTTTAGGTTACGATTTAAACGGGGAAAAAGTGCACATTATGCATGCAAAAAATCATCACGATAAAGATGCTCTTATAGAGCATATTAGATCTACACTTATTGGTATGTTAAATAGTGGTCAAGGCTCATAATTAACTATGCATGCCTGATAATACAGAAGACATCGACATAATTAACGACCCAGTAAGTGATTCACATTTTTATCGGGGAGATAAAAATTTACCTAATGAAGATGCGGAGTTTAAATGGACTCCGAAAATGGTCAAAGAGTTAAAGAAGTGTAAAGAAAATATTGTACACTTTGCGGAAAATCATTTCTATATAGTTAACTTAGATCTTGGTAAAATAAAAATTGAACTTTATAAAGCTCAAAAAAAGGCGTTAAAGAGCTTATCTGAGAATAGGTTTGTTTGCGTATTAGCCTCACGTCAATGCGGTAAGACAACAATTAGTACTATCTACGCACTTTGGAACACATGCTTCTTTGACGATCAAAGAGTTATTATTGTTGCCAACAAAGAAAGTACAGCTATTAATATTTTTAAACGTGTTCGTTTAGCATATGAAATGTTACCCAACTATCTTAAGCCTGGTGTTAAAGAATATGGTAAAACAGGTGTAACGTTTGCAAACGGTTCAAGTATTGGTATTAGTACAACAACATCAACTGCTGCTCGTGGCGACACAGCTTCAATTCTAATCATTGACGAAGCTGCGTTTATTGAGCCTAACTTTATGGACGAGTTTTGGAAATCCGTTATACCGATCATTTCATCTGGTAAGAAAACAAAAATTTTTATGGTCAGTACGCCAAACGGTGTTGGTAATAAGTTTTATGAAATTTATTCTGGCGCTGAAAAGGGCACAAACGGATGGCATGCTGAAAGAATTGATTGGTGGGACGTACCTGGTCGTACAGAAAAGTGGCGTAAACAGATGGTAGCTGCTTTAGGTTCTGAAGAAGGCTTTCAACAAGAATTTGGTAACACGTTTTTAGATGAGGGTAGCTCAGCGGTTGGCGCTGCAGTTATTGAACGATTTAAAGAGCAGCGTAAGCCACCCATTTGGGAAAACGAAAACAAAAGTTATAAAGTTTTTGAAATGCCGGATCCAAAAAAACTTTACATTTTTGGGGTTGATGTCGGGGAGGGGATTGGTCGCGCCGCTTCTGTTGTACAAATTTTAGATATTACGGATTTAACAGATATAAAACAAGTTGGTGTTTATAGTACTAGTATTATTGAACCGTACTATTTTGCCAACCAACTAAATGTTATATTAAACTCTTGGGGACGCCCACCAATCATAATTGAACGCAATAACTGTGGCGCTCAAGTTATTGATGCTTTGTTTCATAAACATGAATATGAAAAAATTGTCTGTTATTCTAAGTTAGCCAATACAGGGTCATATGCAAACACGAGACATTTAGGAGTTTACAGTCACAACAATTTAAGATTTTCAAGCGTTGCAAATATGCGCTATTGGTTAAACTTTATTCAAGCTGTTTTTGTACATGACATTGAAACAATAAAAGAGTTAGAAACTTTTGTTCGGTACCCAAACGGTACATATAGAAAAAAGAATGATAATTTTTATGACGATAGAGTTATGGCTCTTAACTGGGCTCTTTTTATACTAGAACCTGATTTATGTCAGCAGTATTTTAATGTTGAGGAATTTGACGATCAGGGTAAACCGTTAAAAATACTACCTGGTGATTTTTACGATCCTGATCCAAGTTTATATATTTTAAAAGACTTAAACAATTTTAAGGTTTTAGAAAATAAAAATCAAGAAACAGACCCTACAGGCTACACCCCACTTATAAGTGAAGAAGAATTAAATAATATGTACAACACAAGCGATTTTGATGATTTATTATCTCTTGGGTTTAAACCTTTATAATATGGCCGAAGAATGTTTAGAAAATCCAGCGCTGCAGTCGAATCTTAACCGCCCGAGTAAAGATAAATTTTTACTAGTCTTTAATTTACCAAAAATTTTTAAAGATGCTGCTATAACAGATAAAAATTTAGATTTAGAATCAGTACAACTTAGTATATACGGAGGGATCGTGCCCCCTATTAGCGTGCCCCCTGTAGAACTACGCTTTGCAGGTCAAAGTGTCAATATATCTAGTCATTCTCGTCCGGCGTACCCTCCACTAAATGTTAATTTTATTATTGATAATCAGTTTAAAAATTACTGGGTTTTATGGAAATGGTTAGCTTTAATGAATACCCCTAGAGAAAGTATTTACGACGTTAAAACACCAACTTCAATGAAGCCGTTAGATAGTGACAGTGTGAGCCGTAACGGTCTTTTGACAGAGTATCAAACTATACTTTCAGTTATAGGTTTAAACGAATACAATCAAAGAACAATCGAATTCCGCTATTATAATGCCTTTATAACTAATTTAGCCGGTATTAATTACAATTACAGAGATTCTGAAATTTTAGAGTCTAGTGTTGAGTTTACATTTGGGCAATTAGATGTTTTTCTATCAAAGAATTAAAAAAGTACCTGATTTAGAATAAATAATATTACAATAATATGCGAGTAATAAATTCACCAGGTGTACAGATCACAGAGACAGATTTATCATTTAACCAACAGGTTGGTGGTGGAACTAATGTCTATATAGCGGGTTTCGCTGCTCAAGGGCCTACTGACGAAGTAAACCTCGTTACAACAATTTCTGAGTTTGAACAAATTTACGGTCAGCCCCAAACCGCAGCTGAAAGATATTTCTATCATTCATGTAAAGAAGTATTAAATTCTCCAGCAACTCTTTTAACAACTCGTTTACCTTATGGCTCTGGCTCCGGGGAAGTTTTTTCATCTGAGTATAGCGCCCTACTATACCCGGTTACTAAGTCAGTAAGTTCATACAATATCGGTGCCCCCAAGCATATTAACTTGAACGGTACTGAGTATAATAACTTTGTACAAGGTAATATTAAATGGATTGGTACTGGTTCAACGACCACTTCAACAACAACAGTAACAGCGTATCAAAACGTATCTGTCACAGTACCAACATCTTCGACAAGTATAGTTGTCAATTTCATAAAAAACACATTAACTAACCTTGCGGTATCAGCAACATCTACAGTTAATGATGAAAACAAAACAATTGCTAATCAATTAACTGGGGTAATACCTAGTAACATTGTTGTATTTTCAAGCAGCACACCCGCCTTTTCAATTGACCCAACACCAAATACATATCAGATCAACAGCTTAGATGCAGACAATTCATCAGTATCGTTCTCTATTGGTACATCATCAGTACAAACAACGGTAGCTGGTACACCGAATTATGATCCAAATCTTAACGAAGTAAATGCTGGGTTAATAATTCTTAACCAAAGACAAACAACCATTAATGAAGCATTTGAAGGATATTATGTAAACATCTCTGATAACTCAGAGTTTGGCCCTGATTCTAATTTTACAGCTGCTTCTCAAATATTTGCTTTAACAGGTACCAACAAATTTGCACAGGTCACCCAGGATCGCTTAAGTTTCGCTTTATCAGCTGACTTTACAAAGCAAGGATCTAATAGTATTTCGGAAACAATTGAAGGTATACCACAATTTAACTTTAGTAACCCGTACTATAACGATAGTGTCGTAATCACTGTATTTAAAGTTCGTAACTCAATATACGAACCACAAGTATTAGCTGCTTCTCTTGCTGAGTCATGGATTGGTTCATTTAATAAGAATAGAAAAACAGCTGCAGATTTAGGTGGCATTGAGCGTACGTTTTATATTCAAGATATTATTAACGATCGTTCTGCAAACTTAAAATTATACGTTAACCCTTCTGTAGCTGAAGACAATTGGATAGTACCTAACTCAACAACCCCAGCTTCGGCTGTACGTATTAAGCAAGAAGGCAAAGCACTATTCACAGGTAGTGTTTATAACCCTGTATTTAATAGAACTCAAAATAAAGAAATTGGTAATGTAGTAGATAAAGTTCAACGTGCTTTATCACTTGTTGAATCAACAGAAACCGCAGCTATTGACGTAGTTTGCGACGCCGGTCTTTCAACAATTTATTCTAATGCATCTGCATCAACAGGGTATAATGATGAAAAAGCAGCAAACTTATCAGATCTTTTTGTAACTGATTCACAACTAATCGGTAAATGGAGATCGATGTTCAATGTATTCAATAACTTTGTTGAAAATACCCGTAGAGATTGTATCTTCCTTTCAGATCCGCTAAGACAAATATTTGTCAACGGGGAAAATGCCAAGACATTAGCATTCAGAGGTAACACGTTCTCTATTAACATCTTTAAGCCTCTTAAGAATCTATACGCTGGAATTAATTCAAACTATTCTGTAGCTTATGGCAACTGGGTAAAAGCATATGATCCGTATGCCGACAAGCAATTCTGGATGCCGTTCTCGGCTTATGCTGCTGCTGTCATTGCCCGTACCGATGCTGCAACTCAACCATGGATTGCTCCAGCTGGCCTAAACCGCGGCGTTGTTAATAATGCAATAGATTTAGCGTTTAATCCAAATCAAAAGCAAAGAGACTTCTTATACAATATCGGTGTTAACCCTGTTGTATTCTTCTCTGGAGATGGTTTTGTTGTATTCGGGCAAAAAACACTACAAGACAAGCCATCAGCATTTGATAGAATTAATGTACGTCGCTTGTTCTTGGTTTTAGAAAAAGCAGTAATGAGTGTAGTTAAATACTACGTATTTGAACCAAATACAGCATTTACACGTACCCGTTTAGTAAACGACATTATACCAGTGTTTGAGTTAGCAAAAACAACACAAGGTTTATACGATTACCTAATTGTTTGTGACGAAAGAAACAATACACCTGATTTAATAGACCGTAATGAAATGGCGGTAGATATATACGTTAAGCCGGTTCGCGCCGCTGAGTTTATATTAGTCAACTTCATTGCAACAAGAACTGGACAAAACTTCCAAGAATTGATTTAAAGAATAAATAATTAAAACATATGGCACAAAACATCTCAGACTTCTATAGAGTAGCGCGCGACAAAGACTTCGCACGTCAGTTTCAATTTCGTCTAATTAGATTAGCAAATACTAATTTTACCGATGACGAGTTGGTATACCTTGAAACAGCAAACCTACCAGGGAGAGCAGTAACAAACGTCCCGGTACCCTTTATGGGGCTTCAGTTTAACGTACCTGGTACAGCTACATATCCAGGCTCAGATGCCTATAACGTAACATTCCGTTGCGATTCTGATTATAAAATTCGTATAGCTTTAGAAAACGCTACATTTAATACATTTGACGATTCTACATCAACCGGTTCTTACAAAACACCAGGTCCTGCTTCAACAATTATTATGGCTTTACTAAATTCTCAAATGCAACCAATTCGTAATTATACATTAGTTGGTGCATATGTACAAAGTGTTGGGGAGTCGACATATAATATGGGCGACAACGGCCAAATTGTAACAGTACCCGCTGTTCTCGCTTATCAATACTGGAGAGTAACCCAAGCAAGTCTTTCTCCAACAGTATTTTCTGGTAACTAATAACATAAATTTACCCTTAAATAAAGATATATATTAGTTTATATGTCTGAATTTAAAAGCCGTATCCCGTACTTTTTAGATGAGTTTTTAACTCGTCCAGCAACTGCAATACCTAAAGGTGCTCAATGGGTATTACAGTTTGATGATTTCACTGGCCCTGTAAATGCTATTAAAAAGGCTTTAGAGTTTGAACCATTGCAGTGGAACATTGAAACAGCTCTTGAAAAATGTACAGAAGAGCGACTTCAAAATACAAAAGGCTGTCTTTTTGCTCAAGCAATACAGCTTCCTGGAGAAAGTATGGTAGCCAACCCAGAAGGTCTACAATACAATGGATTTTTACGTACGACAGTTGGGGGTGGCCGAGATGCTTATACCCCCTTACAGATTGTCTTTTTAGATACCAATGTAAGTTTTGCAGACAATGTTATTCGTCCTTGGGTCATTGCAACTGCTCATTACGGATTAGTCGCCACAAAAGAATTTCCTCAATATCGCACAAATTTTACACTGTATAGACTTGGTGTTATTTCTAGAGACGAACCTCCACACGTTACACAAAAATATACTTTTTACGATGCTTGCCCCGTTTCAGTTGTCGGAGAAGAGTTTAACTATTCTACTTCAACAACCCCTCGTCTTCGCGAGACTACATTTGTATATCATTACTACACTATTGACTCAGTTACTGATAACCAGTCTCTAAGCAGAGATGACGTATTAAATGATTTTCCAATACAAAACTTTAACGGGCCACAATAGTGGCTAGTTAGCTCTGTATTGCGTAAATATACTAACATGGCATCTTTTTTATATAAAACATTTCTGCATACTAAAAATGTAACTTATTCAGAATTAAAACTTAAACACCTTAAAATTATACAAAAATGCCTAATAGGGGAACCTGATAGTGATATCGTGTTATTAAACATTAATAACATTTTTTCTGAAATTACTAACCTTACTAAAGAAGAAATTAATGAGCTCAATTTAATTGATTATTTTATTCTACTAAGCCACATCCGCTCAATGAGTATTGGTAATATTGTTTATGCAGAACTCACCCAACAAAAAAATGTTAAGCTTAACATTAATATTGAAGAAATAATAAAACAACTATCAAGCATCGATTATAAAAACCTATTAAAAGACGATACACTAGAAAATGGTATTACAGTAAAATATAAACTACCCACACCAAACGAACTCTCTCAATTACAGACGAATGATATCGAAACATTTTGTATACCTTTCATAGAGAGCATAATAATTAACGGTACAGAGTTTAAAATTTATAAGTTTAACACTGACGAAAAAATACAAACAATACAAAAGCTACCAGCAAAAGTTATATCTAACCTCTATAAAAAAATATACAGTTTACTAGAAATATATTCAAAAACAAATTTACTAGAACACATTAAAGGGGTAAGTGAATTTATACCCTTTAGTTTTAATATTAAAAGCTATATAAGTCTAATTACATTATTATACGGAGACCAGTTATTGTCTCTTTACGATAATATATTTTTATTATGTAAGTTTGGTAATTTTACTCCAGAGTATATAGAAGAATGTACCCCAGGGGAATACTACATTTTTTGTCGCAAACTAGAAACATACATGGCTAAAAAACAAGAAGCGGAACAACAAGCACCTAGTGGTACCGGGTATGATAAAAACTTTAGCGACGGCTTTATAAGTTGACTTTTTTTGTTTTAAAAATAATATAATATATGGAATCTAATAATACTAGTTTTAGTGCTATACTATCTTCTCTCGAGGCACTAGAAAAAAGTAGCGGGTATAATGTTTTTATACCTACACAAAATACCGAGCAACAATTTAAAGTTCTAACAACAGAGCAATTAAAAGAGCTCTTAAAGACGGTTATCGATACACCAATTTATAACACACAGTTTGTTCTAACATTTAATAAAATTATAAAAGATAATTGTTTTGATAGTAGCGTGTATAGTGGTTTAAACTCTTACGATAAACTTTTTATCTTTTTAAAAACACGTATTGAAAATATATCTGATGAGTACACTATTACTTTTACTGACGAAGAAAAAAGACAAAATAATCTAGAAGAAAACATAAAAACAACAATTCTGATTAGTGATGTTTATAAGCACTTAAACGAAAATGTAAAGACTTTTACTCAAGAAAGCTTTACTCATGAACAGTGTACAGTTACTTGTAACGTACCTCAGTTAGAGACCGAAAATAAACTCGAAAAAGAGTTTCATAAAACAACTAAATTAAATGTTGATACACCTGAAGAGCTTAGAGAGATTGTCGGTAATACGTTTATTAATGAAATAACAAAATATATAATATCCGTACAAATTAATGAGCAAGTGATCGATTTTGCAAGTCTTACGTTTAAAAATAGAACTAAAATTGTTGAAAAACTACCTGCTAACGTTATTAAAAACGTTCTAAAGTACATAGAAACCTATAAACAACATATAGCAGATGTTTTAAAAGTTAAAGTTAGAGTTCAAAATAAAGAGCAAAAAGAGGTAATAATAGAAAAAGAATTACCGTACGACGCATCGTTTTTTAACACATAAACAGATTTCTTTCTTAAATATTTAAGAAAGATAAATGGCGGATTTTGCTACAACTACTAATAGTAATGATGGTATAGAAGTATTGTCACAAGCTATCTCTGAAAGGATAGGTGTAATACTTGAAAGCCGTTTGTTTCCTGCCATACTGACTGAAGTAGAGAAAAAGTCTAAGGCCGCTTTACAGACTAAAGAAAGTTATACTAAAAAATTTGAAAACTTCGGTAAAGCTTTAGAAGATAAAGGTTGGCTCGGGGTAGGTTATGATGCTTTAAAAAAGAGATTTGGTAAAAATAAAGAAGAAAAAGCCGAGCCGGTAAAACAAGCTACGGATGCTCTTAAGTTGCCATCTGTTAAAGAAACCCAAGAAAAGCTACCTTCAACTATTAAAGATAATGAAGGCTTTACTCAGCGTATTTCTGCAACTGAAGCTGATGTTATAAATGAAGTAAATGAAAAACCTAAAACGGTTATTATAGGGGGTTTAACAGAGGGGTTCGAGAAAAAATTACCTGAAATATTAAAAGGCATTTTTCCAAAAGAAAAAACTGAAGAAGAAAAAGAAAAAGAAGAAGATTATAGTGAAGGTGGCCTACTAGGCAGTATACCTGGATGGGTAAAAGGCCTAGGGGGTGGTTTAGCATTAATTTTAGGTGGTATAACTGCGTTAGTTATGGCGTTTAAAACTGACGGTGGTGCTAAAGGAACACTTGAACTTATCGGCAAAGCAGGTATTAAGGGCGGGTTAGTCCTATTAGCTAAAAAAGTTTTTGGAATGACGTTAAAAAGTGCTCTTAAAAGAATACCAATTATTGGAACACTTATAAGTTACGGTTTTGCGTTTCAAAGATTTTCGAAAGGAGATACAATTGGTGGTATTATTGATTTAGTATCTGGTACTGTACAATTACTAGATTTAGTAGCCCCAGGTCTCGGTACGGTGTTAAGTCTTGGTGTAGACATAATGCAGGCTGTTTTAGATGCTAAAACAGGCGGTTCTTCTGCAGAAGCATCTGCTAAAAAAGGTAGTATGTTGTTAGACTGGGCCAAGGGTCTTGGTAAAATGATTTACAAAGGGGTCAAATATATTCCCGTTGTTGGTCCGTTAATACAGATGGCCGAAGACATATCAAAAGGCAAATGGGTTGACGCAATGTATAGCTTAGTTCGCTCAATACCAGGTGTTGGCACCGTATTAGATATTATAGATTATTTTACAGAAGGTAAAACTCAAGAATCGATTAAAGGTGGTATTTCCAAAGCAACTAACTGGGTTACCGGTTTCGGTAAATGGGTAGCTAGTAAGGTTATTAACCTACCGATAATTGGACCGTTGATTAAAAGCTCTCAAGCTTTATTCGCAGGTCAGTGGAAAGATAGTTTAATTTGGCTCGGTCGTGCCGTTCCATTTGTAGGAATGATTATGGATTGGTTAGATGTTAAAACATCTGACGAAAAGAAAGATATTAAACAAGAGACCCCTAAGAAGAGCCCGTTTACAGCAATTAAAGATGCTATACTTGAAAAAGCCCGTAATTGGTGGAAAAATACATGGACGTGGGTAAAGTGGTTAGCAAGAAAAGTTTTACCTGCAAACGTTATTAAGTCTTTAGAAGACAATGCAAACGAAAAATTAGAAGGTATTGATACCCCGGTGGGAGAAGTCAAGCTCGAAACCAGCCCTTTAGATAACCTCAAAAAAGTCGGAGGTGTTATAGCAGACAAAGTTAAAGATTGGGCTTCTACGAATGTGAAAGCTATGGCCGACAAAATTACTAATTTTACAAAGTCAACGGTTACAAATGCTATTGATGGTGCAAAAAAATTTAAAGAAAAGGTAACATCAGCATTTTCGGTTAGTAAAGATTGGGTTAAAGATCAAACCGGTAAGTTTGCAGAAGCATATAAAAGTGTAACTGAAACAGTTACAGATATTGGTAAATGGGTGCACGAAAATATTACAAAAAGAATTTTCAACTTTGTAAAAGATACTATAAAAAACACTTTTAAATTTATCAAAGACTCTGTAGGTGGCATATGGTCAAAATTAACTTCATTTATGTCAGGCAGCGAGGATATTAGCGAACAACTTAAACAAACTAATATACCTACAACAAAGACAGGCACCGAACAAAATAACACAAGTTCTGTAAATCAATCTCAAGATTTATCTGTTAATGAAATAGATAAAAGAGATGAAAATGCAAAACAAAACTTAAACGTTCAACCGGAAACAAATCAAATTAGAACTGCTGAAAATATTCAGCAAACAGACGAAAGACCAATTAATATAGATGCAACAGATACACCAGTTATTGATGAACGGTTCTTAAGGGACATTTCTGATAATACTGAAAAAACACATATGTCTTTAGAAAACCTAATACGTTTAATGTATAAGTTTACACAAGTGCTTGACAAAAAAATGCTACCCGATGGTCAGCAAGGACCAAGAGTATTATTAGGACAGCAGCAAGAATATGAATCAGCATCTAGAGCAGCTGCTACAAATTTTGACCCTATACGGCACGTGAGGTCCCAATTTACCCTTGATACCGCTTAATAAGTAATTATATGCCAGTACTATACTCTCAAGGCGGTAAGCCAAAATCATTTATTAACAGCGCTGGGTTAGCTAATGAGTTTGTACCAGCAGGTGGTTCTGCTTATATTGATGTGCATGGCCAGTTTCCTTGGACTTATAGTTATAAAGCAAGAGAGCGTGCACCGTATATTGTTTTAAAGGAATATGCTGTAAATGAAAGCGCAATAAAGCGGCAGTTGTTTTTTTATACTGCAGGAGCTGCTAATTTTGTTGGTGGTGGGGATAGATTAGCTCCTTACGCTGAGCTTTTTCCGAGAGATCAAGAAACAGGGTTTGTTTACAGAATGCCGTTTTTTACTGACATAAATTTCGAGTTAAACACCCCGCAATGGAAGTCCCTCGATACTTTAGAAGCCGCCGGTAACGCTGTTGAAGGATTTGCAGGTACAGTTATGGGAAAAGGAGCTGCAAAATTTGTTGATAAAGCTAAAGAATTTGCTGGTGGTGCTATACTAGCAGGGCTCTCGTTAGGTTACCCGAAAGTAGGTATTATGGATCGACCTAAATTATGGGAGAGTCACGATTTTAGATCTTACACAATTAAATTTCCTCTCTTTAATACAAAACAAAATACTACAAAATATTATACAGAAGACTGGGAAGTAAACCGAGAGCTATGCTTTCTTTTTATTAATCAAAATCTTTTTAATAAGAGAGATTTTATTACCGGTATACCACCCGTTTACTACGAAGTTACTGTACCAGGACAACACTATAGCTACGCATCATGCGTAACAAATATAACGGTTAATAACCGCGGCAATGTTAGATTATTAACTGATTCTGCAGGTAATAAATGTAACGTTCCTGACGTCTATGAAGTTAATATAACCTTAACAGATATGGTTATGCCTAGTAAAAATCTTTTTCAAACAATAAATGAACAAACCGTAGTAGGAAAAGTATCCCAATCAACTCGATCAGAAACAACTGACACGGTCGGAGATTCTTTATCTGAAGGGGCACGGGATGTAATAGATATAATTGTCGGAGATAACTCATGATTAGCAAACAAAATCAAATTAAAGATTTACCTCGTCTACGCACTGAAAATTACGAAAATATTTTTTCAGTTAACGTAGATGAAAACAATCGTTACTACTACAATATATTACAGTCAGTAAAGTTTCCTGACAGATTACCTAAAAATTTTTACTATACCTATACTACAAAAATAGGTGATACCTACCCGTTTATATCGTATAAAGTATATAATACCCCGAACTTGTGGTGGGTAATAACTACATTTAACAAAATCGATAACCCCATCCCTCTTCTCGAACCGGGTACAAATTTAGACGTACCTATATTTGAAGTTGTTCAAAGTATATTAACTCAAACATCAAAATACTAAGTCATGGCTAGTAATCTTTCATTAAACCCTACATCTACTACTAGTTCGTTGCTAGATAATGAAGAAATCGAAACAAAGTATAACCAAGTTAAACACCTTGTTGAAATATACCTAGATAATACAAACGGTAATTCTTTAACAGATAGGTACACTATTAACCCTAACGCTATTGTTAACTTAACAATAGAAGATACTTTATCTGACTGGGTTACTCGTGGTACGTTAACGTTTATGTTTAACCCTGAAGGTGAGGCTGGTAGTACAAATAGCGATACTGGTCAATCAAGTTCGGCTGCTACGGGTCTTAATTCTGGCACTGGTCAATTTTATAGCTTTCGAAATGACGGAAACGACAGGCTTCGCATTAGAATTGTTCCAAATACCCAAGCACAAAACTCCGCAATAACCGGGCAAATAGCTGTTCCTGATTTAGTTATTTCAGATAAAAAATTCTGGACAATATCCCATGTATTTTCGGTATATGATATGGAGGACGTTGATCTACCACCCGGTGCACAAAATGCCGCATCAGCAACTATTAAATGTTTAAAGCTGTATTTTTGGGATTATATTTTTCAAAAACTTTCAAACACAGTTATAGAATATTCTACAGCTTTATCTTCTTCAGCTAATATAGAAGGTGACAAATCTACCGGCTACGAACAACAAGGTTTAATAAACACGGGTCGAGCAATGAAAGAAATTATCGATGTAGCGTTAAGCGAAACTAAAACTATGCCGGTTGCAGGCACAGTTACACCAGAAGCAAATTTAAATATGCCATATTCTTTTACGGCAGATATAGGAGAAGAGTGGGAGGAGGGACCTGCTAAAATATTTTACACAACCCCAACAGAAGTTTCAGCTTATGAAAGTTTACAATACGTTCTTGAGCGCCATATTAGTCAAGTAGCTGAAGGTTCAAGTAATGATTTTAGTCTTTTAATTAAAGAAAAAGGCCCTAACGAAAAAGATCAAGGTTATCTAACACTAAGACCGGTATCTCATTTCTTTGAAAAGGCTGGTAACGGAGCCGAAGACCCAGGGGATTACCAAATAGAACACTTTTTCTTACAAGGGTATACCGGGGATAAAAACACACCAACTAAACTACATAAAGCACCTCTTTCTAAAAACTCAACAAGTGATAAGGTTGACGTTAAATCTTTAAAATATAATCAAATTACTAACTATCGTTTTGTAGATATTGCAGCTCATACAAATACACGTGAATTTGCTAATAGACCAGTCTATTCATTTGATTATAATCAACGATTGTACAAAGTAGAGTTTCAAAATAATAGCGTAAAAGCTGCTCGTACTTTTATGTCAAAAAAATACATCGATAAACTTTATAAAAACGGTACAGCGGAAGATTTATTTTTAATAACTATTGATAAAGATAGAGAACATAACAATATGAATCCTATTTTTTCTAACTACGGTGACAATGTGGCTGATGGAGGCGCTTTAATACGTCAATCATCTGGTTTACATAACTTACTATACACCGGTCTTTTTCAAAACGCTGCTATTAACTTCCGGTGCTTAGGTTTAACATTTAGAGAGCCGGGCCGTTTTATAGGTATTGATAGAACAGAGGGTGTTGAAGACGGCGATTTTCAAAATAAGTTTTACGGGCAATGGTTTGTAATTAACGTAAAACATATATTTGAAGCTGAAATTTACTATAATGACATAACTGCAGTTAAGCTGCACAGGTTTCAAAAAGCCGAAAAAACCTTTCAAGATACAATATAAAATAATACAAAAAATATTAAATATATTATATGGCAATAGCAGCACCTACATTAAGTTCCTCGAAGTATTCTCTTAAAGAGTATAACTCATTATTTACAGAAGGTAGATTAACAAAACTTTCCGCAACCAGACCGTTCACAGATGCATTATTTAGTGTACCCGGCATCGGTTATCCATGGTTTTTACTCGATCCAACATATGATGGCTTTACTACTGCTAAAAGCTACTATTTATCGTCTGCAAACCGTCAAGTTTCAGGGTATCCTGAAACCGTACAGCCTAATAATATTCAGGAAGCATATGGAAAATGTGTACCGTGGTCGAACTTAACTTTAGGTGCAAGTGCCCAATACATAAGTCAATCATTTATTGATAACACACGCAACCAACCATTTTGGTTTTATGTTGTACCGCCATCAGGTAACCCAATACCGGTTGTAATACATTACCCAAAATATTCAAACGAATCTCCTAAAAAATTAACACCAATAAATGAATGGTACGTTTCTCCTGCTGGCATTGAGTTAAGTAGACCAAAACTAACATTCTGGACAACAACAACCGGTGTTGCTATTGAATTACAAACACCGTACAGTAATAAAACTATACGTCAAGATACAACTAATCCGTTAGTCACATCATTCGTATGGATAGAAAGCTTTTTAGCGTATGTCAGTATGACCCAAATGTCATCCGGTCAACGCATAAACGGTAGTAAGCCTAAGTTCAATATATACGCAAACACAGTAGGCGCAGTTAGCTCAAACTTAGTAGGGTATGCTAACCCAACTACGGTATTAGTTCCTAGTGATGTTTATGAACTTGATGCATTTTTACAAACAAAACCGGATCAAGAAAGTTATTCGAAACAAGGTTACTTAACACAGCTGCATAAAGTGTTATCAAGCAGTGGTATTTTCAATAAAACACTTCCAACTGGAGAAACAGCTCAACAATTCTTATCAGCATTTTATTCTTATAAGCCATACCCTAAGACCGCTGATATAAGAACAATGTTTGATCTACTAACGGGTACAAAATACAGATGGCATATGCCAATAAGTCACGCTGGTGTTTATAGAGGCCCAGCTGATATCGTTGTAGGTAACCACGGTGCATTTTTAACAAAAGTACCTACATCAAGACAGAGCTTAATACAAGGTGTACCAACACGCACTTTTGCTGATAAAACCTCTGCTTGGTCCGCTGTTGATGTAGCGTACGCAAAGAGTAAGCACTTCCGTCGTTCATATACAACAGTTATTAACAAGTACCTATCCCATTGGAGAACATTATCTTCTCTACCGGTTTCAGCACTGCAAATGTTTAACTTTGATCCTTCAGTCAATACAGTAGTTGTTACAAAACAGCCTGTAGCTGTTGATTTTAGACGGGTCGGTTCTTGGACTATGTATCACCCAGAACTATCTACCTGGGTAGTCTATACATCAGCTCCTGGTTTAGAGCATTTTACAAAAACAGGTCGACTAACGTCTACTAACTTCGTTACAACATCGTCGTTTAAAAATGTTATATTATCAGCTATTAGTCTTAATATTAATACACCTGATAATTACAAAATAGTAAATACAGGTACTAAATTCGGTAAATACGAGACATATATTGATAAAGCTCCTGTAACAACCATATCTGTTACAGATCTAACTGCAACAGGCCGTATACCGTTAACAGCGCTTGATATACAAAACGTTACCTTTGTAACTGATTATATTGCACAAACAATACACAGTGATCGTGTTCTTTCAGGTACAATCTTTATATGGGCTTCAGGTTCATTCGTAGCAAGTCAAATGCCAAGTCTTACATCTCAGTACAAGACAAAGTATAACGCCAGAGTTGTTATACCTCCTACAAGATTTGCAGTAAGAACTCCAATAGTTGCAATGAGCGGCAGTGCAATACAAACAACAAATAGATACTTGCCAGCATTTAACGTATTCACACTTGGTACATTACCAGCAACAGGTACGTATGTACGTACTGCACCGCTTACTTCTCAGAATGCACCTAATATTACATACGCAACAGGTCAAATACCTGCTAATGTTCTTAGAACATCTCAAATATACCGTAACTTAGCAATTGTATTTAGCGGCCCGACAAACAACGACCGTATCCGTACAATTCTCGGTGATAAAACAACATACCCTGTTGTAAATCATATAGCACATACTAAAGTTAATGAAGAATTAGTACCTGTTCTAGATATGAGAAGAGGCATTGGTGCATATGAGGTTATTACAATAAACCCACCTCAAAGTATTGGTATTTCCCAATACAATCACTTCGGTCAAACTTATTCTGCTGGATTCCAAATGCACGTAGGTTCAACTGCTCGTGCACCTTATAACTACCAGCCAACAATAATTTACAGTGAACCGGTTATTCAGGTATCAAACGTTGGTAAGTTACACTGGCCGACAACAGTGTATCGCCGCCGTCCACGTCCTGTACGTGCCGAATTTAGTGTTCAACGTCGTAAAACAGTATTAGGTTACTAAAACATGACATATATTGTAGAGTACGAAGTTGTAAATAATAAAATATGCGGGGTTGTTAAAGACTCTAATACCGGTACCCCTGTACATTTAACAGGTTTATATGACTCTCATCAAGCCGCAGCTGCGGCAGTACAAGGGTTTATTACTCAGCAAACACAAACATCTACTCAAGAAGCTGCAGCTCCAACAAGTAGATGTTGTGGCCGCTAGTAAGAAGAAAGTTTTAAACAACAACTAAACCAGTTTATTTCTTTATCAACAACAAGAGCGTCTTGATACATCGCTTCAGAAATAGTTAAAAGAAGATTAGTTTTTTTATCTTCCGGGATTTCTTTATTAAAAATACACTCAAACATTTCTTTTAATAGAAAATGATAGTCACTCGAAAACTCAACTTCATTTTCTATAATCTGTTTACGTAAACTAAATAGGTTTTGTTTAGTAAGAACTGAAGTTACTATTTTATCTGTAAGAGTTGTTATTTGTTTTTCTTTTATCAGTAAAGATCCTGAATACGAATATTTTTGTACGTCGTTAATTATACGTCTAATATCTGGGTAATTTTTTCTTACTAATTCAATTAGTTTACCTTTTTCAGTCTCCGGCACTGTTATTTTTTCTGTCTTGAGAATCTCAGATACCCGACCGACTATCAAATCTATAGGTGGTGCAAATTCAAAAACTTGACATCTAGATTTTAAAGCCGGTATAATCTTAAAAAGATAGTTACAAGTAAAAATAAAACGAGTATTAGACGAATATTCTTCTATAACATTTCTTAAGGCTTTTTGTGCATCAAACGTTATAGAATCGCACTCATCAAACAAGACAACCTTCAAGCCCCCATCAAAGGACTTTGTTTGAGAAAACCCTATAACTTTACTTCTAATAGTATCAATACCATTCTCATCTGAAGCATTAATGTAAAGGTATTGACAATTTAAGACGTCCGTTACCAATATTTTTGCTAAAGACGTTTTACCTGTCCCGGGCGAACCTGTAAAAAGAAGATGAGGTATTTCTTTCTTGTCTTTTAAAGAGAGAAAGTAATTTTTTTCTTCTTTAGTTAAAATAATATCGTCTAAAGTTTTAGGGCGATATCTCTCAATATACAGGTTATCAAACATAGTTGTATTATACTATCAACGACCGCTACTTCCAAAACCTTTTTCCCCGCGCACAGTTTCTTGTACTTCTTCTGCCCAGTCTGTTTGCGGAGCTACTAAAGTATAGACTACAAATTGAGCTATACGGTCACCCTTTTTTACTTCATAGTCTTTGTCGCTATTGTTTATTAAACGAATACCGCAATCCCCACGATATGAGTTATCAATAATACCGTTAAAAGCAGATATTCCGTGTTTAAATTGCAGCCCGGATCTACTTTCTACCCGTATCCACAAACCAGGAGGAACATAAGCTAACTTTAGGCCAACCTCGACGATAGCTGCTCCTCTTGCAGGAATAATTTTATCTTCTACCGCTGTTACGTCGTATCCGCTATCCCCGGTAAACGTATCGTCATGCTTTCTTTCTGGTAAAATAGCGTCTGTATGTGTTTTTAAAAACTTTATTTTCCAACTACTAAGATCTAACGATTTAGGATCGTATTGTGGAGATGTATATGTTGTAAATGAATTATTCATTAATAAGCTGTTTACCTAAGTAATTTCCGTCTTGTTTTATTTCACCGATAGGTTGCTGACCTTGCTTCACAGCGTTTTGTTGCAGCCACGCTACTAATTGATCTGCTTTACTTGCTGGTACAATATAAGTACCATATAAGGTGTTGACTATAATTTCCATAATTTATATATTATACAACCTTGTATAAAAGATTCAACTTTTACCTTAATTAATTTTATGTCAGATGATTTAAACACATTACTAGATGAATTGTCTAGTTTTCAGTTACCGACAAATACTCAAAAACCTGTTAGAGCAGAACAAAATAACGATTTAACAGACGAAAATATAAACGAATTTATACTTAAAAAAGCCAGTAAGTTAATTAACTCAGGCTTAGGGGCGGTAGAAGATTTAAAAGATTTTATAGTACAAGGACAAAACCCTGATGAAATAGCAGCCTTATCAGAACTTATATCTTCGACAACTAAAGCATTGGAAGCGTTAAATCGTATTAATCTACAAAACAAGAAAGCAAAAACCGATAGAGAATTAAAAGAAATTGATATAGCAGGCCGTAAAGCGGTTGCTGGTATGTTACCAAATAATAATGTTACTAATAATACAAATGTTTTAATCGCTTCCCGGGAAGAAATTATTAAACAGTTATTAGAAGCTGAAAAAGAAGTTGAGCCTATAACTATTTTAGATAGTGAAGTTATTAGCGAAGAAACTATTTAATAGGGCAAACCCCGCCAACACATTCCATACTTTCAATTTCCCCTTGCCCGATATTGATTGTAGTTATTGATTTAACCCTCTCAACAGACTTATTATACTCTTCTTCAGTTATTTCTTCGTACGGGGCTTGAGCAAACCCGTGTTCGTTGTGTAGTAAAAATGAAACTGATTTTATTGATGTTTCATAATTTACTTCCAACCAAGCTTTAATTTCTTCAAGTTCATCCTGTCTGTAATATACAGTTACTGATACGGCATTATCAGACCAGTAAGTTTGAAGTTTTTTAACAAGGTCAAGCTGCTGTACTGCGGTCATATTTTTAGCTACAACACAATTACCGCCCGCATAACACGGAAACTCAACAACTATGGTCGAATGATCTTCTTTACCATCAAAGCCACGAACAAATTCAACATGATACCCAAGATCTCGACAGATATTTACAAGTTTATCCCCAGATCCCATTCTTACTCGGCGAATATAAAATGGCGAATAAGCCGGGTGTACCCCGGGTGTTGACCCTGCAAGAAGGGATAGAGTACCTGAAGGTTTAACAGTGGTTAACTTAATAGATTCAGGGTATCCCTTGTGTTTAGACCATTCTTTATCAAACTTACGTAAAGCTTCGTACCCTTTGTCTAACCACTCTATTTTTTCATCAGTACACTGACAAATACCTGTAACACCGAGACCCAATCTCATGTTTTTATGAACGATTTTATTTGTTTCGTCGTGTATAAACGGCATTGCCGCAGTTGCTTTTTGTGTTTTATAAAGAAGTGTTGCGCATTCTACCAACTCTTCTGCAGAAGTAATATTGTTTAGATAAAGTTCTGAAAGGTTGCAACATTCATAGGAATTTAATGAAATTTCTGCACAAGGATTAGTACCCAAAACATTATCTTCATCAGTAGGATAAAGTTTAGACTTTTTCATTTGCCCGTCTTTAAGGCGGCCATATTTTTGAGATAAAGGCAAATTAAAGAATCCATACGGTTCCCCTTTTGCAAACCCTGTTTCTTTATCAGTTACGTAACCGTTAGACCATATTTCACTAGAAATATGGGAAAAGTCATCGGCATATATCGTGTTATTAGACATAGCTCTCCAGTTTGGAATATTACCTAATGACCAGTTTTTAGCTCTAAGATAGAGATAATCATCAGGGTCACCTAAAGCTATTTGTGCTGAGCGTCTTACGTTTCCAGCAACTACAATCGAACCAATTATATTACAGATATCTAATACATCGGTAGAGCGAAGTTTTTTACCTTCTCTTTGTTGAAGTATTTGAGAAATTTTACCGATACCTTCAATTAAAATACCCGGTCCAGATGCTGTTCCACCAAAACCGGTTATTCTTTCACCGGCCCCTCTTATGAGAATAGTGGAATAAGAAAATGATTTACCGGTATTATAATATGCCTCTAGCACCTTACGAAGTAATTCAACCCACCCTGAACGAGAATCAGGTACAATAAAATCTGCGTCTTTAGTACATTGATGTTCTACAGTTACTCCTTTTTTAATCTTAGGTAGTTCATGAATATCTTCTCTACGAATAGAGAAGCCAACACCACCACCAAGCATTAAGTTTTCAAATATAAAAAGAAAAGTCTTTGGGTCATTAATAGATACATACCAGCAATTCAGTAATGAATTAGCACCAAACTTTTTTACAGTCTCTGTACCAAGCTGCCAAAGCATACGCCCTGCAAAATTGCATTTAAGATTAAAAATAAGGTCGTATAACCTTTGTGCTTCAGCCTGAGTATAATCAGCTCCAATTTCTTGTGCTCCATTAATACAACGAGCCACTGTCTGCCACCATTCTTCCGTTTGATCTGTACCCTCTAATTTACGAGCGTATGTTCTTTTATACACTATATAACCTAACCCATTAAAACCCCATGGTGGTGTTTTATCTTGGTACTGCTTTAAAAATGGTTCGGGTAAAAGATCAGAAACGTATGTAGCCATAAATGTAAATTAATTTATGCCAGTTTAGCCACAAAAGCTAGAATTGCTACAAATATTAGTGCTTTTTATTCTTTGGAAGAGGTTTCCAATTAGCCGATGGCTTTGAATCGTTGTATCTACTACCCCCTGGCAATTGTGTATTTTTGTTAGTGAGATTTACTTCAAAATTTTCTGTACCTTTTGTACTAACCGGTACTGGTTTAATATCGATATCTCCTTTACGCTTAATACTATCAGGTACTGGCCCTGTATTAACGCCATCTTCCATTAATTCAAACGATTCAATAGGTACTGTCATCGGGTTGCGATATAAACCAGGGGCGTACTCTATTATTACATCAGCGTAGACACAATCTGGAGATTCAGTCCCGCCGCGATAGTTTTGGGTTGTTGTAGGGTAAATACTTTTTAGAGCACTAATTCTTAAATTAAGATCAAAGTTTTCATCCATACAACTTCTTATTAAATCAATAAACCCTTTAGCCTTACCTTTAAAGAACTCAAGATTAAGACAATCTTTGCGAAATCTAACACGATCCCCGATTAGATACCCACCTTGTTGATAACGTTCTAGTAAATTCTCGTATAAAAGATTAAATTGTGTTTCCATGTGAATCATTATTATTTATGTGTTCTAGCCCTAAATAATAGTGTAAAATGGCTATCAAAATACAGACTCTTGAAAAAATAGCAACCGAGATCAATACGGACTTCTTTTATAAAGATTTAACCTTAGATGTTTCTCAAACAAAAATAATACAACCGGGCTTCGAAAACTCGGTTCCTGGTTCCGATATTCAAGCTAGTTTTGATACAAAAGCTATTATTAACTCTCTAACAAATCTTTTCAATACTCTACCGGGACAAAGATTCTTGTTTCCGGAATATGGCTTAGATTTATATCAGTTTTTGTTCGAACCTATAACTGAAACAACAGCTCAAATGATAGGTAACAAAATGCACACAGCTATTAAAAAATTTGAACCAAGAGTTATTGTAAGAAAAATAATAGTAGATGGTAAGCCTGATGAAAATGCTTATATAATATCAATATTTTTAGAAATACCTGTACTTAGAACCAATTTTGAAACACTTTATAACTTTGACTTAAAACGTCAATCAATAATTTCTATACCTACATCTCGTAACAAATAACAAACATGAAAGATCAGCAAATACAATCAGACTTTACAATCCCTAAAAACGGCTACGCTGCGTTTGACGCTCTATCATTAAGACAGTTAATCATAGACAGATTAAGTGAAAACAGTAATTTTACAGATCAAAACTATATAGGTAGTAATCTTGCTTCAATTATTGATATCATATCGTATTCTTATCATACATTAATATATTACCTAAATAAAACTTCCACCGAAACATTGTTTTCTGAAGCGGAGTTATATGAAAATATAAATCGTATTGTAAAACTTATTAATTACAAACCTGTAGGGGATCAGACAGCAACTCTTTCTTTTGAAGCATCAGCTAAAAGCTTTTTACCTATAGGTAGCTACACTATACCTCGTTATAGTTATGTTTTTACAAACCGTACTCGTTATTCGTTTGTTGAAGATGTAAATTTTTACAAACCACAAGAAGGAGTTGTTTATTTAGAAGACTTATCCCGACGTAAACTTTTATTTGAAGGTACTTGGATTGAACACCCAGCGTTTGTAGCTACAGGGGAAAATTTTGAAACGTTTGTAATTAATACTAAAGATATTGTTGATTACAATAATTTAGACGTTTATATAAAACCTAAAGCTCAAAATTCATATATAAAATATGAACGTACTGCTAACATTTTTTACGAAACAAATACGTCTATGGTATTCGAACCAAGAGTAAACGAATATAAACAAATAGAATTAAAATTTGGTAATAGCATATACGGTAATAAACTAAACGAAGGAGATATTGTACAGGTTTATTATTTAGCAAGCACCGGTAAATTAGGTGAGGTCGGTCCTTACGCATTACGCCAAACATCATTAAACATCTTTAATACCCCGTTGTTTAATCAGGTATACAATGACACCCAAAAACAACAACTTAATAGCTTAAATTCAAATTTAGCAAATAACTTTATTCTATCAAACCCGCAAGGATCGACTCCATTTTCATCTGCAGAAGACGTTGAAGAAATTCGTACAAACGCACCAAAAAGTTTTCGGTCTGCTAACAGACTTGTCTCTCTAACTGATTATGAATCTTTTATAAGAGAAAGATACTCTTACCTCTTAACGGATGTAAAAGTTATAAACAACTGGACCTACCTAACAACGTATTTGAAGTACTATAAAGATATCGGGTTACAAGATTTAGATAAAACCGATAGACCGCTTTTTAATCAAATTTATTTTGCAGATTCATGTAATTTTAACAACATTTATATCTTATTAGCCCCAAGACTACAAAACGGTACAGTTAACTTTGTACAACCTAGTTTAAAACAATTAATAATCGATGCATTACAAGAACGTAAAACTTCAACCTCAGAAATTGTTTTTGTAGACCCTGTTTATAAAGCTATAACATTTGGCGTAACAAATACTTTTGGGGATATTGACTTAGAAAATGAACAAAGCTGTAAATTAGTTATAAAAAGAGATCTAAATGTAGCTATAGATGATAGTTATATTAAAAATAGGGTAATAGAGGTTATTAAAAGTTTCTTTACATCCAGTAGAATGTTCGGGGAATTGCTCGACTTAAGACAGCTATATAGTGATATCGTTTCTATCGATGGGGTGTCTGATGTTTACACACAAAGAGTAACAGAAGACGAACAAACAATTATTACATCAGGTTTATCGTTTTTTGTTTGGAACCCAACATACCCGGAAAGAGATAAACAAGTTGTTAGTACTAACTATAAAGTAAAAGATTTTGAGTTTGTGTACTTTTACAACATTGATTATATTGTAAATAAAGTTGAGCTTGAAACAAAAAATATAACGTATCAAGTTCTAGAATACTAGAATCATGTTACAAGCACTTATATATACAAAGTTTAGAACAGGCTATACAAATTTTACAGAATTTGTATTTGAAAGTCGCTCTGTAACAAATACTTCTATACAAAAATATCTTTGGGTTATAAGTGACGGTACTTCGTATCATAATACCCCTAAAATTACGCATAAATTTTTTAATAGTGGTACCTATACTGTTAGGTTAACTATTTGGGACGAAGAAAATAAACAACAAAGCACCACTATTACTGTTAGTGTACGTCAATTTTTAAGTGACACAATATATTTTGACCACATACCGGATTATTTTGTTGGTTCGGGTCAAAAAACAGATACTCCTATAAAGGTAAGCTTTACAACCACTATAACTGGAAGAGACCCTGTTATATCCCTATATGCTGATAATTCTAGATCAATCCCGTATAATGCACCAATTAAACCAACCTGGAACCAATTAATTCCTCGATGGATGTTTCATGATTTAAGTGGTAATGTTGTAACAGAATTAACTGCCACAAATTATACCCCTGTATATTTTGAAAATATATTAATTGGTTATAAAGGTTCAGTTAACTTTTATTTTACTGAAGATATAGGTATTAACGATCCGTATTTAGAACAACCAACAGTAATTTTTGCTACATTAAAAACTACCACTCAAGAAAACGATCGTTTAAACAGCACTCAAAACACCATACAAAAAGCAACATTTTGGTACACGGATAAACCCCTACCAACACACTTAAAAATTTCAGAAACGGTTATTAGTAATATCTACCAAACAAAGTGGTCAGGAATAAAAATTCCGTATTTAGTAACATTAGCTTGGAATAGAGAAGGTTATAAAATAAACAAAAATACACCACAAAATGTAGACTATTACCCCGTTAACATTTTAAAACGACAAAATGATACAATAAATTTTTCTTACCCAGACTCTGATACACCATCCTTATCTTTAAACAGAAAGGTTACAAACACGTTTAATACGTACACATCATCAGCCATTAAAACCGCAGAAACATCTAGCGCGTTTTTAACGGGTATTTGGGGTAATTATTCTTTGTCTTCTATTACGCCAACCAGTGTTAAAATTGATTTTTTTATTAAAGAAGAAGTTATACTTGAAGAATATCCAAACATCCCTGTACGGTTTTATAAGCACAATATACAGGGGCTACCTGTAGCGGGGTTTGCTTTCGATTCTGTAAAAATATATTCACCGGAAAAGCGAGCAGTTACATTAAGCGCAACGCTTATGATACCTGCAACATCATACAAACCAAGCTTTTTTAATACGACGTATTTAAATGTATATAACCCGGAGGTCAAACTCGTAAATAAAAACTTTAATTTACCACATACAAATAAAAGTATAGTACATAATAAGCTAATTTATGATAAAGTTTTAGAAACTGAATGGTTAGAATCTACCGACTTAGAAAAAACTTTTACTTCTAAAACAACAGCATACCCTACCCTAAATACCCCTCATAGTGTTGCGTATGACCCCGTCGATCGAATTTATTGGGTTGCAGATCCAGACACAAATAATATATATCGTCTTAACAAAGATCATCAAGTGCTAACAGCTATAAGCCTAATGTCATACTTTGATACGGATCCTAGATATCTTAACAAGAATAAACGACCGTTTGATCGTAGTGCTCCCTTACAGGTAAAACTTGATAAAAATAGAGATGTTTGGGTAAGTTTTTATGATGAACTAAGACTTATAAAACTTAACAGAGATGGAGACATTTTATTTAGAACGGCACATACCTCTATTAATAAAGACGCACCACCTGTTAGCGAACCACTTAAAGAAAGAAACTTATCAGTTTACTCTTTAATTGATACGGACAGCCAAAATAATATTTGGAGTACCCATACAGAATACCTATATAATGAGCTTCGTAAGTACAGTTCAACGGGTAGTCTACTTTCAACTATTATTTTACCAACAATTTATAATCCTACTTCTATCTATATTGATAGAAAAGATAACGTTTGGTTAACAGTAGCCGTTACACCATACTTAATAAAACCGTCTCAAGATCGTTACGGTCATTATTGGGACTGGTTTAATTTACGTCCTAGTAAAAATGCCCCCTTAAGATGGAGAGATACAAGATTTGTAGGTTTAACAAACTGGGTAGTAGAAAGAGAAATTTACCCAGCTGGTATGTATCCAAAAACTTGGAACCGAGAAGCGTTTAACGGGGAGTCTTTAAAAACGAATTATACATTTTCTGTATCGTATTCAGCTCGTACATCACCAGTTAGCTCTCTCAGTTCTATAATGCCTGATATAACTGCTCGCGGGGTAGATTATAGGTTTGAAATAATGAGATTATCATCTATTACAACACCGTTCTTGTCTACCTTTGTAGCTCATATACCTGTTTCTGGTATTAATGTAGTTACTTCTCTTGAAACCCAAAGCATAATACCGCCAATTACTGCTAACATAATAATGACAATACCTTCATACATTAATAGGTATTGGCCCGGTCTATACAACACTGAAACAGATTATATTACCGCAGGTACTAGAATAATGATTGAAGTACCACAACAAAGAAAAGCTTACAATTACTTACCAAAATCTTTAGGTTACGGGACCACCCGGGTTAATAGACCTTCAGCAATTACTACTAACCCACTTAACAGTGCTACTACAATACAAAGAGTTACTGCCATGAACCCTAGTTACGATGTGGTATATTTAGAGGGAAACAGAGCACTTATTTTATTTACAGCAACTTTAGACGAACAGCTTCGAAGTGCAACATACCCTGTATCGGCTTTACCTCTCGCTAGTATTATACCCGGTTATGTACCAGGTCTATTTTTTAGAATTTATAATTTTGATTACTATACTCAAAACGTTTATAGTTTTGCAAATACGTTTACCGAATATGCAAACTACCGGTACAATACTATTACAACAAGTAGCGGTACAAATATATCTACTAACTTTTTTACGTCTCCGCTTTATGCTAGCGAAAACGACCTTACTACTAATCAGATTAGTTCAATTAATGACCCGATTACAAGTGTTCGTCAGGTTATACCCGGCAACTATGGCAGTATATATTGTTTTAACTCTGCGGGCGATTTAGTTAAAAACTACACTAAAAAATTTGAACGGCCCGAAAGTATTATTTCAGATAATACAAATAAGATATGGTTTACACATAACTATAACCATTTTACAGTCCTCGATCCTGTTACAGATTATTACCAAACATGGAAAATAGATACAGATACTGGTTATATCTTTACGGTTACTAAAATACTAAGTTCCGAATTAGAGCCTAACAGCACAACTAATAAAGAGCACGTCTTCAATAACGGCATTAGAGGTTTGCATGTAGATATGTTTAACAGAATTTGGCTAGTATCAAACGACAAACAAAAAATATATACATTTTATGCCCCTAATTTAACAAAGAACTATAGATCCTATAACGCGAATTTACGTAATTCTCTAAATGAACGTCATAGACTTACACAATCCTTTGGAGATCCTACAGGTAACGTTTGGTTCCAAAAATACGTTATACCTGAAGTAGAAAAAACATCGATGTACTTACTCACCGGTCAAAGTAACACCTTTACCGTAAACCCACTACAAAATCAACACTACTACCGGGTTAAAAACGAAAGTTTTGATGCCGCTGAACAAATAAGGTCATATGCTTTACCTGAAATCTTAAACCAAAATACAGTGCTGTTTGAAGACTTTTTTGGTTCTATTTTAGGTAATGTAGACGATAGCAGAGAAAATATAGGTAGAGTATTATTCGAAAAAATTGCTAACTTTACCCGTTATCACAGTGATATTGATTATGCCAATATAGACGGTTTATACAGCTTAGGTCAAATGCTGGACGTTGAAATTGAACAAGGTCTGTCGAAACTAAAACTACCCGCTGAAATTAAAAGATTAATAAATACGGTATCCATACCGTTTAAAAAACTTTTTGGTTATTCTGCAAAGAACACTGAATTAAGCACAGCTTATTTAGAACCTATTAATACTACGTATTCTTTTGTTACTGCAGGGGAAATACTTCTTATTAAAGAACCTATAACACGCAGTCAATTTACCTATATTGTACCTGTTTCAACAAATTCTGCAGGCTTCTTTTTATCTACAGACACACCAATACCATACTCCATTTTAAAAATACCACAATTGCAAGATTATATGTTTGATGTATTAGAAATATATAGAGTTACATATTCAAACACTAATAATTTAAATAATACGTTTATAGATTGGAACAATCCTTCTACTGTTTTATTGTCTAGTACTCAAGTTAATGACTGGTATAAAGACGAAGGGGTAGTGGAAGAAATGTTTAACTACGTTTTAACCAAAAACTTACTAACATAAATATCTTAAGGCATGGAACCTATAACACATAAAAAAAACATACCTTTGCCTTATAAAGAGTGGTTACTTTATAATCCTAATGTAAACACCAAACAAAGCTTTTATCTATATAATCGCTACGTAAAAGAATGGTATGAGAGTAATAAGACAACAAAACTCGTTACTGACGGTTTGTACGTTTTACGTCAAGAATATCTTGACCTACTTTCAAAAATACAGGTTTTCTTTTCAGATGAAGAAACTGAAAAATGGTATTCTACTATAGATCTTGATAGCGAAGACGAGCTTATACTTTCTATACCTTATTTTAGTCGTAAATTAAAAGATATTGCAGTCTTTTTTACCGAACAGAGAGAAGAGCTTAAAGGTATTAAGACTAAATCTGAAGTAGCAGGCACGAACAAAGGGTTAGAAAATATACTTTACGGTTATATTTTAACTGCTTTTACAAAAAAGAATTATGCTGTTAATGTAGCAGGAACATACTTTTATAATCAGATACCACAATTAAGTGCAATATCGAATCGTTTTAAAGTAAGTGTAGAAGAGCTTTACGATACCCATAACTACTTTGATATTTCCCCAAATCAACCCATTACTAATTATTTTGATTTAACTTCCAGTAAAACTCAAGAATTTTTTAATAGTAAAAATATAGATATAAACGATCTCAACTGGCTTTATAGTACAGGGGTAAATACGACATTTTTTACAGAATTAGTAAATTCTGTACGAAAGAAAAAGTTTTCCGGTTCTTCAACATTTATTGTTGATGTTATTAAAGAAGCAAGTCAAAAAGCAGTAACAACAACTAATCAAACTTTAGACTTTAAGCCCGGTAGCACACTTTTTTATTGGACAACAAGTTTTGATAATATAAATCCAAACTATGAAATAATAACTGCCCCGGTAAAACTAAACGAGAGCGACTTTTTATCAGCCCCCACAACACCTACCCTACGGTTTCCTTTTGTTGATAAAATTTATAAGGTCACAAAATTAGATATTGAAGGGGCATGGCTTGAAGAATCTTCTCAAAAGAAATTACAAACATACATGGTAACAAACTTACCTGTTGGTAAGCAAGTAAAATTCAAGTTTCCATACCCTGGCTTTGGTTTAATCGGTGAAGGACTACCTTGGACTGGTCCTAGTTTGGTAGAAAATTCGTTGATTTTTACAACACTTGAACCTGAAGAAAAAACAGAGATATTAAAACAATACTGGAGCTACACTCCCACAACAACATCATTTGACCCGTTATATATACAAGACATAAACGTTTTTAGAGCTAATGCTACAGAGCAGTATTCTGAATCAGATAAAATATTATTAAACACCCAAAGCAGCGCCGTAAATTCTCATCAAGAATATTGGTATTACGCCGGTAATAAAACTGATTTATCTATTGTAGGTGGAGAAAATAGAATATATTGGCCGATTTTTAAGTTTACAGATGAAGATATTGAAAAAGAAACTATACCTTTTACGATAACAGACAACTGGTGTACACCGCGACTATTAAACGAGATAAAAATACCATATGCAACTGCTGCTACTGAATTTAAAAAAGGGGATGTTATCTACAAAATACCATACCCGCAAGCTACAACAGAAGAAGCTACAGAGGTTGCATGGCTTTCCTCAAAAAACTTAAGTGACTACCAAACAGATTATACAAAATACAGTAAAGCTGACGGCCCTCAGCAACCTAGTTTTACAGCCCGCTTTAACGCAGGGGACTATACACCATTTATTTGGAATTCTGTTGCAGCTATAACAGCTGTACCGCTTTCTTCTGTTTTTAAAACCATAGAACATTCTCTAGATTGTGAATATCTTCAACTTGACCGTAAAGAAAAACTCTACGAGATTTCTGTTTTAAAATCTTCTAAAAACACTTTAACTCCTTTTAATGCCTGTAATTGTAAAGCTGTAAATTTTTCACCGTTTGGTCACCCCGGGCAAAAATTTACTGATTATAATAGTAGCGCGGATTTTATTGTTCTTGATGATAGATACTTTTCTGCAGCAGGAGCTGAAAGCGGTTTTCCGTCAAAGTTTAATTTAGCTGAATGGTTATTAACGTACCCGCAAATGTATGGTACAGATCATGAAGGGTTAAGTGCTCTTAGTAGTCTTTTTGTGCCGTTCTATAGAACAATTTCTGCAGACTTACTGGATGTCGATAAGAAAGAAAAATATTACTATATACAGGGCCCTTCTCTATTTGCTGTAATGAGTAGTATACGAGATTACGGGCTTAATAATTTTGCCTGGTATCAGTTAACCCCTAATAACGATGATGTAGGATGGAGTTACGGTAAGTGGGTTAATTTTGGTGGGGAACCTTCAACTATGGCCTTAAGTGCCGGTGCCCGTTACTATTATTTTAGAAATAATCTAAAAAGAAGCCCAGAAGATATAAATTTACAACTACCGTATTATGTTGCAAAGTACCGTCAAGGTGATATAGGAGCTGACTCTATATGGATTAAAGCTGTGTTATCTGCAGATGGTACTTGGAGAACTACAAATCTTACTTCTGATATGGTTTTTAGCCCCGGTGAGTTTTATATATACGATCATAAAAATAGTTACAGTGTAACATATAGACAAGTATCATCAGTATTTACCGACTCGCCAACGGCTACAAAGGTGTCAAACACTATATGGAGCGATTACGATTATGTAACCCCTGATGAGTTGGTTAACTTTTTAATTCCTAATGAACCGAATGTAGCTGTATATACCGGTCAACGCCAAAATTTAAATAGTATTCAATATTTTAGAATTTCAGGTGTTGATTGGCAAATAAGATTAACTGAACCACCATCTGATTATACAGGTCCAACAATTTTTAATTATACATCTCCCCCAGGGCAAATCCCTGCAAACTATGGTGTAACATTACCTTTTGTGCCGGTAACAACCGGTAAATACTCAATACAGAGTCTTACAATAAGACATTATGCGGGAAGCAGCTATGGTACAGTTACCTTTACACCAGCATGCCCTGCTGTTACATGTATTCCGTTGCAACGAGAAACAAAAGTCGACGCAGTTAGAGAATACCCTAAAGCAAACTTTATGTTAAATGTACCCGTTTCCGGATGGGATATTTGTGCATATAGACCGTTAAGCTCAGCCCCTCACATGAAACCGTTTTGGGTAAAAACAGCCCCTGCTAACGGCTTACTTGTTCAAAATAATGAATTTGAATTTGTAGATGAATATAATTTTTATTCTCAACCGCGACCAGCAAACGATTATATCTACGGGGGTCAAGAAATTTCATACACTAACGCTGGTAACAATATTATAAACTGGATACAACCAATCTATTACAACTTAACAGACAATTCTAAAAAATGGAAAAAAATAAACATTGTTGTAGATAAAAATATACCAATAACTGAAAATACTAACTATAGTGATTATCTAACAAAAGCTACAACTACATACCCTACCCCATGTATATCAGACATGGTAATCGAACAAACAAACGCCGGGGAGATGGTAAAATATGTATTTTTTACGTCTAAAACAGACTTATCTATTAATTTTACACTCAGTACTATTAATCCTAACTTCTTATACGTTTCTGGTAGCAATGTTAACGCAATTACCGGTACTCCCTTTACACCTGATTTTGATTACGCTAACTTAACTAATGCTCACTACCCCACGATCGCAAGCATTAATAATATTAATTCTCTTTTTTCTCACGAAGATCTTGGAGGTTATTTTACCTATAAAAATCTCGGCTTACTCAAATATGCCACAAACAACATAAAAACAAAACCAATAAACACGTTTGAAGCTCCAAATATTTCTGCATCAAACTTTAGTAATAGTTACGGTATTGCAAGCCGTGGCCTATCAAAAGAAACACTCAGTGGTGGTTATGTCTATGATACAACAAATAGTAGTTGGCTTAAAGAAGCTCCGTACGTTTCAACTAGTTTAACAAGTCCTGAAATAACAAAAACATATCCGAAATTCTTAGGTTATCAGGCCAAAGAAGAATCATCCCGAGTTTCTAACACCGGGGTTACAACTACAAAAACAAGACAATCCCCCTGGAACGGCCCAAAAAATGATACATGGGTAGTTTCGAAAAACTTTAAACCAGATTTTCGAGGGCTTATTAATACAGATTACTGGAAGACAAATCAAATAGGCTACCTTGACGATAACATTCTATATAAATGGACAACTGACATTTACGGAAATCAATACAGTCTTTATAAACCAAATATTACCAGTTCGTTAAAAGAACAAAAAATTGTTGAAGGGTCTGTATGGGTAAAAAATCTGGGTGACGATGTAAAAACTGCGTCGTTTATGTTATCGTCTATATATGATAATTTCAAATATACAACTCTACACAAATATCTAACTAGCAACGAAATACAAGACATTGAAGTTTTTTATGATGTTTTGTTCCTCTTAATGAAGGGAGGAATGATATTGTTACGTCTAGATTATGATTATGAAAAAGGCGTCTTTAAGAATATACTCGAAGATTCTAACTTTATAGACTACGAAAAAGAAAACGGTGCATTGCAAATTGAAGTACCAACTTCGATACCTACAGGGCTACTTTTACAAAACGTTGAATTCCCACCACGTATAGTTAACAAAATATCTATTACAAATATGCTTATAGATAAGTACGGAGATTATGTTACATACTGGACACTAAAACATAATACCCCTGCCTCTATTAATAAGCTAACAGTTGATACACTATCGGGAATGGAAACTGAAATTTTCTGGGGAGATGGTTACTCGACGAAATTCGCTGGTACTACTTCATCTTCAGCTCATGAATTCTCAATACCCGTTCTTAGCCACAACATGCCTCCTGAAGGAGTACTTTCCGGGGTTAGTATTAAAACCAATAACAGTGCACCGGTTACCATTGTCTGGGGAGACGGAGAAGCCGATTTTGATGCATATAACGATGAAAAATATAAACACACGTACATCTACTCTGCAACATTCACTACAATTACAGATCACTTTTTAAAGAAAAACTCTAAATTTAAACTCTTTAAAACAAACGGCATACTACCCGATTTAGACTATGTTGTTACGGACGTTTTTAACTCAAAGACATTTGTTGTCTCTGGTGTTAATATACCACAAGCTTATGATTACAATTTAATTTACGGGATTAACAGTGACTCAAAACCATTTCTAATAGGGTTTGACCCAGTACCTGTTTATAACATTGCTAAATCAAAACACGCAATATTACACACATTTAGCGATTATCGATACATAGGTTCTTGGCTTGAACCTAATGAACAACAAATTTATTTTAGTTATATACTGCCATATTATGACGGAGAAGTATATCAAGGTTTTACTCCAATACTATACGCTTTCAACTTAATAGACTTTACTTACAAGCGGGTTTACCCGTTAAAAGATACTAACCTAACTCAGTTTCAAGCTCTTAAAAACTTGTATATAACAAATATTACATCTACAGCGTTTGCTTATAATAATGATTCTAAAACAGCTGTACTTACATTAATTGTTGATGCTCAGCCTCAGTTAGCAAAAAACTTTAAACCGTTTGCTAAAAAAATTGTTAAAACTGTTTACGGAGTTATGATTAACATATATCTAAAACAAAAACCTACTTTTGAGCTAGACGATATTGAAGTAATACTTCCTTACGAAAACGTAGTACTATTACAAGAAAACAATGATTATATGTTACAAGAGTCGTTTATTACCGACTATTATGATAATTATAATTTAGATGATGGTCACTTTATTGAAGTTGAGCAATAAATAATTTAAATAAATATAATACAACATGGCTGATCTACCTATCTCTCTTTTACCAACGGCTGAAGGCTTAGACCCTGCAGATTTACTACCTATTGTTAATAATGGCGTAACAAAGAAAATAACAGTACGCACAATCGGGGGTACACCTCTAGATTTAGGACCTACAGTAGCAGCCTCGTCAGTACCTGTTGTAGTTGCAACAGATCAATTACCAGTTCCGGTAAGAGAGGTAAATAAAGAAGCTACGCAAGTAAGTTTATCTTTGCTTGGTATTCCGCGTTCTGAAGTAGCTTTAGGTATTTTCGGTGACGTTAATACGTATGATGTTAATCCTTTAGAATGGACAAGTTATCCTCAAATTACAGGTAATTTAGCAAACGTTTGGGGCGTTAAACACTTATCTGCAGAATCAGCAGCACAAATAAGCTGCCCTCTCGGTTTTTATGAACCAGGAAGAGGTATACTTTATTTTTCTCGGTTAACATCAAAACGTTATTTTAGATATCAGCCGGGCCGTGTAAGTTCTGGTACATTTGGCGTCCGTTTAGACACATCATTAGAAGGCGCACCCGCCGGGCTAAGTAAAGCCACAACCATTGACGATACAGATGCTGGTGGTGAGGGTGTGAGTATTACAGTATATAATCGCAACTCAACATGTAAGAAGTGGGGATGTTTTGATAACTTAAACGGTTATTATTTTGAAGCTCGCGGAGACGGTAACCGGGACAACTTTTTAGTAGTCAGACGTACAAATTCGATACCACCTAACCCCATTTATGCACGACCAGGTCAGTGGTCACCTGATGTCGTTACAGGCAGTCATCCAAACGCACAAACAGCTCGTCTTTATGCTGGTATTGCAGGGGAACACGCTATTATTGTTAGAGATAAATTAGTATTATTCCATGCTGCTTTGTTTGATACAACAATGCTGGCAACCTCTGCAGATCAAAATCAAAGCCCGCCAAATATAACGTATATTATGCCTTACGTAGGTTATGAAACGGGTCAGGAGTTACCTCCCCCAGATTTAGTTGCGTTTTATGACTACCATTGGAAAAACTTTGGTTCAACAAGTGTAGGACGTACTCGTTGGGATCAATTTTTACAAGATCTGTATTATGCCTGGGCTCCGTTCGACAACGGCAGCGGTGTTGCTAATAAACCAATTGCTGTTAAAAAAGAGTACGCAAACGTTTACGAATACCGTGTTCCGCGTTCATGTTTTAACTTTGACAACATGAACGGAGAGAGCAACCTAAGACGCTGGAGCGATTATTTTGATGGTAACGTTACGGGACAGGTTGTACAAGAGGACGGCCAAGACGTATATGTTCAATCAGTCAAAAATCTCGATTTCACAAAAGTAACTATGTATAAAATTGAGTACAGCTGGTACGGCGCTGTCGGTGCTCAGTTTTTAGCATATGTACCTGTAAGTAATAGTTTAGCTCGCTGGGTACGCATACACCATTTACGAGTATCAAACCAAATCGGGTCACCAAGTTTAGGTAACCCTACTCTACCGTTTACCTATCTCAATATTGGTGGTGCAGGTAACATTGAGGATGGAGATAAAATTGTTCAGCGTGTAAACAAATACGGTGCATCTTACCTTATTGACGGTGGCGATAAAGGTACTGTAAATATTAATACCGTTGCAACAGATAACGAAAAAAGAATTTACCCAGACAGACAAGTACTTACTGTTAACACTTTGAGTGCTAATGAAGTAAATAACGGCATTGTCGATCTTAATAATTTACAAAATAATGAAGTTGTAAACTTCTTATCTGGTGTTGAGGTCCGTCCAATAGAAGGCACAACAGGGTTTGAAACAAGAGGTATTTTCTCAAGTTGGCATATTGGTGCACGCTTGTACGGCACCGACATAAACGGTAATCAAGTTTATCCAGGTGTATCGATTAGTGATATATCTCACGATGGTCGTTTGGCATTTATTACAGAGAACAAACCTGTCGGTGTTTCAGCTGTCAGTGTTCAGCTAACAGCAGTAACAGGTCGTGGAACACCTGTACTAGGTATTCGTGTTAAAAATCAAATTAACAATATACGTAACCGTTCCCAGGTTTATCCTACCCGTTTAAGTTTTGGTACAAGTAAGCCTGTCTTACTACAACTTGTAAAAAACCCGTATTTTGCATCCTTGTCAGGTATCGCATCTCCATCTAATCTACTACCAGCGTTTATATGGCATACCTCTCAAATAAGTGTGGATGGAACGACACCTGCACGATCACTAACCGTAAACGCTACAAACCCTGGCCCAGGGCTTCAAGCAGGTATAGATTACCATTCATCTTGGAACTACATAACACAAGGCGGGACACAATACGGTCCGTATGCATATTCAATTCCTCCTCTAACAGCTAGAGCGTGGAAAGAAGGCTTATCAAGATTTGATCTAGTAAATAAGTGGACAGCAGCATTTGAAATACCTGCTAGTACAGAAGAAGTACTCTTTTCAACAGTGGTATATTTTAACAGAAACAACTGCGTTATCCCGCTTATTCGAGAGAATCTAGGCAAAGCCGTGCTTGGTTCATTCTATGGCATTAAGGGTATACTAAAACTTAAATCGTTTGGCTGTGAGGATTTAAGTAGTGAAGCCGATGTATTAGAAGATAACTATCAGCTAATTGGCGGTATACCGATGTTTAATGCTACCTTCTCCTTTAGAAGACTCGCTGCAGGTAACCCTAAGACAGTAAATGGATGTAACGACGAGAGTGATTACGACGGAGTCGGGCAAACGGGTGTCAGACGCACATTAAAACGTGGGGCATTTATACCTGAACTACCTATGAGAGGGGATAGTGAAATTATTTATAATGCTTCAACAGCTGCATGGCAAGAAGATCGACCATTAATAGCTGTAGAAGAAGATATATATGAGCAGAGAACACCAGTACCAGCCACAGGAGAGGTATTAGCTTCATTTAACGTTGCAACCGGCGGCGTTGATCTAGATCTATCACCATACTTTGGCTTTGACAAGCAATATCTATCTTTTCCGCTTGTAGAAGGTGGAGACCCTGATATGTTATTCTTAACAGCACGTGCACTCGACGGTAAGGATACAATAGCTGTTGGTGGAGGTAGCATGACATGGGAGGAACAGTAGTCCATGGCAGATACCAAAGTAACAGTACCGTTTAATAGAAAATATTTACCCGGCGAAAATACAACATTTACAAAAATAGCTATTTCTGCTGTTGTACCGGGTAGTGCTACGGTAATTGCTACTGAAAAAAACCACGGTTTATACGGAGATTTAGACGTAATTACCGTTTATGATAACGGTACTAATCCTTTTATAAACTTTATTGAGTATCCTGCAACCGTGATTGACGGTCGTAGATTTAGTATACCTATTGATACAACAAATTACACAACACTTTGTAGTAACGGTTATATTGTAAAACGTAGCTCTATAGTCGGGCCGGTTCGTAAAAAACAAAATTACAAAGATGTCGCTCTTTCTATTAATTTACCTATAGACCGGTATATAATAATTGAAAAAGAAAAAAACGATTTTGGTATACAAACAGAAGTAGATATATCAATGTTAGGTATACCTCGGGAAGAAGAAACATCAACACAAATTGAAGAGGTAACAAGGTACGGTATCAATTCAGTGATTTGGCAACACCGTGGCTGGTACACTATGTCATACCCGTGGGGTGAAAGTAGTACGTGGTTTAACTCTCCAAGAACAATAACACCTGAGGTATCCGCCGCTATTGATAAATATGTACTACCTGATTTTCCGAACTATTATCGCGGCACTGGTTTGCAGTTTCGCGGAGACGAATCCTGTGTTGAGCTTTTTGTAGAGTTAGCTGCAGAAAGTGCTCCTTATTTTCTTGGTCCACAGATCGAGTCTTTATTTCCAGGCCTGCACCCTGCAGGTTTCGGTTTTCAAATGCTGGAAACTCAAAGATCATTTAAGTATCTACCGGGCCGCGCTAATGTATTTACGTTCGGTATTAAAGCTCGTGTTGACAACGCCTATAGTTTATCTGATGAGCAGGTTTTACAAGCGTATGAATTAGGTAATGAAGATTTTTATGAAAGCCCTCCAGGTAATATCACGCGTTGGGGTGTAGGTAACGCAAGTGACGCATATTATTTTGAATTATCCGGTAATGGAAGACAGGGTACGTTAAGTGAAGTGGCTTTTTCTGTTAACCGTCGTAGACATTACCGCGGGGATAGTAATTTAACGGTAAAAACATGGGGCATACAGACCGACTATAACAATGTTCAATCAACAAGCACATTAGGTACATACCCTGATGATCCATTTTATTGCGTTTCACCGGCCGCAACTAAATTTGTTAGTATTGACCCGGATGCGCCAGAGTTAACTAAAGTCTATCAAAAAGACTTTAAGAATGATACAGTTGATGGCAAAGGCCCCTCAGGATCGGTTATAGATTTTGATAAGGTAACAATGTACAAAATAGAGTTTAGTTGGTACGGTGCAGCTGGCGCTAGATTTTTTGCATACCTTAACCAAGATAATGACAAGGCTGAATGGGTATGTCTACACGAAATTGAAGGCGGTCAGTTATTTAAAGAACCGGTTTTAAATAGCCCGGTAATGCAAATTAAGTATTTTACTTTTGCACGAGCAGGTGCACGGGTTTCTCTTAAGAAGTACGGTGTTTCGTCGTATATTGAAGGGGCCGACGAAGGCACAATGATACAAAATACCCGTTACACTGACATTTTAAAAGAAGTAAGTCAAGACCCGGTACCTCTAGTAGGTATTTCAACAACAGATGCAATAAAAAGCTCATTTGGTGAAATGATACCTAATAGTAAGCTAATATTACCGTCCCTTATTAATATTAGTACATCTGAAAACTGCTTAGTAGAAGTAGTTTGGAAACCAACAAGTAACTTGGTACAAGGTATTACAAAAGGCGCGGAGTTGCAACCACTTAATATACCACACCCGTCAATTTCTGGAACTATTTTAGCAAATAACCCTGCAGCCTTTTTTCTCTTATCTGCAGAAGATAGCGGTTATACAGGTTACGATGAAACAGACTCAGCAGGAGCACACGAAGAATGGGGAGCGTACAATTTACGGGCCTTATCGGGTACATTTGGTATTTCAGGTTCAGCAGCCCGAGAAGTTTTAGTTGGAGCTCGTATTTTTCAAAGCGATACAAATATTGCATGTAATAGATTTCAATTTAAATGGTGGGACCCATTTGCAACATCTGACGATTACCCAGGGGTAGTAGGTCTATGGTCTGATTCTAGATTACCGCCCGGTAAGGTTGAAGATAATGATTTTGTTGTTTACGATGAAAGAAACCCAACCGGGGACCCCTGGGTTAATTCCCCTCGCACTAGAACAGGTATTTTTAATACCTATATTTCTGCTGTAGGAGACTTTGACCCTACAAAGGGACCTGATGACTGGTTTAAAACATGCGTAAAAGGAGACGTAATATGGCTGTCTAGCCCATTAAGTGGCTGGGCAAACATGAATATGTTCAATGAACGTATGCCCGGGGGTTACGGTATCGGGGCTGAAACTGGAACAACCGGTCCTCATACCGTATGGGAGGATCAGGCGACTCTTGGACCCGAACTAAACCCTACAAATTCATCTAGAAACAATTTTGGTCATGCGTTTGTCAGTGTATACCCTTATGTAACCGGGTCTATGTTTGAATTTAATTTAGAAATACTTGACCGCCAGGCAATATCTCGCGAAACCTTTAATGGTAAAGAGGAGTATTGGATTAGCTGTAATTTAGGGTCTTCCCATCAAGGACCGTTAAGAGAAGATCGCTATTACGCAAATACACCTACATACGAAGGTTATATAGGTCGTTACTTTTTACGAAATTATGTCCGGTACATTGACAATATGGGCTCCCCTGACCCTACAACTAACCCCATACCGGTTATTTGCACAGAGTTACCACACATGCTTAAGAAAGGGGAAGTATTTACTTTTGTACACGCCGTAGAGCAACCTACTGTGCCGGATAATCAGTTAGCACAAACAAACGATAGAACTAAAAAATACCAAGTTCAAGAAATATTATCAGATTATGCATTTACACTGAAAGTTAATGGATCTTTTGGTGTACCGTATACACAAAATGTTAACACTGTGTATATGCCTTTCTTATTTACAGGGCTTACAAATAGTAAAGTTTATATAATAAAAGATACTTTACCAGATTATATACCTCTTACAAATATAAACGTTTATCCGTACCCTTATAGACCTAGTGTTAATAATGTTAAAAACAGAGGTGCGTTCCCACAATATGGTCTTCCAATTGATAGAGTTTCATTAACTGAAGGTGGAGGACCTACTTTACAAATATATCCTCGAGGTCTTTCAAGAGTAGCCCTTAGAGAACCTTGGTACGATATACGAAACCAAACTGCAAACCAAAGAAAAAATACTAAATTTCAACCCTTCACATACGATGCAGGTCGACCAGGTATTCTTTTCGCTCATGCATCTGCAGTAAACACTCACATGTCTATAGGGTTTCTTCAACCTCAAACTAAAGGTATTGATAATGTTAACGGGTGGAAGGATTTACCACCTAAAGGTAATAGATCAGGTGCTCAACCAAGAGAAATTGGCGAACCGTGGCGTTTAGTTTTTATTGGACATAAAGGAGCAAGTATTAAAGACTGTGTAGTTATATCTGATTACTGGACACAGGATCAACAAACTGTGAGCCCGACATGGATACCACTTTCTTCTGTACGCTTAACACCTGTTGATATTGTTACAAGCAGGATGTTAACCGGTACACCTGGTTTATCGTGTGTGTACCCAGGTAAAAGTAATGCGTTAACCCAGCCTCCTAACTTTGTAGTACTCAAAGACATGCCCGGTACTGCGGCAAAACTAGATTTTCAATCATCACAACCACTTTATGACAAAGGGTTTATAACCGCTTCTGATATTAAAAACGGTAAATATCGCGAAAATATGGCTACTCGTACAATAGCAGCGTTTTACGTACCTAAAGGTGAAGTTATCCAGTATGATATAAGCCCGTATTTTGGTCTTGTAGCAGAATATCTTTCAAATACATTAAAGAAAAAAGAATCTCAGCCATGGAATTCTGTTTATATTACAGCTCGGACCACCGTATCGGGATTTGACATTAATGACTTTAAACCAAAAGACATTGCGGCTACAGGTTACAATTTAAATTCTCAGTTTGGTTTAAATAACGACAGCAGTAACAAATATAAGTTTACTGAATTACAAAGATCGTATAAAAAAATTGGTGTTGGGGATCGACATGTTATTGTTATTGATAATAACAACCAAGTCTTTGTAGCCGGATCGAATAGTCACGGTCAGTTAGGTCTACCACTATCTATACCTAGTGTTTCGTTGTTTAGATCTTTAACAGGATCATTTAAAGACGTTGTATGCGGTAAAAATAACACATTTTTATTATCAGCTACAGAAGATACATGGTTTGTATCAGGAGAAAACGGTTACGGTCAGTTAGGTTTAGGCCATACAAATAATGTTACAGCTTTTACCCCGTTATCAGAAACATTATACACCCAGATTGTACCTGGAAGTGCATGTACATTTGCAAAAACAAGATTTTCTAATCAAAATGTTTGGTACGCAACAGGGGATAACACATACGGGCAGCTAGGAATTGGCTCGTATGGCAATAGTTATACAACATTTCAGAGATTAAATGACCTCAATCCTGCTAACCCCGGTAACTGGAAGGATATAGTATGCGGTAACCAACATACAATAGCTCTTAGCGCCGGGCCTCTATCAAGTGTACCGGTAAGGGTTGTTTCTGTTGTAGAAGATGATGACTTTCCGACAATAACAACTTCTAGAGTTATATCGTTATCCACTTATAATGCATATAGCTGCGGGCTTAATACAAGCGGTCAATTAGGTTTAGGGGATAATAATAACCGCAACCTATTTACCTTAATAGGCAATAACCAAGGTTGGACAAAAGCTGCAGCCAGAGGTAACCACACTTTATTATTATCTTCTGATAATATATATCACGTATTATACGCTACTGGAGACAACCAATACGGTCAGTTAGGCTTAAATTCGTATCAAAACTACAACACCCCTCAAAAGGTTGTTGTTACAAACAAAGATCTTGATGCTATATGCGGTGATACCCACACAGCTATTTTATGCGGTACAAGTTTATTTACTGCCGGTAACAATACATACGGTCAACTTGGTTTATCTGCTGAAAAAGATATAGTTAGTGTTATATATCCTGGTTTTGATGCCTCGCCAGTAACAGTACCGGGTGATATACAGGTTTTTGCTAATGCTAGAGAGGTTATTAGTATAAATTGGAGTACTCCCTTGGCGGGGTTAAGCTCTTTGTATGAAACTGGCCCAGAAACAAGTGTCACGCGTTATACGTTAACGAGTATATCTTTAAGCTTAACAGGGGCAGGTTATGACCCCACCGCTCAGACATTTGTAATGGTCAATAATACCCCTTTAACGTCTCTAAGTGCTAATTTTGCGTACAACGGTACCTTAGATAGATATGGTATTTCGTCTGTATCTTTACCAACAGAATTATCAGGGTTTAAAGTAAATACATACACAGTAACGTTTTCTACTGCAAGTAGCGAAAGTATAACAGTAGCGGCTTTTGGTGCCGCTAGTAGCTATGAATACACCGTACCTAAAAAACTTTACACAGGGGTCATTGGAGCTACAGGGGTTAAGTTATATTGGAACGAGATTAACAGTCGTTGGGAATTACAGCATTTAACTACCGAATTATTAGCTTGCACGGGGTCAACTGAAGATTTATACACATCAACGTGGACTTCAATAAACAATAGACACCCTCTTATTAATAATATTGCATTAATAACTGCCGCAAAAGATAATAGATTTAAGTTAACTCTCGGTCAAGTGTTACCTTTATCAGGATCCCCTATATACTGTGAAACCCGAAGTACGGTACTATCGGCATATTTAAGTAAGGATGCTACATTTGTAAGAAGATTAGTACTGCCGCCTACACCGGTTTATCCAAAAGCTAAGGTATATGCCGGTTTAACATGGCGTGAACAGTAATTAAATATTATTGTGATAATACTACGTAGTAATTTTGCAGTTATAAGCGGTTTAACAGTAGAAGACGGTTACAATTGGGATCGAGGGCTACCTGTATCTTTTAAACCTCTAGAATCTATAAACAATTTTGTTTCGGGATATGCACCGGTAACAAAAGTACGTTATCTTATTACCACGGATGTTGTTCCTAGATTTCGTTTACAAACTTTCTTAACGTTTAATGCAGATAACTATTACACTGAAACAAATAATATAACGTCCTTTAACCCTAGAGAGCCGTTTCACCCTTTTGAAGACCGATATGGAGCAGTTTGGTCATGGGCGGGACAAGCCACAAATGGCTATAGGGTTAGAAGCACCCTGACTCATTACTATTCAGCTGCTGATGAAGCAATTAAAATTTCTGATTCATTAGATAACGATTTAGATATTTTTGAATACCCGGAAACTGTTGTAAATTTACTTAGCGTTGTGCCTCCAAGAGGTGCGATTAACATGGTAAAAGAACTTTCAGGTAGCCTGCTGCAGTTTGGTGATAATATTGGTACAATTGAATATACGGATTCATCTCAAAGACCTGTATTGTACGAGCGCTGGGCCCAGGTATATACAACACCCCCAGATTTATTAGCAACCGTAGAAACACTAAAATCAACCCCTCCGAGCCTTATACCAAGTTTTAATAGACGTCTTTATTTACGAGAAGAAGCCCCTACTACATTTTTATCTCGTAATCCAGAATTTGCAGGTACAGTATCTTCTGTAAATACGTTTTCTTCTTGTGCAACAAGCTTAAAAATTATTTTTAAAAAGTTAAATTATACAGATGACTTAGCAAGCAAATTAAACGTTCCGCAAGCATCAGCTAATCTTACAAGAGAGCAGTTTAATTTAACTATACAAGAAGGCGGTGTTAGAGACCCTGTTATACAGACAGTAAACCCGGTCTCCTTATTACCTGTACAAAGTCTTCATATAAACGGATATGATCGTAACGATGCTAATTTAATTTACAGTCGCAATAAGCTTAGAGAGCCGTCTCGAATAGCTCCGACATTAGTTGAACCTGCTCTTGAATTTGCCCCTTCTAACTGGTTATTAAACGGTGTAGATGCAATTAACTATGCGGGGTTTGCCCCTAATTCGACAGCCAGTTTATCTTCCAGAGATGCATGTTTAATACGTATGCAGGGCCCACCAGAAAAAAGCTTTTACAGTATCACACAACCGACGGGTCAAGTCTTTAATGCAGGTAGCTCTTTAATAGCTAGTATTTTTGTTAAACCTCTAGGTAGCGTATTTAAAGTAAGACTAAATTTAGGTGGTCCGTGCTTTTTAACAACCCCATGCTTTACAGACTGGGATCTTCAATCAGGTATTCTTTTACAAAAAAAGGGTAATGTTACCGCTTATCAAATACAAGATGTAGGAGATGGGTGGTATTATTTAGCAATGACCGGTACAGCGCAGTATACTGGCACCTGTACATACGGGTTTTCTATTTTAGATACAAACAACTATTCTTTAAATATACAAACTTCTGCCAATAACGTTTTCTTTGAAAATGCTGATCCTTTTGGCAAATATATTTTAGTATGGGAACCGCAACTATTATTGTTAACAGATATTAACAATTCGAGATTTTCAGCACTTATACCATCAGTACCTGCTATAAACACTATTAACAACCCCGAAGGTAAAGTGCATCGTATTTCATGGTACTTTAAACCTCAAGAGACAAGCTATCATACCTTTTCATTAGGTTCTGATTGTGATTCTGTTTTACTATATTGTGAAGAACCTAACGAAACAGACTTGCAAGATTACCCGTTTGACTACTTAATATGTCGTAATTACCCGTATAACGGCGATACTATATACCCTGAAAGTCAAAAGCATTGGGATCGTTCATCTCTACAACGAAAAAGTTTACTACTTCAAAAAGAAAAAATATATTATTTTGAAGCTCGCTGGTGGCAGCAATATGCTCAATCCTATATTGATATAGGCTGGGGCTCAACAGACCCTTCGTGGAAAAAATATAGATGGGACGAAACATTAAGAACCGGAGACAACCCAAAACTTTGGTTAAGAGAGGGCTACAGTGCAGATGCAGAAATAGAACACGTCTATACCGTACCACAAACTTATACCCCGTCCTTATGCGTAAAAGTAACCGCAGATCTAGAGAATAACTATATTTACGATGATGAAGATGCAGATTATGATGCAGTACGTTTAGATGAAATTGGTCCTACTGCTAACTTTGCAGTTCTTTCTACAGATTACGGGTTTAGCCCACTTACAATAGAGTTTACCCCTCGTAGCACAAAACCCGGTTCGTTTCCTATTGAGAGAATAGACTGGGACTTTGGAGACGGTACACCTTTAGTAACAATATCGAGACACACTACATTAACAGGAGATTCGAATATTATTTTTACAATAAACCCAACTGTAAAAGATTTAGAAGATCCTCGAAACTATAACGTTCGTCATACATACACTCGATCAACTTTTACTGATCCTAGAACCTTTTATCCTTCTATTACAGCATATAGTGCTGTCACAGATGCTCATAGTAGCTGCTCTCGAGAAATAGGCCCTATAGGACTAAAAGCTAAACCACAAAAAGACATCATAAAGACAAATTTTTATGGTGTAAATAACAATGCAACCTTTGTATTTGATTTTCAAGGACAAGCAGCAGTTCTTCGCAAAGATAATAAGTATAAAAAAGAACTTACAACTTTAACTAGTGAAAAACCACTACAACCACCAAACCGGATTGTTTACGAGAACGATTTAGGTACAAACGTTGCACAAAACACAGGTCTAGGCTTTAAGGAGTTAATAAAATTATAATATGCTTACTATAAAAACAATCGATCAGGTACCGATTTTTCCTATTAAGCTAAAAAACGCTTTAAACCTTAAAGGTGTATACACCCAAACATCTGATGGGTATACCCATTTTACATATGACGTTTTTAATAATATACAAGACGCATCTTTGCAGAAAGATAGCGGACTTATTTTAACAAAAGGTAATAATATTCAATCATTATATAAAAGTCCTAAACGAGTTATTGATTCTTTTAAGCTTAATGATTATGCTTACTTGTATTTTCAAGACTCAAACTATTATGTAACATTTAAAGATAAAAATATTAATGTTTCTCATGTATATACGACGGACGATTTTATATATTTTAAAATTACCAATAACAGTATATCTTTAATACATAATGATTTATATTTTACTGTATCTCGAGAATACCCTTATAATATAACACTCGAACCAAAAAAGAATATTGATTACTATCAACAACAGTCGTTTGCATTTACTCAGGAAGAAAATCGTATTATATTATTGTCTCGGGTTATTGATAAAAAGACTAATAAAGAAACAAAAAGATACGTTAGTTATAGTCCAATTACAAAAGTTTTACGAGCAACAGGGTTACATTTATCTGATTTACGTGTTAGTGAGTATTATATGGTTTTAGAGAGAAGAGTAGATAGTTTTTACACCCCTGATTACATACCACAAAGCTACGCAGTAGAATATTACAATAATTTTCAAGATACAAATACAACAAATACTGAGATAGCTAATAAAATACCGGTTAATGATATTAATTTTTTAGTACATGTACCGTATAAAAACAGCACTGACTTAACTAATAAAGATAAACAGCAATTTTTTGATATTGATGCCGAAATAGTAGCCTTAAAAAATATATTAACACCTTCTTATACAGTTGCAAAAAAACCTAAACCACCTTCCTTTACAGGCTTTAACCCGGCCTCTATATTTTTTGATTTAGACATTGATGCTAGATATGATTCCGAACAAAGTAATCTAATAATTGATGCTAAAAGCATACCATCGACTATCTTTAAAAAGGGAACATTTCCTACAAACGAATATCGCTTTTCTGTTGAACCGCAAAGTTACAATTTTATTTTACCGTATAACGGTGGTAAAAATACTCGAGAAAGATTTCCTGCAGAAACTAAAAACCGAATAATCGGTATTGCAAGCAACGGTGTTTATTTAAATAATTTTTGTTCAACAGAAACGTTAACAGGCTCGAACAACCGCAATATATATAATTTTGATTTGGTTTATACAAAACTTTCAGGTATTGATTTTGCAGGTGGTGCCCCTGATAAAAATAATTTATACAAATACTACACTGGAGAATTTTTATTTAACGACACTTGGGAAGAGTTTTTAGGCTTAAATGATTATTATAATTTTAGTACTGAACATTATAACGGTCACTCAAAAATATTTGGTGTAGCATTAGACGGTTTTCCGATTTACGGACCTTATGGGTATAAAAAACCAGACGATAGTCTTTCCCGTGTTACTGCCTTACGTAGTTCTTACCGGGTATTATCAAGTGTACCTAAATATCGTCCTCCTCTAAGTTCATACCCCCTCGGGTATTTTGTACAAGATTATAACTATAACCCTAGTTATGGTGATTTAGACGCTTACAACGGTCGTTATTGTGTTACACCAGAATACCCTAACGGTACATATGCATATTTTCTTACCATTGATCCTGCAACTCAAAGACCTGTGTTTCCGTATATTTTAGGCCAAAATTTTTACGGTAAAACAATCTATGAAGGAGTATCTTCTATAGACCCTGAAACAGGGCAACCTATTGTTGAGCCACCACTACCTATTATTGATGTGACAATTAACGTACCTCTAAGTAATATTTTTGTTGCCGGAAGAAACTCCAATGGTCAACTACTAAATGGAGGTTCTTCTGATGTATTAGTTTTAACTCAAACATTAACAGGTGGTTGGACAAAGATTTCTTTAGGTGCAACACATGCCTTGCTTTTAAGTGGCACAGACCTATATGCAGGCGGTAACAACACTTACGGGCAAATTGCAACGTCACCAGAACGAGAAATAATTGTTTCGACACCAAAACAAATACCAGGTAAGTGGAGAGATATATTTACTACCCATAACTGTTCTTTTGCAGTAGATTTTGACGGCAATTTATACGGAGCAGGAGATAATAGAGATTTTCAGTTAGGTAGAGCTGATTTACCAAGAAACTTTATAAACAGATGGGATATCTCTCAACAAATACAAGAAGATGGTACTGTGTTTAAAAAAATAGTAGGGGGAATCACCCATACTTTAGGTATAAAGAGTGATAATAAGCTATATGTAACAGGCCAAAATGAAGAGGGTCAATTAGGTATGGGTGAAAATACTAAAATTGTTAGAGGGTGGAATATTTTACCTGGTGGTTCAGAGTGGCTTGATATCGCAGCAGGTATAAAGCACTCTATTGGATTAGCCGGAGACGGTAAAATATACAGCACAGGTTTGAACGATAAAGGAGAGCTAGGTGTTGAAGACGTGGATACTGTTTATGAGTGGCAAGAGTGTACGGTGGTACCACCAATTACAGGTACAGATCCTGCAACTGGAGAATCTTTATATAGCCCGTGGCGTAAAATAGAAGCTGGGGATACAACGTCTTATGCATTAGCTGAAACCGGGGATTTATTTGCAGTTGGCTCAAATGACTTCGGTGAACTAGGAACAACAACTATTAACCCTGTTAACAGACAATGGTTACAGATACCCGGAAAATGGGATGATATTGCAGCAGGTAAGCATCATCTACTAGCTTTATCAGGCGGTAACTTATTTGTTTCAGGTAATTGTAATTTAGGTCAATTAGGTCAGGGTATTAAAAACGCTTCTTTCTTTAACTTAACCCAGGTTCCGCAAAGTTCTGGTAACATTGTTTTAGAAAGTAACAGAATTGCATCTTGGACTATCGGTGGTGGTAACGTTAGAACAAACGCTAATGTAATAGATAGCCCGTTTGGTACAAAAGATGCAGCAATTATAACTGTCGAACAAGCTAGTAACAATTATTATATTAAACCAGCTGTACAAGGCGGGGAGCTTCGAGTAAACGAAACATACACAATGAGTGTCTTTTTAAAATATTACGATATACCTTTTGTTAAATGGGAGCTCCCATCTATTTTAAGAAGTGAATATGGTATTAAGTCAGGTATTTTTGATTTAGCTTCTAAAAGAGTTGTAACAGGTAACACATCTCGTATAGAGTTTTATAAAAATGACTGGATACGCTGTATAACGACATTTAGAACACCCGCACCACCTATTCGCCGAGAGCTATATTTACAGGCTGCAGCTGCAGGTCAAATAGGTATATACGGGTTTCAAATAGAACACGGACCATTTGCTACACCGTATCAGCCTACGTCTTTAATTGATTCTATAACTGCGGTACCCCCACCAAAAATTCTTTGGAAACAAATAGCGGCTAAAAGTAATTTTAGTTATGCAACCGCAAGAAATACCCTTACATACACTATAACAGCGTTTGATATTTAAGTTTTAGACTTAAATACTTATAATACAATGGAGCAGCTTTATTTACGTAATTATCATAAGATTTTTGTAGGGCCCCCACAAAAAGACGGGTATCAAAATATATTTCTATCGTATAATGCTGAAACAACTGAGTTAATCTTTAACAAAGATAAAACGACTTATTTTCACGTACCGTATTTTAGTTATACAACCCATATTAATGATAGCGGTTTTATAGAAGCAGGTGCTATAGGCGGTTTAACACCGTATAACAGCGATAAAGTCTTTAAAAAACAAGGCAATTACGGTAAATACACTAATTACGGCAACTCTACCGGTCCAAAAGATGGAGAATGGTTGTGTAGCTGGCTTTATCTTTCATCCTCTGAACAAAGACCTGTATGGCTTGATAGATTTTACAATCCGGGTCATACAAGTTATAGTGAAGCTATAAATCAAAAGTATACCCCTCCTGTTTTTATTGAAAATACACCAGCAATATTCGACTTACCATCTAGACTACTTCTAGAACCTGGCAGCTGGTACTCTTTTTATCATATTGGAAATAAAAAGATACAAAAAACTATTGAAACAATAAGCGGGGATCAAAAAAAACTATTAACCTTTACTCTAGAGCAAAGCGGGACTCGATTTGTAGATGGCAGTCGTTACTCTAACCGTTTTAATAGTCGAAATATTAATACGTTAATCGACTTTAGCCCGTTTGTAGGTAAAAACAGTTTAGATTTTTCTACAAACTATCTTAATACGTTTGTGCAGTATACAACGGCTCTGTCTTTTGATAGAAATGAACTTGGTTGCGTATTTTGGGTATCCCATAACGAATGGTCTCAGAGCTTGAATAGCACGTTAGTAGGTAATTTAGATAAAAGTAGTTTCGAGGTTTCTTATGAAAATAAGAATAGTTTTATTTACTATACATTATCTTTAGTAGAGCAGAAAAAAATTGCGTTCTTTAATTTAGATAACGAAAATTATTATAACGCTTACGTTGAGTACACCCCACAAATAACATTGCAAGATACAGATAATAACACTATTGTTGTTGGTTATTACGACGACTTTAATTCTGTTATACAAAAATATGATTTTACCGGGTCTCTTCTAAATGAAGTAAAAACTCCGTTCCGTATAAACGACATATCGTTGTACCCTAATAATGATTTTGTAATCATATCAGATGATAGACAGCACATATATACTAAGGATTTTAAATTACGAGAAACAATATTTGGAACGTTCATTAATAAAACTTTGTTTATAGACAACAACGGTAAAATATTTTATTTTGATGTAACATCGAACTGTGTTACTGTTGATCTTAATAATAATATATATTTTGCAAGATCGCGTACCGTTTATAAAAATAATAAACGTACCCGAATGACCACTTCAAAAACCATACATAAAATACAAGTACTGGACGATCAGTTATGGGTATTAAGCGGTAACAACACAATGAGTGTTTTCTTAATAAGAACTGAAAAGCTTATTAGACAGTTTAATTTCACAAACTCCGAAATACAAGATAGATTTGCAAATCTTTTAGTTACATCATCATTTTTAAACGGTGAAACTAAAGAGTACGAACAAACCGAAACATATAATGGCAAAAACCGTTATTTTAAAAAATATTTTACAAAAGATACATTCGGTGCAAGAATAGTTCGTAATTTATTCGTTGAGTGGAATACAAATTTAAATCGCTGGGAACACGTGCTACGTAATACAGATGGAGACCTTTTGTTAACTTTATCCTACACCCAAAATAAAGAAGTTTTAGAGTATCCTTGGGAAGGGGTATGGAATGACCCTACAACGCTAATAACAAAATATAAAACAGATAGAGTTATGACCAAAGAACCGGTTACTAATTTTGACTTTATTAAAAGATATAATCGTGTTTCGAAAAAAATTGAGACAACAATACTGTTTGTAAGTAATATAGAAAATTGTTTTTATGAAGTATTTTTAGACGGTAATCATAAAAAGGATATAACTCTCACAGGCTTGTTCGATATTAATAACTTTAAATACACTAGCTCTTTTGTTACTAAAAAAGATATAACTGGCTACCGGTACAAGCAATTTAAGTACCAGAATGATAATTTTATAGTTTTTAAAGTAAAAGCGTATACAAACGATTATAGTGCGAAAATTTTTGAAACAAAAATTAATGTAAACAGCTTTTTAGATAAGAAATGGTATATGGTTACATGTAGCTATAAAGATAATACATTAAAAATATATTTAAATGCAAAATTAAGTGAAAAAATTGAAATACCTTCTTATTATGAAGTACCGATTGGTTTTAAGAATAATATCTTTATTGGTCAACCCCCTGGTAAAACAGCTAGTATTAACGATGAATTAAAAACACAAAGCTTACAATTCAACGGCTACATGCACGGCATAAAACTATACTCTCGAGCTTTAGAAGATGAGGATGTTATTTTTCTTTTAAAAGAAAGCACCCCTCAAAACGATTTATACTGGAACGTAAATGTAAAAGATCAATATTATATCGAAGAAATCGAACGTTTCTTTAAACATCGCGTACCAGGTAGCAAAAGTAATTTCTATAATATTAAAATACAGGATAATGGTGTATATTCTCCTGCTATTAGAGAGCAAATCGAAAAACAAATCGAAAAAATAATTAATAAAACAATGCCTGGGTATACTCAGCACTATAAAGTCATATGGCAATAGCACCTTATATAACACCAAAAGATCTTGGGATGCGTCCCGCTAATTACACCTATTTTAAAGGCGGGGTAAGTATAGATGTAGAAGCTTTTACAGTTTATTACGATGAAGAAGGTAACTACAACGAATATAATATTGATATAAATTCAATTCTATCGTGGTCAATAGAACCTGATAGCTTTTTTTATAACGATGAAGAAGACGGCTTTAAGAAGGTTTTTTTAAATAGTGTTTTTGTTTACGATGCTAACGGGGACCCTATAGAATTCGGAGCAGCTTATCCAGCCGCCCGGGTTGCTAAAATAACTATAAAAATACTTGAAAATAAAAATGTAAACACCAAAAAATATACATTAGATACATCTCTTTTTAAACTTACAGTAGCCTATTTACCAGACTACTTAAAAGGTAAAAACAAAATCGATAATCAAGTTTCGAAAAACGTTTTTTGTACCGCCCCGTATAAGTTATACACAAATGATTACCTCATCTTAAAAAATAAAGAACAAACTATACAAGGTATAGCTATATCTAATACTACAAGCTATATACAAAAAGGTACAATTGAATCAGAAGAAAATAGAATAACTTTTGTCGGTGATTATACCCCGGCAACATTTCATGTAAAATACTCTACACTCGGTAAAAAAGATATTATCGTAACATTATATTTTAATGATGACTTTTTAATAAAAGAGTTAAAACTTATGCACGAAGATATTTTAAATGTGCAAGAAGTTTATGAAGATTATAACACAGTAGATAAATTACGCTTTGTTGATGATTTTGTAAAGGTCGACGATATACCTCCGTATATTGCACCAAACGAATTTGTAATTGAGGATAATATAAACTCTGTATTTCGTAAAATGCACGATTGCCTGGAGAGATTTCTACTTGAGCAAAAAATTGTAAACCCTGCTGTTACAAAAAGAATAGGTTGGTATAACACTAACAAATATGTTTGGAACACATATGTAAATAATGTTAATGGTTCATACGAATATTTTGAACCTATTGAAAACCAAACACCTATTGTTGATGTTTTTGCAACAGATTATGAGTTTTATTATATTAAAGATAATACTATACACGAATTAACAAAACTTTACAACACAAGTATAACAGCTAAAATAAAAAACTTTAATGAAGGTGCTCCGTTTTTAAATATTAAAAATGTTGTACTAGATTCTAAGAAAAAAATGTTTGTTCTTGACGCCGGGGCATCTCGAATAGGTATTTTTCAAAAGAACTTTACAAGAACATCATCAACTTGGACCAATCAGCTTTATTTTGGCGGAACCGGTGGACGTAATGCCAAAAACAAGTTTTTATTACCTAATAGTATTTTTTTAGATAACTACGACAACTTACACGTCGTTGACACAGGTAATGGTGTTATTAAAAAATATAGTAACGACGGTACGTGGCTAACAACTATGATATCTGAGCTATTTGATAATACAATAATAAACGGGTTAACAGATAGTGATTACAATTATCACATTCTTAAGCCAAAAACTGTAGCTAAAGTTGATAGCGAAACAAATACTATTTTAGAATATAAACTCTTTAACCCTGACTCTATACCAATTAAGATAATAACTGAGCCTCGTCGCGACTTTTTATTTGTTATATACCGTACAAAGGTACAAAAATATCATAAAAGTGGTAAATATATTGCAACCATTTATGGTTCAGAAAATGTAAGTATCGCAGAATCAGATTATTTTTTACCTTGTCAAGATTTGTATAATTTTTACTGGTCTTGGGATGCTTTAAGCTGTGCACAAAGTTTAGATCTTAACCCAGTAAGCATAACCTGGAATGATACGGGTTTTCAAGCCCAGTACAGTAAAACATGGGGCAATCAAACAACCCGGTTAGAGGGAGATAGTAGTAATTCGAATTTAGACTTTAATATCTATAGCGGGTGTATTGATCAAACACGTAACTTATACATTACTGTTGGAGGATATTTGCAAAAACTACTTGTTAATACAAACTTTTTGTATTTAGGAGATGAGCTTAAAGAAGAGTATTACTGGGAACTAAACGACATTTTTATTAATAAGGAAGAAATAGTACAAGACATAACATATAACCGTAGTTTTCAGCGTATGTGGGATAACATTGAGTTAGTCCGTAAAAGTGTAGTTAAAAAAATGAACGTTGTTACTGGTAGCTATATAACAAAGTATTTTACTAAAAGAGATTTTGATAATTTAAAACTTTTTGAAAAAAGCACTATAGTTTTTGGTCAAAACGAAATTGTTACAACTGATGTAGTTAATCGTAATATAGAAAAACTTTGGCACAATATTAATGCTATTAAAAATATGCTAAATTACAGAGATTTACTAACAGATGTAGAATCTCTTACAGCGAGACAAATGCTAACCACAATTAGTACTCAAACCTCGAGTGTTACAGGCAACAACGGGCAGCCGCCGGTTGAAGAAGATGCAGCCGAAGCTTATTTTTCATTAGGTTTTGTAGGAGATGCCACATATCCTGAATTTATTGTTAAAATTTTAGGAAACGAAAAAATCAGTAAAGCACGTAGTATGATTGTCGGCCAAGAGGAAGCATTATCGATAACTGGTACGGTTATACCGCAGAAAGAGTCATATAACCCAAACTATAGCTACCATTTAGATCCTAGCACTATTAACTTTTTTGTAGAAGGACCAACATTGTGTGATGCTGACCCTGTTTATGTAGAAAATAACTTACCTGTGTGGGTTGAAACAGCAAAAACATGGTGCCCGGGTAGCTCTTATATTTTAGCTGAAAAAAGTCTTTAATATGATTACATTGATGCACGATAACCTTCGTATAAATATATTATAATAAATGGACGCAATAACAACCATATCACCCTATGAGTATATAGGTAATTCTTTAGGGAAAATTAATCAAAACTTTTTAAACCTACAAAAACTACCGGTAACTCTATCTGCAAAATACATACAAATAGATGATTTTATTACCTCCCTTAGAAGTCAAGTAGTTACTAATAATTTACAGGTATCCGGAGCTGCTAGTGTTAAGGATACGTTTCGAGCAGAAGGTACATCTGTTTTTGGTTCTAATACTAATCGCGGCGAGTATATTTTAATACAGGCATACCCTGTTTATATTTCTAGAGCTATTTCTAGACAAAGTGCTTTAATTTTTGGTCATCGAAACAGCGGTGATGTCGGTACCCCGACAAACGCCATGGTTACAAACCTGTACAAAGACGGCCAACTTAATGATACTCTTCGTACAGATGGCAACTTTTACGTAACAAACAACGCAGCCATTGAAGGTAATTTCTTTTTATCAGGTAACGCTGTAATAGGGCTAAATTCAACTAAAAATGTAACCGTTGAATCGGGTAATACAACCTTTAAAAATACTCTAGATACAAATAATGCAATAATCATAGGTACAACAACACCAGTTAAACTATATCGTAATGCGGCCAATCGTTTAACTATAGAAGGCTCACTTTATACTACAATAAACTTAACTGTCGACGGAGACACTGTTTTAGGTACTGATAGTAGTGATGTCGTAAAAATTAATGGTATTGCACCAGGTACTGCGATTGAAAATACAGTTGTTGTTTTAAGCTCAAATAACGTTGTTGTAACCGATGAAATTGACCCTAAGGTGTGGGGCACAGCCCTAGTAGATGGATCCGGAACCGGTAACTCGATTCCGAAGTGGTCAGGGTCTGGTACTGTTGACACACTTACAGATAGTAATATTAGCGATACAGGGTCTGTTGTAACACTAGCAGGTCGTGTTTCGTTTGCTGCAGCAGGTAGTAATCCTGCAGCTGTTGGTCAGGCAACTTTAGGCACCCCGTACCCGAACGGTGCTACAGAAATAACAGTCACAGGGGTAACAACTAATAGCCGTGTATTTGTAACAAGAGCAACACCTCAAGGCACTCTCGGTCATTTATCTGCACGCTGTACAACCAATACAGTAATAATTAGCTCATTATCTGATCCTACAACAAGAGCAAACGATACTAGCACAATTAATTACTTCGTTGTAAATTAAACAACTATAAATATTAACAATGGCAAGAATTTACACAACAGAAATTGACGGAGATGAATATATCGGGGAATCTTTAGAAAAGATTAACGGTAACTTTCAAGGTTTAGATAGTCAGCAACAAACTCTAAGCGCTGTTATCGCTAGTATTAATTTTGAAACAAACCTTGCTTTAGAGCTAGTTACAGCTGCCTTAACAGGGGTACGAGATATCAATATACGTCTTAATGACAGAGGTGTATTTTATTCTCCAAATGCATTTTATGTTAGTTTAACAGGTAATGATTCAGAAAAAGGCTCTATAGCCTTTCCTTACCTAACTTTAGATAAAGCAATAAACGAAATTACCAACGTTGCAAAAAATACACCAACGGACCCTTCAAAAATTAATAAACGAAATGATTTTTACATTTTTCTAAAAGACCCGGCAGTTTATCAATTATCTAGTACAGTTACATTAGCAAATATACCAGGCACGGTACACATTGTTGGTAGTACTATGTCAGATACTATTACTGCAACTATGGTACAACCATCAACAACGTTTCATGACGATGATGTGATACCAAATTTTGTTTTTGATACTTCACTTGGTGAACAGAAATTAAAAGATTATAGATCCTTAAAAGTCTATCAAACATTCGGAAAAAATGCAATACCTATACCAGGTTATGTAACTTATAGCTCAGGGCTTAAGGGTGTGCACGGGTTTAATGCCCCATCATTTAAGCGCTTGTTAAGCGCTATAAACGGAATTGAAGATATACAAAATGATCGATATTACAATTACATTATTGCGGGCAACGAAGTAAAACAAATAGAAAGAGTAACCAATGACAATTATTTTGAAGTAACTACACCGTTTAGTAGTACAGTATCGGGTGTACCGGTGTTTATTGGTAATAAAAATAACTGGCATTATTCAGCCACAGATACATTACAAAGATTATCTGCTGCTAATAACACAAATGATTATGCGTCTTATAATACTAACGTAGTTATTGTTACTGCTCAAAATAACGCGTCCCCACCTGTGCCGTACTCACCTGGTAATACTAAATTTGAAACAGGTAATATATTTCATTTTAACGGTAAAGCGGCTTTAGTTGTTAAAGCATATCAATTATCATCAGTTAATAACAATTATACCGGTAGAGTTTATTTAGATGACGTCGGTTCTCTATTTACAGAACGATTAAGCTCAAAAACTCAACTTGACCCTACAAACGTTTCAGTACAGGGTGTAGTTGGTTCGGTACCGTTTTTTGAAAAAACGTTTTTTGAACTATATCGCGGTGTATACGACCGGGTAGAATATGATTCTGTAACAATACAGGCATCAGCTGGTAACTATCAACGTGCTACAGCTAATTCAAAATATAATACCCTATTAAGCAACATAAAGATACCACGCTCTTTTAGTATTAAAATGCCCGTAGGTTCAGGTTTAACATATATACAACCTCTTCCAACGACAATTTGGTTTACAAACACTGGAAGTGCAGGATTTAAATTAATAGGCACAAGTCTTCATTTACAAAATGTTTATGTGCGGGGCCCAAGAACAGCAGTTAACACTGTTGATATTATTGATACAGAAAATATTGGGGTACAAGCAAGTAATAATAGTATAGCCGTAATTGATTCAGATTCTGCAATTGCTAACTTTAGTATCGGTCTACATGCAACAAATAGCTCATCTATAATTGTAGAAGGAGACGTTACAAACCCAGTACATATAAGAAACGCTTTAACAATTACAGATAACTCTATAGGTGCAATTATTGAAAACGATAGCTCCTTACTCACAAACGGCTCTCGGTTGATTATAGCTCAAAATTTCCGTAATGGTTTGGTTGTACAAAACAACTCAAAAGCATATTTACAGTTTGTTGATATATTTCATAATGGAGATGCAGGTATTACTGCAAAAAGTTATTCTAACGTAAGTATAGGTAGCATTAATCTAATAGGTAACCGCTACGGAGCATTATGTACACATAATTCTAGTCTAACTATTACACCAAAGCTTTTACAGAATACAGGTATTAGTCCTGACGTACAACCTTACCCGTACTACTCTCCTAATTTAATTTACTGCAACAGTACAATAGATAGAGAAGCTAACGGTATTACAATTTCTCAAAACAGCTCACTTACATTAGAAGAAGTTAGTCTTGTTAAGAATGCTTTAAGTGGTTCGACTATAAAAATAGAAGATACAAGCACGGGTTATTTAGATTATGTAACGTTGTTTAGCACACGTAACAATTCAATTGATAATCAAAGATATGGCATCGGCATTAATACATCAAATAATCATTTAACTATAAAAAATACTAGTATATTTGACGCTCCTACCGCTATTAAGGTTAACCCGAATGCAAATTTAGCATTACAAAATATTTTTATAAGCCGAGCTAATGTAGGTATTGGTTTAACGGAAAATACAAATACTTCTATTACTTTTACAAACTATCCGTCATCTAATAACGTAATAAACGCAGCTAATTTAGCAGTTTATATAGAGGGTAATCAAAATATATTTACAAGCTATATGGAGTGTACAAATTTTAGATTGAGTAGTGTTGTATGTATGGGATTAAACAATTACTGCGCAGCTCATACTGATTTGACACTTAAGACTGTAACCGATCTTTTTACATTCCCTGTAGATGCCAGAAACGCATTTAATAGCAGAGATTCTAAAATACGGACCGCATCGTATCCGAGATTTTTCCCGAGATCTGGTGCACTTGATCCTTTTGGAATAACATATTAAAAATAATAATATAACCTATAAAATAAGCACAATTTGAATAAATAAATATATAACAAATATGAAAAACCCTCTATCAGATATCTACTCCGAAAAAATTCTTTTACAAGAAGCAGCAAAGAGTAACGTAGTTGTAAAACCTGGTCAACAAGAAATTGCTAAAGGTGGTAAAGTACCTGTAGCAAAATCTGGCGGTGATGAAAAAGTTAAAAAAGATGTTCCAAAAGCTAAGGAATCAAAAGAATATTCTGATGGCGGTAAAGCTAAAAAAGTTTCTTTAAAAGAAGAAGCAGGATTTGAAGGGGCTTTTGAAAAGCTTTTCAAAGCTACTCTTAATGAAGAATTTGGTGGTTCGATGAATCCGTTTGAACCAGAAGTTCCGACGACAAACGATGATATGGCTGATGAAATCGGTGAAACAGAAGATGAAGTTTCTGATTTAGCTTCTGATCTTAAGGGTATTATCGACTCTCTACAAACAATTTTAGATAAAATTGGTAACGAAGAAGAAAATTCAGAAGAAGAATCATTTGAAGATGAATCATCTGAAGAAGCAAAAGATGAAGTTGAAAACGAAATTCGTGAAGAGTCAAAAGACGAAGACGAAGAAAATGAAGACGAAGAAAAAGTAGAAGAAGCAGTAGATGCTGAAGAAAAAGGACATGCTCTTCATAACCTAAAAGCAGGTACAGATTTACAAAAACCTGGTTCAAAAGAAGTTAAGGGTGCCGTACCTGTATCAAAAGGTAAAGCAAACAGCGGCAATATTGATTCAGATGATAAATTAAAACCAGCTAAATCATTTGATAAATCACTTCAAAGCCCAAAAAGCAAACCAGAAGTAAGCAGCACAATTAAAGCTGGGGATTTCTTTAAGAAATAATTTTAATAGTAAATATAAAATAAGTTACAGCCCCGAAAGGGGCTGTTTCTGTTTTAGATGTTGATTAAATACTTTTATGACTCTTTTCGAAAAAACTTATAAAAACGAATACCTAAAGTACCATGAAAAGGTTATTATTCCTAATAGTTTAGACCCTCGTTTATTTTATTTCCCACCTGAAGGCGGAGACCCGATATTATTACCTGGCCATCGCGCTGTTATTGCTAACAATATTGATTTAATCAACAGCATTGAGGCCGGTCCAGTGCTTCCACGGGTAGAAGATTATTTTATGGTCGGTCCTTCTTTAAAAGAAAACAGCTCTGATAAAGCACCTGTAGTAATAAAAGTAAAATTATTTACAAACAACTTAACAGATCTTTTAAAAGAACATATTTTAAACATGATAAAAGATTTTAACGAAAAACTATTACCAGGTACACAACACCCTATAGTTTTTATACCTACAGTTCGTAAGTTTGATCTAGAAGAATATGAAAGTGTTTATCATCCGTATTCTCAAAAATGGCTAAAAAAACCAAGATTTTTAGGTGAGTCTTCAATAGAAAAAATTGCTAAACTACCTAAAAAGAAAAAACACACACTTAAAAAAGGTATCAATAATATAACAAAAGTCTAAAAATGGAACAGGTTCGTTATTTAAACAAAAACATCAATACTAACGAACGTGAAAACTTTAGTCGTTGGTGGAGAGAACAAATCGAACATTACGGTACAACGGTAAATTACTTTACTCACGGCTACCGTCTTTCTGGTCATGACTTTATATACGGTGAAGACCCGACGTCCCAGTTCCAAAAATACGGCGAAGTAATAATGCTAACAGATATTACAAATGATGCTATTATGCTATCAAAATTTGGTATAATGGCAGATTGTGATATGACTGCTATTATACATTTGTCTTCTTATTGGGATAGATTCGGTCCAGGTACTGAACCAAAAGCAGGGGACCTAATCGAACTCAAAGAATACGGGGGAACAGGGGACAGACCTAATGGCCGTGGGGCTCCCATATATGAAATAACTGAGAGGGATGATCAAAACCTTCAATTTAATGCTAATACATTAGCTGGACACTACATTTGGGTTATAAAATGTAAGAGATGGGAATACTCATCCGAGCCTGGTACAGAGCCTGAGCCACTTAACGTCCAAATTAATGATAGTGGGGAATACGGCAGCACACTCAATGGTACTATTTCAGCAGAGTTCCCACCACCGTATGAAGATAGTGCGGATAAAAAAGCGAGATGTGAAATCTTTAACTACCAGACAAATAACTTATCTGAACCTTATGGTTATTTTGACGGACCTGGAGACGTAAATTAATTTTTTACTTTTTCTGCAAGTGCAGCTAAATATGGTACTAAATCTATAGCGGTATCTCTTTTATATCCCCCTATAAAACGAGAATACTTTTGATCAATAAAGACTGCTAGACCAATAGCTTTGCATGTTTCATCATCTACATCAACGTCGGTGTATTTTTTAATAATAGCTTTAGTTAGTAACCAGATACTATCCTTTCCCCACGAGTCAGCATACTGCGAACCACGCTCTTGCATGGTTTGCGCGACTTCTTTTATGGTAGTTGTTGCGGAAGTTATAAACTCGTTATTCATCGAGATCCGCCAAGCCAAGAACTACCGTATGTGCTTTGCACTTCTGTAATATCAAAATAAAGAGCTACTGCTGCGCCATTTACGTTTACTGAATATGCTTTTATTTTACGAAGCTGAGTTGGGAATTCAGGTGTTACACGATCTAATACACTTTCATTAACAATGAAATATTCTTGTCCTGCAAATTCTTTTGCAATACACTGATTTAAAAAATCATTTACATCTTGTCCCCCGAGTTGTTCTGGGCGAACTTTATATACTGTAGGTTTTTGTTCGTTCATACTGTTTCAATTTTAATTATACTATCCAAACGAAAAGATCTCCACGAATTTTTATCAATATCCCACACAGAAATATTATTATTGTTTTCAGCTTTTTCTTTTTTTACTTCGCTTTTTTGTTCCAACTTAGGTAGATATGTTTCTAACAAAGTACATTTCATATCTCTTATAGTATCGTCTTTCTTTCGAAAGGTTACATTAAGAATACTTGTTTTTAGCTGCTCTTTTAATGTGTCTTTTGTTGTTTCCATACACTAATACTAATATACAAACAAATAAATTGCAATACCTATTTTTTTATATAGAATGTAAACATGAATTTAGTAATTGATGGCTCAAATTTGTTGCACCGAGCCTATTGGGTAGCAGAAACCCGGGAACCACTCGTAAACACAAAAGGTGTTTGGACCGGTCCTGTCTTTATTTTTTTAAAGTCGTTAAAGTCTTTGTGTGAAAAGTTCGAACCTGAAAATGTTTGGGTTACCTGGGATAAAAGAATAAAATACCCTTCAACAAACTTCCGTAAACAGTTACTACCTGAAGAATATAAACAAAACCGGGACCATGCTAAAAACCAAAAAGTACACGACCAACAGGCTGTAGTGGAAAAGTGGTTAATAGCACTCGGAATATACCAAATATACCCGTATGTTTTAGAAGCTGATGATGTTATTAGTTGGTTAGTGCAGGAAAAGGTACCCCCTGCGACAATTGTAACTATAGATAAAGACTTATTACAATTAGTTAATAGACAAGTACGGTTTTATAACCCTTTAAAGAAGATTCTTATAACAGAAGAAAACTTCGAACAAGAAGTCGATACAACCCTAGCGGATTTTCTTAATATTAAAGCGTTAATGGGGGATAAATCAGACAATATACCAGGTATACCGGGGTATGGCCCTCAAAAAAGCAAAAAGCTTGCATGCCAAGGGTACAAAACTATATTAGAAACTCTTACAGATGAAGATAAAGATATTTTTATAAGAAATTATAAGATTATGTCTCTAAAAGACTCGTACCTACAAGAAGATGGAGAAAAAGAAAGTTATGAGGAGCAATTTATTACTCAAATGAAGGAAGTTTTACCTGACTTAACTATGTTTAAACAGTTTTGTGATGAGTTTGAAATGAAAACATTTATTAAAGACATTGAAGATTGGAAAAGAGTGTTTATTCAGAAGAAGTCTCTGAATCATTTAATCTTGCAATTAATGTAGAGTCTTTTGCTAATTGATCCTCAAGTTTTTCAAGAATAAAAGACATAATCTCTTTTTTTGAAACATTTTCTTTTTTAAAATGGCGTGCTACCCCCTGACGAAACGTTTCGTCATACTCTAAACGCATATCGATACGACCGTTATCCTGTACGTTTATCTCGTTTATTTGCAAAAACATTGTGTATATACTTAATTAAATAATAAAACACATATGTTCAACCCTACTGCTTTTATAGATCCTGATAAACTAGCTCCAAAGCCTAAAAAGCTTCTACCTTTTCCTTTAGAAAATATAGAAGAACAGTTAGCGGATGTTTACTTTAATTTAGATACGATAAGAAAACGTATCGAGGTAGTAAAACGTAATAATGTTACAAGTTTAACACCACTTAGACAAAAGCGGTTAGCAAAAATGCAGTACAAGATTAATACTGCTATGGCTATAGTAAGAGACCTTACTCGTAGTTTAGATGACTTTTGGATCTAACTAGTTGTATTAACGTTAAATACTACAGCTTCACTATCATCAGTACCAGGTAGTACCACTTTTTCCAACGGTATTGTAAGTTGTGTTGATATAAACTGCATTTTTATCCCAGACACCTGCCTACAGTACTCACAAGTAAAACGGTTTTCTTGATTTAGCAGCACCGGGGCTGTATTATTTTGTCGGCAATAAGCGCAAGATATTTGTATGTTGTATTTACCTATAGCGTTTAACTGTTCATTAACTAATTGCGCATATTCAATTCTATCTTTTCTAATTAAATTAGTGTTGTATATAGCAAAAATTATAAATTGACCAATAAATGCTAGTATAAAAGATGCCCAAAATTGATTTAGTAGTACATAACCTGCAATACCGATAAGTGAGCATATAGCTAGTGTGATTATTAGGGATAGAACTACTATTAAAGTAGTTTCTTTTGCAAGCAGATTTTTAATTTTTTGAATCATTTGTTGTTTTAATAACCTTTTCGTAAATTTTATCTGTAGCTGTGTCAATATATTTCAAAATATCTAACGGCTTAAGTTCTACTGTATCGAAGTCCATATTTCTATCTTCGCATTTTTCACCGATAATGTTTATCGCTTCTTCCAAAGCTGACCAACGACAAAGTTGATACAATGACATTTGTTCCATATTGACTGGTGTTGTAGTGTTTTTCATGTTTGTAAATGTTACGTGGTTTTTAAGAAAGTGTCAAGCTTTTTCCAGTAATTCCATATTAGCCTTGCTCACTTCAAATACTTCTTCTGGTATTTTTTCTACAAAGTCCAATAACCCTGTTTTAATTCCTTTGAGCGTGTCTTGCTTTGTTAGTTTAAGTTGGTACCTGTCTGGTAACTGCATAAAAGAATATACCTCATCTTTAATTTCAATTAAAAGAAGAAACTCCCCTCGACGGTACTTAGTAAAGGCGTATAAATTACGAGGCTCTAAAGACGGGGTCATATTTTGTTGTATATTTTATATACTTTTTTCTATTAAAACAAGCTTAAATAATTTTATGAAGATACTTTTATTTATTTTTGTACTATTATTTTGTGTAGGTTGTCAAACGACTAAACAAATATCTCCGCCTACAGTATCTACTGCCCGTGTTATCGAATCTCTAACTGAAACCAAAGAAACTCTTAAAGAAGCGGGGGAACAAAATACAGTTGTAGCCCAAAAAATCGATAAAGCTTTAACTTTAGCTGAAAGATTAGACGCTTTACTCGAACAAATCGAAAAAGAAGCTGAACAACAAACAAACAAAAACGTAATCAATCCATAATATGAAATATATACTACCTATCCTAATGGTTTTAATTTTAACCACCACTACCCAAGCCTGGCCTTTTGGTAAAAAACAACCTAAACCCCAACCTACCCCGGTTGCCGTAGCTAAACCCACACCAAAACCAACAATTAGTGAGGGTAGAGAATTAGTAAAAGGTATTGCAGCTGAGCTTAAGGCAGCAAAAGAAGAAAATACAAAACTTAAAGCTTCTCTCGATAAAGCCGTACAACAAACTAAGACAGCCGAAGCTAAAACAGTAGAAGTACAAAAGTCAGCTGACGCTCTTAAAGAGTGGGGGGTCATACAACAAGCAGAGGCTCAGAAGTTTATGGAAAAGTACAACAAAGCTGTTAAGAGATATCACAGACTTAAAATAATTGCAGCTGTTATTGCTGCAGCTGTTGGTGTACTTGTCGGTTTACAGTTTATGAATTTAGCTCCACCACCGTATAACTTAGGTGTACCCACTGGAGGCGCTTTATTGTTTGCAAGTTTAGTTTGGTTCCTTTTATGATAGCAGGTATTAGCAATATTTTAAAAAGCGCAGCCTCATTTCTATCGAGTAACATGGTACCCCCTGGTACTCCTGTTGAGTTACAAGACTCGTTACGTAGAGAAAACCACTTTAAGTCTAAAAAATTCTTTTTAGCGTTTTCATCGTTTATAGGTTTACTAATTTTTTACTTTACTTCAGTCGGTATCTTGTTTTTATTACCTTCAAAAAACGAACTTATTGCAGGTTACGTTACAATTTTTACAAAAACAATAGAAATTTTAGCAATTATTGTAGCATCGTATATAGGCATACAGGCTGTTGTTGATCTCAAGTATGGTAGTTTATCTAGTACTAATTTTGACGCAGTTTTAACATCAGATCAAAGAGAAGAAAAAATTATTCAAGAAACAACAGTTAGATATGCTGAAAAATACAAAGATGAGCCTTCATATGCACCATTAGAATGGGTTTATTCCCAAGGAGGTGGGGAATAATATGGAACCTCTTAAGAAAGGTAGTTTTGGAGAAGAAGTAAAACAGTGGCAACTGTTTTTACAGTCAGCTGGTTATAAAGTACCGTTTGTAGACGGTGCGTTCGGGCCTCAAACAGAAAGAGAAACACTTAAATTTCAGTTAAAGAACGGCTTAAAGGCTGATGGTGTTGTTGGTCCCAAAACTTGGAACTTCGTTACAAAAGTTTCTGAAAATACCCCACTATCCCAAAAGTGGCCTCAACAAGGATATACATCAATGTGTAACTTTTACGGCCCAGTTGGAGAAAATCAGACACTATTAGAGCTTCCTTATCAGTTTAAACTGGCATGGGATAAAAATGTTACTATTAAAAAGATGATGTGTAATGAAAAATGTACAAAAGCGTTTTACAATGTCTTTGAAAAGACATTAAAACATTACGGTGAGGCAGAAATTAAGAAATTAAAACTAGATTCTTTTGGTGGTTGCCTAAATGTACGCAAAATGCGTGGAGGTAGTAGTTATTCAATACATTCATGGGGAGCCGCTATTGACATAGATCCTGATAATAACCAATTAAAATGGGGGAGAGACAGGGCTACCCTCGCGAAATCAGTGTATGAACCGTTCTGGACGTTTGTTAAAGAAGAAGGCGGTACTAGTTTAGGTAAAGAACGTAACTTTGATTGGATGCATTTTCAATTCGCTTATCTATAAATAATAAACAAATGACAACCAAGTTTGACTCTCTATTAGACTGTATTTTAACTGAATTTAACGTGGAAGACCGTAATGACCCTGCGTTTTACGACTATATAGTAATACTATTACAGCAATTCTTGCAACGTAACTTACTTAACCCTAAAAAGATGGGGGATTTACGTAAAACAGCAATGCAAATACTAAGAGATGGGTACTTTAACTTTATTGACGAAGAAAATGATCTGTCTTTTAAGATAGCTTTTATCTTTGATGCTGAAAACGCTTCAGAAAAAAGCGTTAATAACCTATCTGTTAAGATTTACGACTTAATCAATACAAACGAGCCACCAAAGACTATTGAAAATACTCACGAAGAGACTTCTATATCAGAAATTGCTGATTATATTGAACAAAAGAAATTTGAAACGGCTCAACAAAACGATCAACAACCTGGAGTAGATATTCCTGCAGAGTTAAGTCAAAACCCGCCATCTGAATTACCACAAGCTACTCCACCAGGCGGGACACCACCACCAGCACCAGTATCAAACACCGGGCAATACATGCAAGGTAATTAATCTTCTATTAGATCTTCGAAGTCCTCAGTTTCTAGACTGTTTATTCTTTCTTTTAAATAATCTAAAGCGTGTTGTATCTCTTTTTTAGTGGTAAAGTGTTCTTCGAACGCTGTTGCGACAATTTCATCTATACCGTTATCAATAATAGCTTCAATATCTACTGGACTCATATTTTTTTTATTTAATCATATTTAGATATAAAAGCGAACCCCTTGGCAACCGCAGCTACCAAGGGGTGCTAGTATTACAACCTAGCCCTATATTTATTCTAGAGCCAGTATATTTTTAGTTCTTACTGAACGGGTTAGGTGCTTGGAACGCAAGGTCCGGTCCCTTAAAGAACATCTCAGATGCTAGAGCGTTCAAGGCTGTTCTTGTGTTCATTGGAAGGGTCGGGTTATGCGAAGCAGCGTGAGTCAGATGATTGAACAGATCGTAACCGTTCACGTTACTATTTGCAGAAGACAGCCAACGCTTGTTGCGATAACGGATGCCGTAAGGCTTATAAGCTTCTTGGATTTCGCTATCGTCGAAATATCGCTTCTGTAGATCCTTTTTACCGCTTAGCAGACTGCGAGCAGCAAAGAACTCACGAAGAGACCCGCTAACGTCCTTCAACCGACGGCTATTAGCCCGGCAGATCTGTTGGATGTCCCGATCAACAACATTGTTAACAAGTTTGTTGAACGATTCTTGTTTCATACCCTTATTACTGAAGTAGCGCTGAAAGATTTCATGTGCTGCCGTCATACCGTTAGTACAGACCAGGCGGAGGTAGTAAGGAGCGACTGAAGTCTTCTTTTCGTAATAGTGAATACCGAAGCCGGAGTTCCAGATGTCGTCTCCGTCACCAAATACGTCAATGTTATTAGACTTGTTACGGATATTAATCTCAAGAGACAGGCTTTCAGGATTGAAATAAAAGTCTCGAATTTCAAGATCTCCTTCAGCCGTCTCAAGGTAACCACCAATCTTTTCAAGACCGCTATTAAGACTGAGAGGCTCTTGCTCTTCAATCGGTGCATCGACAAACTTAGTAATAAACGGCCGAGAGTTCGAACCGTCGTTAACGATCGCAGTGATGGTGCGATCTTTCTTAATGTTGGTCAGGGCGTTTTGCAGCGGCTGCCATTGTTCGCGATCATTTTCAACTTGATCGACAAGAGCTGACTTAATCGAAAAGATATTCGACAGATCGTTGAGAGCTTTAGAGGTAACTTCTACATTGTTAACTTTAAATATTTTTCCATCTTTGCGGATTTGCGAAAGACGGACCGGATTTTTTCGGTAGTGCGAAATGCTCTCCCGAACGATGTTTGACCTTTTGTTGTAGTCTTTGATTAATGTTGCATTCATATTGCACCTCCAATTATACGGAATTCAAACTGAACTGCAAGAAGAAAGTCAGATTTTCGGGAATAAATTAGCCATAGAATTTGTATCTCCTTGGCCGTGATCTACTAATAAACACTCAATTCCTGCCATAAACGCTAAAGTACATGCTGAAACATCGTCATCTATATGGAGACTTGAGTTTAAACTCTTTAAGAACGGTGTTTTATTCTTAGAGTTAGTACAAATTATTGTTTTAATCGGTAATTTGTAGCCCTTTACAAAGTCTATTACCTCTTGTTTATCCTTATCAGAACGAAAGGAAACGATATGGGCCTCCCATTCCCCAGAACGAACTTTATCGAATACAAAGTTCATAATACGAGGTATAGGTTTTAAAGATGTACCTCCCCAACCACTAGTAATTGTAGCGGCTAAAGTGTCATCGAAATCAACTGTCATTACTTTTTTCATAAAAGTGGTGCGCGGTGAGGGGATTGAACCCCCGACCTTGTCCGTGTAAAGGACCTGCTCTACCGCTAAGCTAACCGCGCGTTACTTATTATACTTAAACCAGGCGTATACAAGAATCGAGCACATAATAAGCCCGACACAATAATTTAAGAACCACCAAAGTCCAAACGTACCTAAAAACATATAAACCATACCAGATATATATCCTCCAATAGACATAAGAATTAAGGCTAAGGAAACATCCTTTGATGATTTATTCTGAAAGATTTTAACAATCTGTGGTATGTAACAAAACATAAAACACAGCATCATTATGATACCTGCTATTTCTTTTGCTAAAATCATTATTAAAGTATAAAGGAACTCGGAAAAAATGCAAAAAAAAACCGCAACTATTGTTGCGGTTATAAAAAAAAGTCGCTTTAGTGGTACCCAGGAATGCAAATGTGCCTCCTGGGTACCGTTGTTTTTTCTTTGTCTGAAAATCCAGTATGGATTCGAACCATAATAAATGCATGGTGGTTACTTATGTCGCTAGCACCTCGTCCTAGCCGCACTGAACTCACCGATCCTGAGCACCACTGAAACGTCCTTTTTTAATTTTTAAAGATCATGAACGTTTTTGCGTTCATATATATTTATTCTCAAAGGTGTTGTTTTTTAACAAAAAATAGTATTTTTTAAAAATTTTTTTGATAATGTAAAAGCATTGTAGGTTCTATGTAATAAGCCTTTTTTATAGATAATTTTGGAAATGCTAATTCAGCAATCATTAAAGGGTCGTATAAAGAGAAATGAGCTACCGGAAAAGAGCCACGGTTAGGGTCGTATACCCATGTTATATTTTTATAAACAAAAGCAGTTACAGCGTGACCCTCTATCATACCGTAAAAGTGTATACACAACACCCGAGACCACATATTAAACTCAAGCATTTGTTTAGCTTGTATTACTTGTTGAAAATATAGCGATTGTACTAAACAACCATCATCGAGCATTTCATATTTTTTTGGTACTTTTAATGAATAAGTGTCAAAAAAGAAAAAAGCAGCAATGGCCAGTAATAAAGTAGGCCACCATTTCATAATATTATTTATGGATCCTCCAGGATTCGAACCTAGAATGTAACGTCCGTAGCGTTAAGTGATAATCCATTTCACTAAGGATCCAAAAAATAGAGATGGTAGGACTTGAACCTACAACCCCCGCCTTATCAAAGCGGTGCTCTAACCAGTTGAGCTACACCTCTGAATACGGAGTCGACGGGACTCGAACCCGCAACCCCTGCCGTGACAGGGCAGTGCTCTGACCGATTGAGCTACAACTCCAAAATGGTGCGGTGACACGGTTACGCTCCGAGGCCCGAAGTTTGGAAGACTACTGTACTACTATTATACTACCACCGCAAAATGGCACGTTGGGTGGGTATCGCGCCCACATAAGGCAGTTTTGGAGACTGCTGCATTGCTTGTCTGCCACCAACGTGTTAAAAGTAGCGGGAGTGGGGGTCGAACCCACCTAGAGATGCTTATGAGACACCTGAACTCACCGGAATTCTATCCCGCAATTAAAGACCAGCTTTTGAAAGTTTTGTATAGTATTTTGGATCTTCAACTAAATGATCCATAGCTACTCTTTTAGCATGTTCTTCAGAATTAGTGTGTTCGTGCTCAACTTTAGTACCTTTTTCTAATTCATTCTGAAGTTCAGCTACGTCAACATTATGTTTTTTAGCAATATCCTCTAAAGACATGCCTTTAGATAATTGCTCTGTAAAGTATGTTTTGAATGTCATAAAGGTATTTATATTAAAATGGCGGGCAGAGTAGGATTCGAACCCACGGTGGCGATAAAACCACTTCCGATTTCAAGTCGGACGCCTTAGACCAGCTCAGCCATCTGCCCATAAAATTTTGTAAAACGGAAGCAGTGGGATTCGAACCCACGGAGGAGTGGATACCTCGGAAGTTTAGTAAACTTCTGCCTTAAACCGCTCGGCCACACTTCCTAAAATGTGCTCCAGGAGGGACTCGAACCCCCATGCCGTAAAGCAACAGATCCTAAGTCTGTCGTGTCTGCCAATTTCACCACTAGAGCTAAAAATATGGAGAATACCGGAGTCGAACCGGTGACACCTGAATGCAAATCAGGAGTTATAGCCACTTAACTAATTCCCCGAAAAAAAGTGGGACAGGTTTACCCGCGACGTCCCAGGAATAATCTTAACCCTACGTAATAGTAAGGAATGTCGGCTCCATTTATAAGATTAGCCCAAATTTGGGTTGCTCGAAGGGACTCGAACCCTCTCTAACAGAATCACAATCTGTAATGCTAACCGTTACACCACGAGCAACATTAAAGTATCGGGGCGGCGGGATTTGAACTCGCGACCTCCTGCTCCCAAAGCAGGCGCTCTACCAAACTAAGCTACGCCCCGTGAATATTATTTCGATAAAAATTGTTTAATCAAATCAACTTTTCTTCTTAATAAAGAACGACGATCTCTATGACGTCTATTACAAATAATACCTGATGGTAGTTTCGTTTTTTTGTGCTTTAGATAAAATTTTATTAAGAAATTAAACAGAGCTACCCCGATAACCGTGCCTGTAAATAGCGCGATTATTGTTAATATAATATTAACAACGTTCATACTGTTATTTAAGAAGAGTTTTTAAAAAGTTAAGGTAGTATGTGAAGGGTTTTGTCCTAGGAATTGTCCCTTCCTCAACGAGACCGGGCATGGAGCCCGGAATCATCCGTCTAGCCTGTGTTAATCTAAATGCTTGGAGTCAATGCTTTATGCAGCCTAACTCGTCCAGCAACAGTAAGTAGCCCTAACACACTAACAGGCAACGACTATCTTACCTGGACCTGGTTTATTTGCTGCAGCCAGGTCCGTTTAAATGGAGCACCAGGTCAGACTCGCACTGACTAATGAAGGTTTTGCAGACCGACGCTTTGACGACTTTAGCTTCTGGTGCATTAAAAAGAGCCAGTGGAGGGACTCGAACCCCCGTTGTTTGTATACCGCTTTACAAAAGCGGTGCTGTCGCCGCTGAGCCACACTGGCATGAAATTAATGAGCGGATAGAGGGAATCGAACCCTCGCGAGAACCTTGGCAAGGTTCCAGGCTACCATTACATCACATCCGCTTTTTTTATGAACCTACACCTCTGACTAACGTCACCCACGGATTCACGGTGGTTCTTTCGATGTTTCAGGTACATCTTCCAACAAACCTCTAGAATTTTAAACCCGCTGCTCATTTTATTGAGTTCAGCGGGTATATCAAGTAAAAAATTTAAAATACCCGCTTAAAAAGAGTAAGGTGTCCAGGTCCCAAAGAGACATGGGCTTACCACAATTGAACGTGTATCTGTATGTTTCATTTATGAATGTACTATTATTTATAGCTGAACTATTTAAAAATGCAAGCACTTTATAACTTCTTTTTGCTTAAATATTACTGACAACAACAACTTTAAATAAATATTGGTATGCCAGATAGTTTAGATTCGTATCATTTTACTTTAATTTTGGTAGCCGTAATAACAAGTGTTGTGGCGCCGGTTTTGTTGCAGTTAATGAAATATTTGTTAAACCGAGCAAGATACCCAGAAAAAAAAGAACCAACAATTATTGAAAAGCTACACCAAGAAGGTATTATAGTTGATAGATTAGAAAAAATACGCAAAAAATATAACGTTGATAGAGTATGGGTTGCAATTTTTCATAACGGTTCACATACTTTTACAGGTAAAAGTTTACAAAAATTTTCTCTTGTTTATGAAACAACTAAAAAGGGAGTATCTAATGAAGGTTCCAACACTCAAAATTTACCGACGTCTCTTTTTGTTACTCTTTTTAGAGAGATAGCAGATAAGGGTATGTTTCAAATATTAGATACTACCGTAACAGGGGATGCAGGTAGTTCATCTCTACAAGGGTTTTTCGAATCCCGAGGTATAAAGAGTTTTCTTGCTTTATCTATGTTAGATATACAAGACAATATAGTAGGTATTATGTGTCTAGACTCCATACATGACATCATAAAATTAAACAATCAAGAACTTGAAAATTTAAAACGAGAAGCCGGAATAATGGCCGGTTATATAGAATGAAACAAAAGATCCGTTTTTTATTAGACCCAAAAAACTCTTTATATATACTTGAAAAAGTATGCTTTACATTCGGTGTACTATCAGTATTTTTTTCTTTAACGATTATGCTTTTATTTGGTGGTAGCACAGATTTAGAATCTGCCCACAATCAAAGATTAGCATTATTTGTTGGGTTATGGGCTCCTACTCTAATAGGTATCGCTAATTACCTTAAGAGACGTTAAGATATTTTAGTTTGTTTTTTGTAAACTGTTTTTCTTTTACAAAAACTGTGTAAGTAATAATAGTTGGGGATTTTCGTTTAAAGTCCACTATTATATCAGCACAAAACATCTTGTTTCTTTCTAATTTTTCGAGGTAGAATTTTATTGTTTTAATGATTACCGCTATAGTGGTACGTTTTATATCAGATGGTATAAAAATAACCGTTTCATAAAACGGTTCAGGCATAATAGGTACACCGTTCTTAAAAAATATAGTAACAGCGTGGGATGCTCCAAATAATATGCAGCACTCTTTCAGATCTTCGTTATATTCGAAGGCTGTCACAACAATATTTATGCTACTGCTGTGTTTGTATTAAAGCGATCTGTTGTTTGCTGTTGTTTGCCCCAAGTCTTTACGTTTCTAGCTCCTTGGGTAGCTAACTGAGTAGCCGGTTTCCCTAACTTACGTACTTTTAAAAGTTTTATTACATCTGCAAATGGAACTAATGATATAGCTGAAATACCGGCATTTATAAGGTGTTTTTTACGCTCATCGGGTTCTTTAGCTAGAGCCGCTCTAAGACCTGATATAACTGTATTTGTTGCATCGGCCCCTGTACCGATAGATGGTTCAAACCCTGCGACGTCTAATGCTGCTTGTAATTGATTAAGTTTAGATTGTGTTTGCTGAGGCTGTTGTATTTGTTGCTCATTACAGTGGTAATTGAGATAGCGTTGTGCAGCTTTAGCTGTATTGTTACCTTTATTTTTTTGCTTAGATTTTAAAGACCTAGCTTTTGTGCATGTCATTTTACCTTTTACCTGACGTTTTAAAATGCCAGGACGAACAGGGTCATGAATAGACTTTTTTTCTTCAAAATACTGCTTAAAAGACATATTAAAAATTTAATTGTGAGCCTCCTCGTTCATCAGCAGCCATTTCAATAGAAAATCCTACTTCTTGAGAGTCTTTAATATATCTTAATGCTAAATTGTAAAACGATTCTGCATTTAGACCTATTGACCGTTTTGTAGCTTTACTAATTAAAAAAAGATATTTAAAATGTTGATATGCATATACAGATACTTGCATAGCAAATACAGCCGCTTTTAAAGTAATATCTGAACCCCTTTTAAAGTCTGTTTCGTAATCACTAAAAAATTTTACTATTTCGGGTTTAAATCTTTCTGCAACTTCTCGATAATTTTTGTTTACTATAACTGTTAATGCTTGTGCTTTTTGTTCGGCTGTTAAACCGAAATCAGTAAAATAAAATTCTTCTAAAGCTCTAAGAAGACTACCAGCAGCCGCAATATCTCGAACATCTTTTTGTGTACTAATAGCGTAATCGATTTTTCTTTGAGGTGCCCCTTTCACTGTTCTTTTTTTAAAAATATTCTTTAAAAATGTATCTCTAATTTGTCTTGTAAACTGCTTAACTACTTGCTGGGCTTCTTTTACCCACACGCTTTTTTCTTTTTGATAATCACTCTGCATGGTTTGCAGCTCAGGTTCATTAATATACCCAGTATCACTGTAAATTTTAAATAGAGCTTCAGGCCCTAACATTGAACGGGGTTTTCCAAAAATCCCACTTTCAAAATTTACTTCAAAATTACTGGCATCGATAGTATTAGCTAACTCTCTTACGTAATTTTTAAAATTCTCCGTAAAAAGTTTATTATATTTTTCATTATTTAAAATATTATCTATATCATGTATTATATTATTTTTTAAGTTAAAAAGATGTCTATTTGTTTTTTGTATAGCCTTATTTTCGTTTAGAAAGTTTGCTAAATCCTTTGCAAACTCATAATTTATATGAGCAGGCGCTGCTAATCTACCACCGGTTGATTTTACCTCTATAGGACCTGCTGAAGAATCTAAATCCCCCACTTTACCTTTTACGCAATTGGTGAATATTGTTAAAGCTACTTCTCCCATACCAACACCCACGTCTGCAATTTTTGGTTTTTTTGCAAAAACATAATCAAAAAGATAATCTAAATGTTCGTTATCAGTATATAAACCTTGCAACTCGTTTGTTACAACTTCTCGGGCGTTAAATGGTTGTTGAGCAACTACATGCTCCACAAAGTTTTTTAAATTAGGTTTATGCGCTATTAGTTTATTAATGTCATTACTCGTAAACCCCTTATTTGCGAATGCCATAGCTATAGGTAACTTTAAAGAGTCCTCGTAATCATCAGTAGAGTCCCAATTGCCTGCAGACTTTAAAAGATTATCTGTCGCTGGTTTAACAGTAACTGAATTTAAGGCATTTTGTACATATTGCTCATTGTCTGCAACACCAAGTGTCTTCATTCCAGGTTCGTTAGGAGCAATTACCTCTTGACCTATAGGTTTTGCATATATACCGACTCGCTCTGTTAAAAGTTGCTGGTAGATGTGAGTTAAAGGTTGAAACGGTGTTTCTTCTTTTTTCTCATTAACTGGTTTTTGCTGAGGTGGTTGCTGTTTTAGTAAAGAATCATAGATTTTACTAAGATGGTAGTCTTGAGACATAGATATATTATTTATTTTAATGCATATACAATAAACCTTATAAAGTTATTGTTTCAGGAAGCTTAATATCAGGACTTTCGAGTTTCTTAGAAAGTTCAGGTACTTCTTGCGGCTCTCTAAACTCAATAACCTGACTACTTTTACGGCTATTGCCTTTACGGCGATAACCTAACATCATAACTTTACCGTCCTTGGTCTTTTGAAGAATAGGGACAAGGCGGCCTTGCATAACTAGTTTATTTACTTTTTGTGGTGACATAATTTTTTTATAGAAAGTGGAGATGAGGGGAGTTGAACCCCTGTCCAAATAACTTACGCTAAAAGGTCTACATGTTTAAGTGTCTTTAGCATTTCAGCCACCATACGGTGACGAAGACTTTAGGCTGCTTGGCGACACTAACCGGGTTTTTAGTCTGCCTATAGACATTACCGCACATCTACATACGAAGGACTGTTTTTGTTACGTTGATATACTCCTCGATTCAACAACCTCTGTTTATCAATATAACCTTAGAGGGTCTGGTTATAAGGACCTTAGGCAGCTAAGAGCAATTCTTCGTCTGCGTATGAGGCAAGAACCTCATCAGCGTTGTTGAAGATATACTCGGCTTCTGCCAAGATATCAGCAGTATTATTTTCTGCTTTTATAGTTTTGATCAGCTTTTTACGAGGCCAGCTAATCAACCTCGACATGCGCTTTTAGTTTCAACTATTTGTCGAAACCAGTGCATCCCCAAATTTTCAAAGATCTTTTGTATTTATAGATTTTATATTAAATGTAGCATTATGCCACATTTTAAGTTGAGCAGATGTAAAATGTTTAATATCTCCTCCCTCTTCTAAAGCTACTGCAAAAACATCGTTTTCCCATGTCCCGCCATCTCGTACGTATATAGCGTAGCCATTACCCATCGGTGTAATTACCGGTAAGGGATTTTTAAATTCTAAAAACATTACATTCTATAAAGAATTTTTGTTAAAAAGCTGTATGCGTTATTTACTAATTTTAATGTATAACGGACTGCAGTTCTGTACCAACTAAATTGTCTCATAAAATTAATAAACTTTCTATGTAGCTTTTTATTTTCTATAGCTCTTTTTTCAGACCAGAGCTTATTGTTTTTAATTCTTTCCCTAATAGGGTCTTTAGTAGTTTTAATGAGTTTAATTTCATCGAGTTTACCTTTAGTAAAATAAGCTTCAAATTCAAACCACCAATCATAGCCTTGAATTAATTCAATATCATCCCAGGACATTTGCTCCGGGTCATCGCTAATCCAATCCCAATGGTAATCGTTATTGTCTGTATGAGTAGTATAGAAGTTAATAGTGCCGTGGAAATCAACATCTCTCCATTCTTCTTTAATGACTTCAAAATATCCTTTTAAGAAAGCACTATCATCGTCTCTCCATTCTCTTTCTTGCCAAAGATGACGGAGTTTACCGGATTTAGTAATCTCGTAAGTATCTAAAGCGTTTTCTAAATCTTTAGTTTGAAAGTCTAGTTCTTCCCAATTGACATCAAGAGCTTTAAGCTCTTTAGTTAACGGAAGCTTTTTCTTTATGTAGATGTGATCGAACATTCCCATATTGTTAATTATACTGACCTTTCTGTAGGTGGCAAGAATAAATATTATAGCATGAGCAAAAGTAAGCGCTCTCGCAGAGTAAAAAACAACGCTGAGAGTAATACGGCGCCGGTCCCTGACACTTCCCCATACGTGTTTCAAAGGGAGAAAATCAGCTATGATCTCAATATTAGGGAGCTTCCATGGACTGAAAAACAAAAAGCAATAATAGAGCTTTTCCTCGATAAACGATGTAAAGTTTTATTTCTTAAAGGTGTAGCGGGTACATCAAAGACGATTCTTTCTATGTATCTTGGGTTACAGCTTTTACAAAAAAGAAAAGTGTCTGATATTGTCTTAATTCGTTCAGCAGTTGAGTCAGCTGATTCAAAATTAGGGTATCTACCTGGAGATATAACTGATAAGTTCGGTGTCTATCTAGCTCCTTTTAATCACAAGTTTGAAGAGCTTTTACCTAAACCACAAATCGATAAACTAGAAAAAGATAACCGTTTTGTTATCTGCCCGATTAACTATGCAAGAGGTTTACATTTTGCTGCAAAATTTATTTGTTGTGACGAATCTCAAAACTTAACCATAGCTGAGCTTAATACCCTTATGACACGTATGGGGGAATTTGCAAAGGTTATTGTTTGCGGTGACCCAGAACAGTCTGACCTCTCTCATGGTAAGTCTGGTTTTACAAAGGTTTATGATGCCTTCAATAACGATGAATCAATTGAACAAGGTATCATTTGTGCTGAATTAACTGAAGAAGATATTGTTCGTTCAGAGCTTTGTAGATACGTTACTCACAAGTTCAAAGAAATAAGAGCAGCAAATATACCACAAAATCACCACGGGCACAAATAAGTATATATGTGAACGCTCTCATTGACGAGCTTTACGACCCAGAGGATTGTAATAAGATTCGGTCTTTTTACAAAGAGGATAACTCGCTTCATACAGCATTACGTCAAGCTATTGGTGAGCAAATAACCATAAAATCGAGTAAGTTTTTATCTACAAACCCTATTGATGTTGTTTGTCTTATATGTCTGACTGCTAAATTCGCTTCTTCAGAAGATGAGTGTCATAGAGTTGGTATAACAGTATGTCAAATGATAGACAATCCAGATCCGTTACCGTACGTACATAGGGATGAACCTTTAATATTAGCTAATAAGTGTCTTATATCGTTATCCTTCTTTTATAAGGCGTTAGAACATAGATTCCGCTTAAGAGCCGCACCGTCTCCCAAGTTTTATCGTAATACCTCGAAAGCTATATTTAAATCGAATAAACAACCGGATATAGCGGCTCATCACGAGAAATGGGAAGGATTTTTAGGGGAAATGTTTTGTTAGTTGTTTTCTATAATTGTTTTTATAAATTATATTAATGTTTAATATTGAAATACCTAGTTTATCGGCTTTTTATCAAACAAATACAACCGATTTAACATCATTATCAGCAATAATACAGGGGACTGAGTCTGCTTTGTTATCTGCACGAGCAGCACTTTCATCAATACCTCAGCATCCCTATGATATTATGAAACTAACCTATTTTGATAAAGATCATGTATTTCCTACTATCGACGAAATTGAAGTACCAGCAAATGTTTCTATAGAAACTATGCAAAAAGGATTTGAACAAGTTATCGGAGAATACCAAGATAGAGTTATTAGAGAAATTACTGAAAATAACACACCGTTAACTGAAATTGAGCCTTACTCAATGCTATCAGAGTTATCAAGTAACGGTAAATGGGTTACTGCTCCTGACAAATACCGCAAGTATATAGAATTTTTTGAGGTAATGAAAAGTGTTAATGTAAAAACCTTAACATCGGCAGATATCGCGAGAGATATTGGTAGAAAGTTTAGCTATATGATGTTACAAACATTAACACATAAATCGGTTGTTAATTAAGTAACTTTCTTAGTCATAAAAAGAATTGCCAAGAGGTTAAGGGCTTTTCTTAAAATACTGTCTTCGTCTTGTTTTTGAGCAGGGAACGGTGCAGGTTGGGTTTTACCAGAAGCATAATCTCTTACTTGTTGAGCACCGTCAGCTCCTCTTAGTACACGAATATTAGGCCCCATAAAGGTATGACTATGGGACATGTCCTCTAATTTATGGTGATGAGTAAAATTAAAGATCGGTAAAGCAGCAGGACCAGGCATTACCCCAAAAACCATACCTGTTGGTTGTAATTCTAAACCTATTAATTTTTTACCTAAATTTTTAACTCGATATGTTATGTCTTCAATGCCTCGGGGCGTAAATGCTTTAAAACGCGGACTTAAAACCATTTCTTCTGCACAACGCATAAAATCAATAACACCTTCAATCGCACAAAATGGGTACCAGCGAGCATCACCAGTTGTTTGATCCGTTTGAGATGCTGTTTCTACCTCTGTTACCTTAGCTGGGCTTGTTGCGGAGGTAAACGATAAATCTCCATCAATATGAGCACCGCCTGCAGCTGTAATATTTGAAGCAACACCGAGTGAGCCTTGTATAGCTACTTGACCAGATCCTCCAGCTGCAGGTGTTAATGCAATACTATTACCCGCTATTGCTACGTCTCCTCCCTCAACAAGTGTTTGTCCGATTGAACTACCAATACTAACTGAGGGACCGTTAATTCTTGTTATACCACCATTTAAAGTTATAGGCCCGAGACTTTCTATATTAATACCTTGAGCACCAGCAAAAACACTAAATTTGTTCGAACATTTTATGTGGTAGTGGCCTCCCGGTAAAGCGAGTGGGTTTGTACCTCTTACAACATTCGATTTCCCGTGTATAGGTACACAGCCTTTTTTAATTTGATTACCATAAGGGACAAAACCTTTACCTTCATGCACTTTGTATGTTTTGCCTGGGTCGTTCATGCTCATACCTACTTCGAGGTATTCGTCCCCAGCTACAAGTGTGTAACGATTACCGCCCGGAGGGCCAAGCTTTTGTTCAAGCTTAGTAATTTCATCCTTCATACCTTCGACTTTTGCTTTTGCTGCCTGCTCTTGTCGAGTTGTGTCGGTGTAATCCTCTACTTCTCCTTTGTTCTTACAAACTGGACATTCTTCTAATGCTTCTTGAGCGGTTATTTTTGGTTTACCAAATAAAGCAGAAACCGTGCCTAAAAATTCTGTCCAAATAGATATATTACTGTTGGGTAGTATAGCATTTACAGGGGTAGACTTATTACCGCCCTGATTTTGTAGCATTTTTTTATCTTGCCCTAAAGGTGTTTTACAAGTCGGGCAAGGGACTTTTCTGCGGCTTCCACCACCAGTTCCTCCGCTTGTTGACGGGGCCCCTGCGGCTGGTATAGAATCTCCAAGCTCTGTTACATTACCGTCAGCATCAACAGCTATATAACGAGAATCGCCTGTATACCCAGCACCTGCTGCTTCTGTTGTTGCTACAAAACTTTCTGAACCTTGCTGACCCGTGGACTGTACTGTTGTTGCCATATTAATCTTCTAACATTATATCATTTACTTCTTTTATTTTAGCTTGTATTTCTTCTATTGTATTTAGATTTTCTTCTGAAGGATTTCCAATCTTAAAAAAAGAATTACCTAATACAACTTTATTATCTATGCCTTGTGTCCAGGCTTCGTTATTTAAACGATACGAAAACTTATTTCCAGCTACCTGTTCAAAATGCTCATTTGGTGAGTAATGTATTGAACCAAAAGGATGAAACTGTAAATGAGCGCCATTAGCGTGGGCAAGTGTTAAGGTTCTAAGGTCTTGTTCCCCTGAAACACTACCGTTAGCTTCTATAGCTCCCGCCGCGTTAAACCTCATAACTGTTTTATTAACAATTTTATTTGGGTCGTCGTTATCAGCTGGGTAATATAAAGGTGCGCCTGCACCGTTACGTTGATAGGCCGAGCCCCATTCGTTTGCTCCGTATGAAGCTGCAAAATAGACCGGGAACAACGGATCCCCTTCCCGGAAAAATACATACAACATAGCACCCACCCCGGGGTATACAAACATACCTTGAGCCATACCGGTTGTATCAACCGGAGAAGCTTGGGTTTGTGTTGTAGTATGAACCATACTTGTTGGTTGATTTAAAACAGGTGTACCACCGGATGTTGCCCCTGGCTGACCTGTGCCGGGTAGTCCATCAACTATATTGGCTGTATACTTACCCCCATTTGCTGCTAATATAGATTTTAAATCTGCATAAAACTGCTCTTGAGTCGCATTATCACCAATAATACCTAAACAACCAGCGGTACCAACTGCTCCACCATCAGGGTGTATGCGTAATGCTGTTCTAGTGCCTCCAGCACCCGGGTCGTATTTATCACTCATATTAAACTTCCAACCACTTCCATCAACAACCATGCCTGATTGACCTGTACGTACACCACCCGAAATAACATACTCTCCCGAAGGTATAGCACCTCGAAACCAACCACCGTTGTTAAAATTATACGTACGGCTACCGCCGCCCGGTAAAGTAAGTGTCATAGTACCTGTAGTTTTTTGACCCTTCCCAGTACCTGAAGGCGTGACCCGGTTAATCATGACTGAACCTCTTCCGTCTCCCGTAGCAGTAGGATCGGTTACCCCTGTACTAAGTGTACCTCCTCCTTGTGTAGTTACCGATGGTGTACCCGGGTCTTCAGGTGCTGTATATGTTTGATTGCCTTCAGGGGATGTAAAAGGTACTGTTACGGAACCAATAGCACCGGTATCCGGCGGATCTGTAGGGTCATCTATATTAACAGGTGCACCGTAACCTTCAATTTTTGCTACAGCAGATATAAGTGTATTAAACTCAGAATCAGAAAGAGAACTCATATTACGACCTAAATTAAACCCTGTATAGTTTTGCAAATCTCGTAAATAGTTAGGGTTTTCCCCTGGAGGTGCATAACGGTTAAACGCGTTTCCAATAGTTAAATCTTGATATGTATCAGTTTTTAATAAATTAATTTTTGCCTGTTGCCCAATCGCAGGTGTAGGGAAAACTGCATAACGACCATCACTACCTACGGCTCCCTGGGAAATTGCAAATTGGCCGTACTCTAAGTTACCAGGGTTATTATTACGTATTGGTCGGGGGCCTCCTAATGTAGCAGTAGTGCCGTCTGCATACGTAACAGTAGTTTTACCTGAACCATTAACACCGGTTGCACTTACTATTGTTTTGCTCGGGTCAGTATTACCAGTTATAATATTTGCACGGCTAGGCATACCACCAGTCCCGGGGTCTGGACCATTCGTATTTTGATTAAATTGACCGGTACCGCCCACTGAACCACTACTGTACGAACCACCAACTGAAGACCCGATTATTGGAGATGCACACTCTGCCCAAGGTAGTATTTTTTCAAGACGTTCAACAATTTCACTTTTAAGACCTGCTGCAAGATTATCCCCGACACACTCTAATGTTATATCGGCAAATTCTTTATTCCAATTTTCATATAGAGCCGGCATTATACTTGGAATAAAAATCTTAACCCTCCCTCTAAATTGAGGGTCTCTATTACTAATACATATACCTAAGTAGTTATAAGGGTACTTCTTCATATTATTAACTTACTGTATAATTAGTAGGAGGTTTTGCTGTTTTATAGATACAGCCGGTTGTTTGATTAACGTCGTATTGTGTACCATCACTAGAGGTTGCAATAGCAGATCTATAATCATATGTTGGAGGGGTGGTTATATTACCGGTAAATAAGGGAGATAAAATAGAAAATTGGGTAGCAAAGCCTTCTAATATACTTGTTATAACCCCATCTCTTAAACCGTTTAATACAGACCCTAACCCTTGACCCATATTACCATTAAAACCAAAACCAGTAATCTGGGATATTTTATCAAACCATTGAGATAGCTCTGGCGGTAAAAATTGGTTTATTACGGCGTTAGGGTTTTGTAAAGCATACAGACCCTGAGACACCTCACTCGGTACATATGATAAAGCAACACTTATTGGGTCTTGTAAAAACCCGTTAATAGAATTGACTGATGCTATTGTTGTATTTAAAAAACCTGTAAAATTATTAGCCCCAGCAAATATAGTTACTATACCACCGAGTTGATTCGCGAACTGTACAATAGCGTTTAATAACTCAAATACTGCAGATAGTTCGCCGAGTAAACTACTTAGCATAGTCATAAAAAACTCTTGTATGAGTTTAAACATATCATTTACAAAGTTGTTTATTTCTTCTAAAACACTCATTAACCCGTAATATAAATCTTCAATAAACGATAAAGGTATAGCTATAGCTTTATCTATCATCTGAGATATTTGAAAGATAGAACCAAAAACGTTTTTAGGAAATTCTGCTATTTTATCTAATTGAAATTTCTTATAGCTAGCACTGTAGCGGTTTTTAAACCCTGGGTTTACTTGATCGACCATCATACCAATAGTATTTGGTAAATCGAACACCGAACCAATCGGATCTTTTAGTACCTGTGTTAGAGTACCGATAGTAGAACCCATAAAAAGAGATACCGGTTTTGTAACTTCAGCTATTTTTGAACTGGCCGCCCTAACACTAGAGCTAATATTATTACTTGCGCCGTCTATCGCACCTGTAGCAGAACCAACCCCGGCTGCTACATATAGATTAGCAAACTGATACCTTAAACGATTAGTAGTTTCTAAACTTGGTTTTAATGTGTTACTATTAACACCGTTTATAACATTAGCAAAATCTTGCAAAGACTCGTTGGTATTAGCGAGTGTTGTTTGTAGTTTACCAAAAAACCCTTCTCCTTTTGCTTGACCAGGGGCTGCACCTAATAATCGAGCTGCTTCGTCATATGATGGGTTATTTTGATAATACCATAATGAAGATTGTGACATCAGAAATATTTAATAGGTAAATTCTTGGCTACGACATTTTTTCTCTTATAAATAATATATATGCGCAATTATACATTCGATTTCGAAATCGAAACAATGATTACCCAATTTATTGCCGCAATGGATGACATTGTTATTAAACGGTTTGATAAGGATAAGAACCCTCAAGACAGTATAAAGGTGCGGTTTGTATACTCTCCAAAACAAAGAGTGTTGTTAGATCTTCTTGATAAAGCTCAGAATATACAGTTACCGGTTGTAGCAGTTTCTGTTGGTGGTATATCTCGGGATATTAATAGAGTTTTTAATAAACTACAAGGTGGTCATATACCGAGTGACGAGTTCCCTAATAGAGCGCAAAGATTGTATCAGCCAGTACCAATTGATTTACTTTTAAATCTATCAATATTGACTCGATATCAAAAGGATATGGATCAAATTATAACAAATTTTATACCGTATTTTGATCCCTACATAATCATATCTTGGCGTACACCATCAATGCCCGATCAAGAAATTCGTAGTATGGTAAATTGGTCAGGTAATATTAATTTAACATACCCTCAAGATATAAACGGTTCGACAGTAGCAAGAGTAGCAGCCGAAACACAGTTTACTGTTAAAGGTTGGCTGTTCAAGGCTCAGGCCGGTAAATCAGACGCCCTTATATTCAAGGTTAATACAAGATTCTCGAGTATTGCAGACTTCTCACTCGAGTCGAGAGACGATCGTACAAAGACCGATTACATTGTGCTATCTGCACAACCACAACCTCAGATAATAACTGAATAAATTAAAATAAACCTTTAACCCAATCAGTGGCTTTTTGCCAGATTGATTTAGCAGCAGGTACTATTGTTGCTACTGCAACAGCGGGTACTTCAGCAGCTACTTCTACTGCTTCTACTGTTTCTTTTTTAACTTTCTTGACAACCTTTTTAAGTTGTGTGGAAGGTTTTTTCGTATATTTACGTTTTGGAGTATATTGTGCCATAACTATTATTATTTATTCGAACTACCTACTAATCTCTTCCCAATCCATTGAACCGTGTACTACTTCTGTATCGGTACTTGCTGCCACTGCTACACAGAGCTCGTAAGGGGTTCCTGTTAAACCATCTCTTTCTAATTGAAATTTAAATAGAGCTTCTTTTAAAATATCAATTGTTGTTGCTCCTTGAGCATTAGATGTAAAATATCCCTCTGCCAGAGTTCTTCCACCAGAAACGGCTGTACCATCTAATTTATATTCCACCGCAGAATCTAGTCCTGCAGATTGCCATGCACCTCCTCCAGTAGTTGATGAACTAGCAAAAACCTTCCATTGATAAATACCTGTTCCTACCCCCATTAAAGATAATGCTGTCAATATGACAATTGCATCTAATCTATTTGGAGATGCTTTTAACCTAATTGAAGCAACAGGGTAAAAGGTTCCTGCTGTCGCAAGAGCTTTAGGAGCGGTTATAGTTGTTCCGATTGTTTGTTGTAAGCCTCTTAATTCATAACCACCTTCAGATATCACAGTAGAGCATATCTGCTTCATGGTTCTTGTAACCCCTGTAGCTGCCTTATTAGTAATTTCATATCTTAAAGGCAATGAACCTGTGGTGATATAAGTTGAAGCAATTCTGTTAGCATGATGAAATGAATGACAATGAACAAACTTTCCGTCAATTACAAACCCACAGCGAACTGTACCTACCCCCAACCATTCAATATCCATCCAAGAAATTTGAGCCTTTGTTACATCTAAAGTAAATCCAGAAGGTCCAGTTCCATCAAGTTTGTCAATATTCCAACCAGATAAAGGCACTATTGTTTCTGAAAGTGTACCAGTAACTAATGATCTTTCAACAAAACTTATAACTTCATCATCCATCTGAAAATAAATTCCATTGTCATTTCCAAAGTAACCAGTTCTTTGTCTTAAACCTGCTGCAGAAGGAGCAAGGACAAAGGTGTTTAATACCAGAAGAGACTTGCCAGGTTGATATGAAAATACTTTTGTAGTCTCTCTAATAACAGAAGAACCAGATGCTGCAGTAACTGTTAAATCCACTAAACCTTGATTTTGATTAAAGGTATATGTAGCACCTACAGCTGTTAACGATGACCAGAGATTGTTGTCTCTATATCTATGACTTGAATCAAAAAGAGTTAAAGGGGAAGATGTTCTCAATCTTCCAAAAGCATCAAGTTGTGTTGCTTCTGGTGTCGTTATACTATTAATAGTATTTGTTACATTAACATTTAAAGATGATGTGGACTGTTTTACTGTAGCGAGATTACCGTCTTTATCGCCGATAGTTACATCGTCAATTGTAGATTCTAGGTCCTGTGTAAGTACTTGAAGGCCTGCACCGTACCCCGGGACATTTACGACATCAGCATTTGTTCCTGAGTTATTATCTTTTATTGTAACTGCTCCAATGGAGAGCTCAGATGCTGACAAACTAATAGCCATATCTGAAAAATTAGTAATATAAGAAGCACGAGCATAAAACGGTCTCCCGTACGGGTTCTCCACCCCTACCCAAGAAAACGTATCCCCGATACCAAAATTACCAGGCATAGAAGATGCTACCGGCACTAAATTTTCAGTTGTTGCCATAAAATATTATTCGCTAATATTTAATAGCTTTTCGCTATATTTATCTAAGAAATCCCCTTCTTGCCCGAGCGGCACAAAATGTATCTGTTCGTTATCACTCATCTTTTTATACGAGTTAATTGATAATTGGTGTCTATGTCTTAAATCCTCTATTACTTCACACATGTGTGTAAATTCTTTTGCAAAGCTTAACTTATCTTTATTATCGTAAAGAGCCTGCATGATGTAATTTAACTGCTTATATATAGGGTAATCGTTTACTTCTTCTATATTTCTACGCGTATCTTCGTTTAAATCTTTTTCATATACAACCCATTTTTTATCTACATTGCTTTGCCTATATTCAATTATTTCAAGATCTTTTATTGTTTTAACACCACCTGTTTCGTAATTACCAACATAAACACTCTCAACCGGGTTAAACCCAGGAGGCATTTCTTTGTATAAACCGGCTTGTGGTTTAAAATCCGTATAACCTATAAAACGACCCTTTTCACTAAAAAGAGCGTACATGACTTTATCAGTTATCATATTGATAGTAAATTATTTACGTCGTTAAACTTAGTACAGGTACCTACTACAGCGGTATAGCGTGTCTTATCTCTCACAGGGTTTACCCAATGCCATTTATACGCCGGTAAATTTATCATATTTCCTTGCACGTCAGGGAAAAATTTATACGTACCGTCAATCTGTTCAACAACAATACCATCTAGGTCAGACTGTGAAAGAATTAACAAATTAAAGTGCGGATACGAATCTCGGTGTGGTAAAATATATTCCCCGATTTCGTATTTTTGTATCTGCATAAAATCGTAACGACTTGATTTAAACGCTGTTTCTAAAAAAGTTAATATATCATCCGGTATATCGTCATACCCTAGACTTGCATCTTTAAAAAGTGTGCTAAATCGGCTGTAACCAGGTTCAGATTTTACATCGTCTCTAAAACGAAAATTTAGATCTTTTTTTCTTTCTTCTAAAACTTGATATATATTATCAAATGTTATAGTCATATTATGATTTATTAGAGGGACTGTCTATAGGCAACACCTACTAGCCCATTACTACCATCTAAACCAGCACCACCACCGCAGCCATATTTAAATGTTAATCCGTAAATTGAACTATCTCTTAAGTCTGGTCTCTGTGTAAAACTAGCCGCTCCTGGTACTGTTGTATCTACACCACCAGAACCGCCTGCACAAACCCACTGACCTGTTAATAATAAAGATTCAGCAGGTACCTGTATACCAGCTCCACCAACCCCCGGGTTTGTAGAGTCGCTTCCAGTTTTACCGGCTTCCAAATAACCACCACCACCGCCGCCGCGGCCTGCAGAGCCTACTCCCCCTACTCTACCTTGGGCTCCTATAGGCTGTCCCCATCCTGAGGGATTAGTTAAAGCAGAACCTACCGTTCCTCCTTGACCGCCATGAGTACCAGGGCCGCCCCCGCTACTAGCCCCGTCTCCGCTGTTTTGACCGGAGCCATTAGCACCAGAACCACCACCTCTACAATACACTCTGTCAGCCGATGTCCAGCCTGTTGTTCCCGGGGCTAACGCAAATGTACTATAACCTCCGTTTTGACTAGGGCTGTTAGTACCAGAGGTGCCACCTACCCCAACTTCTACACTATAAATACCTCCTGGTTTTACAGTAAATGACGGATTAAAATAATAGCCACCGGATCCGCCACCGCCACAAGCTTTATCTGTTTGTCCGGGGGTGAGCGGTTTACCGCCGCCACCTCCAGCCCCTATAACTAAAAGCTGAATAGAAGTAACATTCGCTGGTACAACGAACGGCTCAGCAGGTATACCATAAAAGCGAACTACTACCTCTGTTGCATCAGGGGTAGATGTAATAGTATCAGGTGGAGGTTGAATAGCTAATCCTGGAAAATCAGGCGATTGGTGTAAGCTATAACTATATTTGGGCCAAGCTCCGGTTTCATCATTAATAATAGGTACATATTCTGTACCTGTAAAGCGAAATTTATAGGTTATTGTAACTAAAGCTGATCGATCTGCAGTATCAGATGGCCAAGTAGCGGTATATGATTTTTCACCTTTCGAAGTTATAGATTGACTACTAGGGCGCCCAGGCTCTCCACCACCGAAAGTAGGCCCACTAACTAATTGCCCTTTATAGCCTGTATAAGCTTGACTACCACCTGCTGCAATTGTTGCACGGTTGCGCGCTGTTTTAAAGTAAACAATGTATATTTCATCATTTTCTCGAGAAATATCAGTTGTTTCAGAATTAGTTGTAACGGGTAGGTTTTGATTAGGACCTACTTTAAGGTTATTGTTAATAAAATTTTGTAATCGAGTATAACTCGGTCGGGTTAATGCATTATTATTACCGTCTTCATAAAACATAAACGTTCTAATTTGTTTAGCTCGAGGTGGTAAATCAAAATTGACAGTTACTTCTCCGCGGCCTCCCGGTTGAGTTGATTCTAAAGTTATATTACTACCCGCTAATATTTGGGTAACCCCTGTGACAGGTATAAAAACCGTTTTATGAACACCGTTATCTAATAAATTATCTGTTAAATCGTAAGGATCGTCCCCTGGCGTAACTCTCACAGAAACACGAGTACCGCTGAATACTATCGTTTCGGTATACTCCGGTAACGGAACACTCTGATTCATTATTCTCAATCTGTTGTTTAATTCAGTACGGATGTCGCAGTATGCATTACGCAATACAAAAAAGTTATCGTTAATTTTTTCTAAAGAATCTCCGATACATTCTTCGCTAGGTATATTTTTTGTTTTATATTTTTCGCAAGACATATTTTTATGCTCTTAATGTAAAGGTTGGGGTTGTAGTAGCGGCGCCGTCATGGAAATACCAGTTTACGGTTTGTCCGTTCCATGTTGGTATAATAAAGCGTGTTGTTGCTTTGAAATACTTCGGTGTTGCACTGTTATATGTTGATGTAATTTTTGATGCAAAACCAGTATTGGCAATTAAATCCATATCGTTTCCGCCTCCCTGACTGCCGAATGTCACCGGTATATGTATTTTAAGTGGGTTTGTAGAATACCAGGTCCAACCGGCTGGTAGGGTGAAATTACTTGTAGATATAGTTGTATTATTTTCAGGTGTTAATTGTACTTCAAGTTTGTACCCTGGATTAGAACCGATAGCAGGGGTAGACCAAACACCCGGGTACTTAGTGCCTGTTGCTGAGAACGAGAATTTTTGTCCGTTTCTAACAACGTAAGGATTAGCTCCATCAGGGTATTGATGAACTGTTGATAGGGTAGAGTTATTAGGAAAGACAGTAGGATCAGGTGTAAGTTCTACCATTCGATATATTGTTGTAGTTTCTGCAGGTGTTGTGTAGTACCAGTTAACAGTAGCACCGTTATACGTCGGTACGATAAAGCGAAGTTTTACTTTGAAGTAAAGTGGTGTTGTACCTGTGTGATTTGCAGTAACCCCTGCAGGGAACCCAACATTAGATTGTAAGGACATATCAGTACCATTGTTTAATGCTGAATTTACTGTAACAGGTATATGCATTTTAAGACCACCGGCCCATGTCCACCCGGCAGGTAAAATAAAGTTACTTTGGGTTATATTAGAATTGTTTTGAGGTACTATTTCTACTTCCATTTTATATGTTGGTGTAGAGAGTAAGGAAGGAGAAGAATTAGTACCAGGGTATTTTAAGCCAGTACCTGAAAATGACATTATAGTACCAGAAACAACTCTATCGGGGTAATCACCGTTAGGTACTTGTACTTGACTACTAAAAGATGCTGTTGGGTAATTAATAGGGTCAGGGGATATAGCCGCTTTTGGTAGTACGTAGTATTCTGGTGTTGTTACTGCGTTAGTGTAGTACCAATTTACTGTTTGACCGTTCCAGGTAGGTACAACAAAACGACCTTGGGCAGTGAAGTATAAATTATCGTTACCGTTGTTTATAACTTGAAGCTGAGATGTAAACCCGTTATTTGATTTTAAAGACATATCGGTACCGTTATTTTGTATTGGGTCAATTACAACAGGGGCATGTATTGTTAATGGGTTAGATGAAGCCCAAGTCCACCCAGCTGGTAAGACAAAGTTACTTTGAGATATTGTTGTACCGGTACGTGGTATTATTTTTATTTCAAATTTATACGTTGGGTTAGATAACTGCGCAGGAGATGAAGCGGTACCTGGGTACTTAGTACCTATAGCATTAAATGAAACATTTTGCTCAGACACAACCTTATACGGATTGAGGCTATCAGGGTATTGGTGAGAAACAAATAGTGTTGTTCCTGAATATAGGGATGGATCTGGCCCTGTTATAGATAAAGGATATACTGCATATATACCTGGTTCTGTAGAAACTTCATTTGTATAAACATAGTTTACGTTTTGTCCGCTCCAGACCGGTAAAACAAAACGCATCGATGCACTAAAATATTTTATACCTGCGCCGGTGTTAATAACTTTAATATTACCAGTATTTGCTGTTAAATTCATATCAGTGCCGTTGTTTAATGCAGCTCCAACTGTTACTGTTTCTACTCGTATAGTTAGTGGGTTTGTAGATACCCACGAGCATCCTGCCGGTAGAACAAAATCACTTTGGGTAAATACAGAGCCATTTTGAGGTATTATTTTTATATCGTACTTATAAGCTGGATTTGATGCGATAGCAGGAGAAGATGCTGTACCTGGGTATCTTGTACCAGTACCTGAAAAAGATATATTTTGATCAGAAACAACCTTAAAAGGATTATTAAAATCAGGCCATGTCCAGTTAGCTTGAAGTGTTTCTCCTGTATATAGCGCAGGATCTGGAGAACCAGGAGTGGGTGTCGGGGTAGGCGTCGGTGTTGGAGT